GGGTGGTCAGTGAGTTTCCCAATTTGGAAAGACACTGCAAAAGATATCAATCACGCCGTTCAATTGTACGGAAAGTTGTTTGTTATGAAAGCTATTCTGGATGCAAGAGAATCCAACCCATTAAAAATTAAATTGTTAGCTAATAAAATATGACCAACAAATAAAGGTATTTTTAGAACTGATGATAAATAAAAGTATAGGAAATAAAACTATGACTTTTATCGAAAACAAGTACAGTAAGTGGTATTGGAATATTATAGAAAAATCTAAGAATAGAAACCTTCCCGATGACATTTATAAAGAAAAACATCATATTGTCCCGAGAAGTTTAGGCGGAGATAATTCGAAAGAAAATTTAGTCAGTTTAACAGGAAAGGAACATTTTATATGTCATCTACTGTTAGTAAAGATGGTATCAAAACAGGATAAACATCGTATGGCTTATGCTGCATGGCAAATGACAATGATTAATGGTAGACGTCGATATAAAATGTCATCAAGAATATATGAATTATTGCGTAAACAATTATCAAAATCTTTGATCGGCAGATCTTTTTCAGAAGAAACAAAACAAAAAATTGGTCAGAAAAGTAAGGGGAGAAAACCTATGTTAGGTAAAAAACATTCTGAAGGAACAAAGAAAAAAATATCAGATTCAAAAATTGGAATATCAACACCAAAATCTATAGAAACACGGAAAAGAATGTCAGACACTTGGAAAAAAATTGCCCCGGATCGTGCAGGGATAAAAAATCCCATGCACGGAAAAAAACAAAGTTCAGACACCAAAGAACTAATATCAAAAGCAAACAGCGGAAAAAATAATGGGATGTATGGAAAATATAAAGATAGTCCCATGGTGCAATGCCCGCATTGCGATAAAAAAGGAAAAGATGGTCCAAATTTTAATAGATGGCATTTTAATCATTGCAAGGAAAAAACATGAATAAGGAATATAGCGTTCAACTACAGACTCTATTTTTGGAAATGATGTTACAAAATTCAGAAAGCTATGTGCGTGTTCAAAATATCTATAACCCAGAAAATTTTGATCGCAGTTTAAAGTCTGCTGCCAAGTTTATCAAAGACCATGTTGATGCACACAAAGCCATGCCCACTGCTGAACAAATTCGAGCAGTCACAGGCACAGATTTAAAGCCCGTTCCGGATCTCGGTGAAAATCACTATGACTGGTTCATGATTGAATTTGAGGGCTTTACTAAAAAATATGAACTAGAGCGGGCAGTGCTCAAAGCCGCAGACATGATTGAAAAAGGTGACTTTGACCCCATTGAAAAAATTATCAAAGATGCTGTGCAGATCAGTTTGACCAAAGACATGGGCACAGATTACTTTGCTGATCCCCGTGCTCGATTGATGAAAATTAAAAGCAACAATGGACAAATTAGCACAGGCTGGCCCACAATGGACAAGCGATTATTTGGCGGCATGAACCGAGGAGAACTAAACATTTTTGCAGGTGGATCAGGTTCGGGTAAGTCGTTGTTTATGCAAAACATTGCATTAAATTGGGTCATCGCTGGGCTGAACGGTGTGTTTTTAACTTTAGAACTCAGTGAAGAACTCTGCGCTATGCGTATTGACAGCATGGCCGCAAATGTCAGCACTAGAGAAATTTTTAAAGAACTGGACACAGTGGAATTAAAGATTGGCATGCTGGGCAAAAAGTCTGGCAGCATGAGAATCAAATACATGCCAGCACAGAGTAATGTAAATCAGATTCGTGCATATCTCAAAGAACTTGAAGTTCAGACTGGCCGTAAAACAGATTTTATTATGGTAGACTACCTAGACCTTGTTATGCCGGTCAGTGCCAAAGTCAGCCCCAATGATTTATTTGTCAAAGACAAATACGTGTCTGAAGAACTAAGAAACTTGGCCAAAGAGTTTGGCGTATTAATGATCACTGCCAGTCAGTTAAATAGAAGTGCAGTTGAGGAGATTGAGTTTGATCACAGTCATATCAGTGGTGGTATTAGTAAGATTAATACAGCGGACAATGTATTTGGAATCTTTACATCCAGAGCTATGCGTGAACGTGGTCGCTATCAAATCCAGTTGATGAAAACTCGCAGCAGCAGCGGTGTGGGTATGAAAGTAGACTTAGACTACGATATTGATACATTGCGTATCACAGACCCCGGCGAAGATGCACAGGGTACTCCAGGCACAGTTAAACCCCAGGTTGGTAGCATTATGAGAAGTATTAAGGCCAGATCTACCAGTGCAGATGACGCAGACTCTCCAAAGAAATTTGAAAGAGCAACAGGCACACCAGCATGGGAACAGCCTGCGGGCAGTGGAATTGGCGGCGGCGCTGCCCAAAACGCAAAGCTTAAACAGATGCTGGCAGGATTGAAGAAAGTAGAATAATGAATGAATTGTACTGCCCCATGATTCACGGGGGACTGAATATAGATTTAAAACAAAACGGTCAGCTGTCTTTTAACCAATGTTGTTTGAGTACAGTGAATTTAACAATACCTTCAGATATAACAAATATTTGGAATAATGAAAAATTAATTGAAATCAGAGATCAAAATAACCGAAATATTTGGAATAAAGATTGTTGGGAATGTGAACGATTAGAAAATGCAGGGATGAGAAGTTTTAGACAGGCGATGATTGATAAATTTGGTATAAAGAAAAATTTATCAGGCCCGCAACGAATAGATTTGTTATTTGATCGTAGTTGTAATCTAGCATGTATGACCTGCGGGCCAAGTTCTAGCACCTTATGGCAAAAACATCTTAAAGAACATAAGCTGCTTCAGTCTGACTATTCTAATAAAACAACCATAGATGATATTTTTAAAACTTTAAAATCTTTGGATTTAAGTAATTTAGAATTAGTGCAGTTTTGTGGCGGCGAAACGTTATTAGGTAACACCTATTGGGACACAGCCGAATTTATAGCAAATCTTATTCCCAATTGTACAAATAAAATAGATATCGCATTCCAAACAAATGGAACACAATCAATTGATAAAAAATATTTTAATATTATTGAAAAATTCAGACTGGTAAAATTTTTTATTAGCTTGGACTCAACCCATAACAGATTTGAATATCTCAGATGGCCTGCTAGCTGGAATCAAGTAACAGATAATATTATGAAGATGCGTGAAGAATTGCCGGTCAATGTCATGTTTTCAGTACAAGAAGTTGTTAGTTGTCTAAATATGTATCATTATTTGGACGTACCAAATTGGTTAAATGAAAATTTTAAAACAAATAGACTCGGGGATCCTGTTGACTATTCCACCCAATTAGCCATGCATAAGCACTTAGATGTTAATAACGTTACGCAAGAATATGTAGATGCAATAGCACATACCCCAATAAAAAATATTTTACGGAAAAATTGGAAGGAAAATCCAGAAAATATTAAAAACATGCTAGAAAATTTAAAATTATTCGATTCGTTACGAAACAAAAATTGGCAATATGATTTTCCCGAAGTAGCACAGTTTTATTCTAGATATCTTTAATAAATATAGTTAATCTGGAGTCAGTATTTTGCAGAAAAAAACTCGTAGTCTATTAGAAGAACTAGATTCGTTACGATTACACAAAGACAAAGAAAATCTTGTGGAAAGTCGGGCCAATCACGTCATCACTGGCGCCATAAATCTTATTAACTTTATTCGTGAAAACTACGATAAAGAACAAGCAGAAGAATTAGAACGTAGATTAATTAACAGTATTAGGTCACAGGATACAGCTAAATTTAGTCGTGGCGTTAAAAGGATAACCAATGAAAGTAAATGAAGTTATCACCGAAGCCGGAGTATGGCAAGGCGTAAAAAATATCGGCCGGGGTATAGGACAAGTGGTAGGTGGAGCAGCAACAGGAGTTGTTCAGGGACTAGACATGCTGGCTGGTGGGTCCGGCGATGTCGGTACATTAAAACAGCGAGCACGGCGTAAATTAAATCAAACTACTCAGAATTTGGCTGCCGTAAATCGAGAGTTACCCGAACAAGCTTTAGCAAATTTTGAAGCCCGGCTGGGTCAGGACGGCATCGACCTAAACGATCCCACAACTTTTAATCCCACGTTAATTCGAAATTTTTTACCTGACTTTGGATTCCAATTTTTTGCCGGCGGCGAAGACGATGATATAAAGGCATATATATCTAAAACTATGGAATATGAACCTTTACCTAGCAAAATTGATAGCAAAACTGTACTGAATTATTTTAAAGAGTTAACAAAAATTAGATCTAATGCTATAATATGGATAACTCAAAATCAATCTACAAAGGCCATTCAGCAAGCGCAGCAAACTCAGGAGCCTGCAACTCAAAAACCACCAGCTCCGCCGGTGTCTCCCGGTGGAGTAACATTGTCTCGCCTAGCTGGGCGAGATAATGCAGGGCAGCTCATGCCTACCCGTGTAATCTATAATAATAAACCATATGCGCTGCAGGATGATGGTAGTTGGATAGATGTTTTAAAGAACAAGACTGTCAATCCTGCATTGGCGTCATTCTTGCAACAAGAATTAGAATCTATATCATGAAATTATTTGAAATTAAAGAAGCTCCTGCGGCATGGTTATTATGCGAAGCAGCAGAAGGTAAAAATGTACACTTAGAACATGTAGAAGATCTTGTCTACAATGAAGGTTATTTGGGCGCACAAAAAGCACTTAACTATATGGAGGGTCTTCGCAGAATGTTTGCACAGGGAGAAGGCCAGCCAGTTAAGGTTACTGTAAAGTGGGACGGTGCTCCTGCTATTATCTGTGGCACTGATCCTTTAGACGGTAAATTTTTTGTAGGCACAAAAAGCGTGTTTTCTAAAAATGAACCTAAACTATGCAAAAGTGCAAAAGACATTAGAAACTTTTATGGAGCGCAGGAAGGGTTAGCTAATAAACTTACCATTGCTTTAAAATATTTGAGTAAATTAGGTATCGGTAATGTATTACAGGGTGATTTAATGTTTACGCCCGGGGATGTTACTACAGCTCCTTTGCCCAGCGGTGCAGGCACCGAAGAATGCTATATTTTTACCCCTAACACTATTACATATGCAGTGCCTGTAAACAGTGAATTGGGCAAAAGAATTGAAAAAGCTAAAATAGGTATAATTTTTCATACAGCTTATGAAGGTGACAGTTTACCTAATATGCAGGCTGTGTTTGGGGCTTCAGTGGCAGGTCTGCAACCTAACAATGCTGTTTGGTATGACGATGCCACATATAAAGACTTTACGGGTAGGGCCAGTTTGACACCCGATGAAGATGCAAGAATCAAAGGCACATTAACTGCCGCAGCAACAACATTCAAGAAAATTAAAGAAAAAGACTTCAATCGTATTATCTTTACCGGTCGCACTACCAAAAGCGGCGATGAAGAAATGACAGAGTTTGCTACGTACATTAAACCTTTTATTAATAACATGGTACGTGGCGGCACACAGGTAGGAGATCCCACTACATTCTTAAAGAATTTTTTGACATTTTACAAAGGTAAGATGGAGGCAGAAATTGCTAAATTAAAAGGCGGGCCTGACAGTCCTGCTGCCGCTGCCCGTATACAAAAAATACAGGATAAAGAACAATTTATGGCCGACAACAGTAATATATTGTTGGGAATTCTTGCCATATATAAACGTATAATCGAAGCCAAAGTCATGCTTTTGCAGAAGATGCAACAAATTGAAAGTATAGGCACGTTCTTAAAAACTGACAATGGGTATCGCGTAACAGCACCTGAGGGATTTGTTGCCATTGGGCATGATGGCGGCGCAGTTAAGTTAGTTGACCGAATTGAATTCAGCAAAGCTAATTTTACCGCCCCAAAGCAGTGGAAAAAATAACTTTGGTATAAATAATTACATGCGTTAATTCGCAGAATTTTTAAAGGAAAAATAAAATGGCAGTTTTTACACGTACAAATGGTAATGCACAAAACGTAGTCAGCGTTGGTAACATTGCTCTAAGCACAGAAGCAGCAAGCGCAAACGTTTTGATCAGCACAGGTATTGGCAAGCCAGTTCAGGCTTTTGCTATTAACTCTAACGTTTCTATGACCACACAATTTGGTACAGGCGAAGGCGTTGAAACAATCCTGCGTACTATTGGATTGAATGCTACATTGTTAGCTTACCAAGTTGGTACAGCAAACAACGGCGCAGTTGCAAACGGTCTTCTAAGCGTTCTTGTTGAAGAAAGTGCTTGGAATGCAACAGACCTACAAGCTAATATTCGCTCTGCTACCAGCAGCGGATACAACACAACAGGTGTTGTTGTTACCCAGCCTGGCCTACGCTTAGCCGAGTAATTTTAGTTTAAACTAAAACAAAAAGGCACTTTTACAGTGCCTTTTTTGTTGGCTATAAATATTTTTATGAACCCGTTTATCTGTGCAACTCTAGTAGATATAACACCCACTGATGTGACCAGGGGTGACAGCCCTGCACGAGATCAGCAACGTAATTGGGAAACAGTATTGCAGGTATTAGGGTTAAAAACTCAACCTATAATTTTAGGGGGGCCTGAACTTTTATTGGACATGGACGGTGTCAGTAAAATTTTCGGAGAGTTTTATCAAACCATGCAAAAAGTTTGGATATTTAAATTTGCCAGCGAAAGAAATATCTACACTGTAGATCAATTATACGAAGATTTTGAACAAGTACCGGTGATAACTGGACTAGATGAATCTGCCAAGTTCATGCTGCCAATTTTTCATAGCTATGGAATATTAAAAAACATATATTTTTCTACAGTAGATGAACTAAATATTAGTTGATGCTACGGCACCATTAAGGCTTCTCTTTACGGCACATTTAGGCAACAATTAACGCATCGCTATTAAAGGCGTAATATGAGCAAAACCACCGATATTGAAAAGAAGAACCTTGAAGCGCACGTAGAACTTTGCGCGGAAAGGTACGCAGCTTTGGAAAATAAACTAGACAATCTAGACGAGCGTATGACTGTCATCGAGCGTCATATTGTAGATATTAAAGACAGTATCACCAATAAAACAGGTGGCATTAATAAACAAATGATAACCATTGGAACTACTATAGTGGGTGTTATGTTTACAGCCATTATTACCCTACTAATTCATCTGGCATCAAAGTGAAAATTGTAGAACTTACGCAAAATATAAATGTGGCCATCACAAATGAGGAGGCAGACATGCTGTCTCAATTTGACGAACAAACACCTGTTATGGCTAAAGGTGATATGGATGACAGACAACAACACATGGCTAATCAATTAGTGAATAAAAATCTATTAACAAGAAAAAATGAAAACGGTCGAATCATATACAAAAAACGAGCTAGGTAAATTAATAGTAAACCTTGGTGTATCTAAAGTAAACATTTGGGCAAAAAAAGAACTTAATTATATTCGATACGCTCTAAATCAACCTGTGCTGGTGCCCATAAACAATAATCAGTGGGTCATCGGAAATTATGTAATAACTAACTTAGGCACACACAGATATAAAGTTACTAGGGATAATAAATTAATTCATACCTTTTATAGTAAACCTGCCGCGGTATTATATACAGTTCTTACTAAAATGCAATATTATAAAACAGCAGATGGGTTACTGACAGCAGATATCGAAGTAGCCCGAATCCATGATGAATTAGAATTCTACACTGACAAGTTAACAAATAAGAATAAAAAAGATCCGTTTAAAACACAATTGTGGTACGCAAGATATTATGATTTTAAATTAAAATTCAGCCCTGCTCGTCAAGAATTGGAAAAAAGAATCGCAACGGCTAAATATATAAAAATCTGGGAAACCTTAATATGAATTTAAAAGAACTTGCACCACAAAAAACAAAACGATTGAACCGTGTCATGGAAAGCCGTTTTGGTTTTTCAATTGACTACGATAATTTAACTTACGCAAAGGCTCAGCGTTTAAGTGCTGCATTAGGTGAAAGCCTGAATGTTATTAGAAAGAGCTACGGCGCTCATACAGCAGAAAAAAATCCAAAATACATGGAAATGCTTATGGTTCGCGAGGGACTAACTGAGTGGATTAATCAACATGAAACTCTACTAGAAGGTGAGTTGGAAACAGCTGAAGCAGTACTAGCAGCCAAAGATATGGTAGACAGTGTTCAGGATATGATCACTGATGCTAGTAAAATGATGAACGAAGAACTTCCACCGTTACTAGACACTATACGTGACCAAATTGGTACCGCACAAGCTGACAGTTATAAGCAAACAGTTACAGCAGCACTGCAAGGACTAATGGATTCGTTAAATGGTGCCCGCGATGCACTAGACAACGGAGCCCGAGTGCTTGCAGGTGAACAACCTGATCAAGCTATGAGCATGGGCGGCGAGCAAGGCTTACCCGGCCAGTTACCTCCAGCAGATTTAGACAGCGATTTAGATGCTGAAGATGACGGGTTTGCTGCCACAGATGCTGCTGCCGGTGACGATGAGTTAGGCAGAGAGCGTCGTTAATGCGGGCTGCGGACTTTATTAAAGAAGACGTAGATGATCAAGACAGAGGTGATTATGGAAACATAATCACAGCTCTGAATCTTCTGCATAATAAAGTTATCAGGGGAGAAATTGCTTCTGAATTACCTACCCCAATGGTAATTCGGTATATATCAAATACTGGTCTAACTGGTTTTACTTACCAAAATTTAATTGCAGCCAATGCAGCTGAAGATTCAATTAAATCGATGCTTAAAAACATTACTCCAGATACAATTAAGTTTACCACAGATTCTCAGAGTCAAATTGATAATCCAGAAGAGTACATGGCCGCGGCTGATAATCCAGAACAAACAGTGTCAAACATGGCCAAAAGCGCCATGAAACGTAGACAAGACTAAACTCACAAACGGGTTCACCGACATAAATACTTGTATGAAACACAAGTATGGTCTGACTAAGTTTTGTCTGCATTGCAATAATAAATTTATTACAAAGCCTAGATATTTAGATTTTTGTTCCACTGCCTGTAAAAATCCTATTAATCGTCCTGGCCACATAGCATGGAATAAAGGGGTTAAATTATCAGACGAACAAAAATCTAAACTCAATATAGAAGGGTTGAAAAAAGGACACGGGTGGAATAGAGGCGTTCCAAATGAAGTTGCAAGAAAAAGATTCTTAGAAAATAACCCAAATAAAGAAGGCAAACTTAATAACTTAAGACCAAAAAAAGAATGTAACGATAAATTTCTTATATACAAAAAAGAAGTAAGAAAAGCAACATATCGCACTCTTAAAGAAATGAAAACCGCTGGATATTTTCCAAAATTTGGAAAAAGAAAAATAGATTTGCAAGTAGATCATATTATACCATATAAACAAGGTTTTGATTTAGGCATACCGGCGTCTTTACTTGGCGGCAAAAATAATATACAATTCTTAAAGGGTGAAGACAATAGAGCAAAATGGGATCACTACCAACCTATGTCGGTAGTAAGAGCGGTTATAGGAGCAATAAATGGCATACAGCGATAAAGTAATAAACCATTACGAGAATCCTCGTAATGTTGGATCATTTGATAAAGGAGACGCACACGTTGGAACCGGCATGGTCGGTGCCCCAGCGTGTGGTTAGATAGGCGATGTAATGAAACTTCAGATCAAAGTAGAAGATGGTATTATCATAGATGCGAGATTTAAAACGTATGGCTGCGGGTCGGCGATTGCAAGCAGTTCTCTTGTCACAGAATGGGTCAAAGGTAAAACACTTGACCATGCAGCAAGCATTAAGAATACAGAGATTGCAACAGAACTTGCCCTCCCTCCAGTCAAAATACATTGTAGCATACTGGCCGAGGATGCAATTAAGGCAGCAGTAAATGATTACCGTAACCGACACAGCAAGTAAAAAAATACAACAACAACTTTCGAAACGCGGGAAGGGTGTCGGACTGCGAGTAGCAGTCAAAACAACCGGTTGCAGCGGCCTTGCATATGTGTTAGAATATGTAGACGAACCCAACCCCGAAGATCAATGCGTTGATTGCAGTGGGTGTAAAGTTTTTGTCGATCCTAAAAGTTATGCTTATCTGACTGGACTAGAAATAGATTATGTAAGAAACGGGTTAAATGAAGGATTCGAATTTAATAACCCAAATGAACGTGACCGTTGTGGTTGCGGAACTAGTTTTAGGATTTAAATGTTAATCAATAAATTTAATTACACAACCATTAATAGAGAAACAGTTGATGGGAAAAGACACTATTGTTTGCCGGACGGAACCAAAGTACCCAGTGTTACTACTATTTTAGATCGCACCAAGCCCGAAGAAAAGCGTCAAGCCTTGGCTAATTGGAAAAAGCGTGTGGGCGAAGCACAAGCACAACAAATTACCACAGAAGCTGCTGGTCGTGGAACACGTATGCATAAATGGTTAGAAACATATGTCAAAGATGGTAGCTTGGGCATCCCAGGTACTAATCCTTACAGTCAACAAAGTCACTCAATGGCCAATGTTATTATTTTCGAAGGATTAGGCAAAAATGTCAGTGAATATTGGGGAGTAGAAGTTCCTGTTTACTATAGCGGACTGTATGCCGGCACCACAGATTGTATTGGCGTTTGGAAGGGCAAACCAGCTATTTTAGACTTCAAACAGACTAATAAACCCAAGAAAAGAGAGTGGATCGACGACTATTTTATCCAGTTGGCGGCCTATGCACTGGCTCACAATAATACACACGGAACAGATATTAAACAGGGTGTAATTTTGATGTGTAGTGCTGAAAATCAATATCAAGAATTTGAAATTACTGAACAAGAATTTGAACATTGGTCCAATGAGTGGCTTAAACGAGTAGAGCTCTATTACCTATCTAACTAAATACAAGATAGGAATTAGATAAAATGGCAATTGTTCAAATATCACAGATCAAACATAGACATGGGGTCAGAAGTGATTTACCTCAGTTGGCTACAGCTGAATTGGGGTGGAGTATAGACACTCGACAACTTTATATAGGCAACGGCACACTGCAAGAAGGTGCCCCCGAAGTCGGAGTAACAGAAATTCTAACACAGTACAGCAATTTACCAAACTATACTGTGTATACTCTCGGAATTACAGCAAATACAACTTCCAATGTAACCAATGCTATTGCCACAAATAATACTCCGGCAATCTATATTCAATATGCAATCGTTAGAAATAATGCTTCCAGGTCGGGGTGGTTAAAACTAGCCAGCAATACTGCTAATGTTGCAGCACCTGGTGCAATTGTCTATGACGAAGAATACAGTGAAACATCTGATGTTGGGGTAGTTTTCGGCTACACCCCCATAGGCACAACAGGTTCAAACGCCTATGTGCAACTTACTGCTACAGTATCAAATTCTTCGGTGTTTAATGCAAACATGCAGTATACTATAAGCACGTTGTCCTTTTAACTTTACTAATTATTAACAAGCATGTGGAATCTACTACCCAGCGAACGGCTTCGCTGTTGGCAAGATTTTCGTAAATCTATTAGCCAAAAAAATTTCGAAGATGCCCTCAAAGAAACAACACATTTGTGGAGCTACGCACCATATCAAGCACATTATTTGACCACAGATCAAATCAACGAATGGCCCGGGCCATGGGAATTGATATATGAAAACTATTACTGCGATCTTGCAAAGGCGCTGGGAATAGTGTATACTTTATTTCTAAGTAGTCACAGATCAGAAATCGAAATAAGGATATATAATGAACCTTCGACCAAGGAACAGTATAATTTAGTATTTGTTGACAAAGGAAAATATGTCCTTAATTACATTCATGACGAAGTAGTAAATAAAAAACAAATTAACAAAGACCTAAAATTAATTAAGACACTGTCCGAATCAGATCTAGGACTTTATAAATTACAATAAGAGAAAAAAGAATCAATGACACAAATTCAAGTTATAAAAAGAGACGGACACAAAGAACCTCTAGATTTAGAAAAATTACATAAAGTTGTATTTTGGGCCACTAAAGATATCACAGGTGTAAGCGCCAGTGAGTTAGAAATCAAAAGTCGCATACAATTTTACAATGGAATCAAAACCACAGATATTCAAGAAACTATGATTAAGAGTGCCGCTGACCTTATCAGCGAAGACGCTCCTAATTATCAATATGTAGCAGGTAGGTTAATTAACTATCATTTACGCAAACAAGTTTATGGGAATTACCAACCTTGTAGTGTATTAGAGCTAGTTAAAAAAAATGTTGCCCGCGGATTCTATGATCAAGGATTGCTGGAAGCTTTTAGTGAAGAAGAATGGAACGAAATTAATCAATTCGTAGTTCACGAAAGGGATGAACATTTTACCTATGTAGCCATGGAACAATGGCGTGGAAAATATTTGGTACAAAATCGCGTCACTGGAGAAATCTACGAAACGCCACAAATGGCCTACATTTTAATTGCAGCAACTTTATTTCAAAAATATCCTAAGGAAACAAGACTACAATGGGTAAAGGATTATTATAATGCAGTATCTAATCATGATATTAGTTTGCCTACCCCCATTATGGCTGGTGTACGTACACCACAAAAACAATTTAGTTCGTGCGTTCTTATTGAGACTGATGATAGCTTGGACAGTATTAATGCTACTGCTAGCAGTATCGTACGATACGTCAGCCAAAAAGCCGGAATTGGTATTGGAGCAGGACGAATTAGGGCTTTGGGTTCGCCTATTAGGAGTGGAGACGCCTATCACACGGGTGTAATCCCCTTTTACAAACACTTTCAAAGTGCAACTCGCAGTTGCAGTCAAGGCGGGGTACGCAATGGTGCAGCCACGTTATACTACCCCATATGGCATTTAGAAGTCGATGACTTGTTAGTGCTTAAAAATAATAAAGGTACTGAAGACAATCGTGTTCGTCATATGGACTATGGTGTGCAGTTTAACAAACTAATGTACGAACGATTGATCACCGGCGGCGACATTACTTGTTTTAGTCCACATGATGTTCCCGAGATGTACGAAGCATTCTTTAATGATCAGGATAAGTTTAAAGAGTTATATGAACGTGCAGAACGCAATACCAAGCTACGAAAGAAAACTTATAAAGCATTAGACTTATTTGGCAGGTTTGTGCAAGAACGAAAGGACACTGGTAGAGTTTACTTAATGAATGTGGACCATGCTAATACTCATAGTCCATTTAAAGAAAAAATTGCTCCTATTAAAATGAGTAATCTATGTACTGAAATTGACTTGCCCACAGTGCCACTTAAAGATTTAAATGACCCTGACGGAAGAATTGCACTATGTACTCTAAGTGCAACTAACTGGGGAAATGTTAAGAGTCCAAAAGACTTTGAACGTATGTGTACATTAGCGGTCCGAGGATTGGATGCACTATTAAGTTATCAACACTATCCAGTGTTAGCTGCAAAGTTAGCCACAGAAGAATTTAGGCCATTGGGTATTGGTATTATTAATTTTGCATATTTCTTGGCCAAACATGATGTCAGTTACAGTGATCCACGTGCATTGGCTCTTGTTGATGAATATGCAGAAGCATGGAGTTACTATCTAATTAAAGCCAGTGTAGAGCTTGCAAAAGAGCAAGGGGCTTGTGGTCGTTGGAAAGATTTAAAATCAGCTGATGGTATTTTGCCAATTGACACACGTAAGTCAGAAGTTGATGAGTTGGTTCCGCATCAAGAGCGTATGGATTGGCAAAGTCTCAGAGAAGATGCCGCACGTTACGGACAAAGAAATGCCACCTTAATGGCGTTAATGCCTGCGGAAACTTCTGCACAGATCAGTAACAGTACCAATGGCATCGAGCCTCCACGCAGCTATGTCAGTGTTAAACAAAGCAAGCATGGTGTTTTGAAACAGGTTGTACCTGAATATCGAAAACTAAAAAACAAATACGAACTACTATGGGATCAAAAATCTCCCGAAGGTTATTTGAAAATTTGTGCAGTGCTTCAAAAATATATCGATCAAGGTATCAGTGTTAATACCAGTTACAATCCCCACCATTACGAAGATGAAAAAATTCCAATGAGTGAAATGATTGGTCACCTGCTTATGTGTTATAAGTATGGTACTAAGCAACTATATTATTTCAACACCATGGATGGCCAAGGTGAAATCGATGTTGAGAAACTTTCAGCTAAACAAGAAGAATCTGTAACAGCTAGTGACCAAGAAGACTGCGATAGTTGTGTAATTTAAAATAAGGAAAAATTAATGAGCGTCTTTAATATTAATAATAAGAAAAAACACACAGAAGCCTTGGCATTTCTGGATCCAAGCGGTCCAGTCAACGTTCAACGTTACGAAACTTTAAAGTATCGTCAATTTGACAAATTGACAGACAAACAATTAGGATTTTTTTGGCGACCAGAAGAAGTTGATCTGTTGCGTGATGCCAAAGATTTTAAAGAGTTAACCGACTTCGAACAACATATCTTTACTAGTAATTTAAAACGTCAAATTCTATTAGACAGTGTACAAGGCCGCAGTCCAAATTTAGCATTACTGCCTCTGGCCACAATTCCTGAATTAGAAACATGGATCGAGACATGGGCATTCAATGAAACCATCCATAGCCGTAGTTATACACATATTATTAGAAATGTGTTCAGTAACCCCAGTGAAGTATTTGATGAAATATTGACCATTGAACCCATAGTTAACTGTGCCAAAGACATTAGTCGTTATTACGATGATTTAATAGAAGCCAGCCTATGGTATCAAACTTTGGGAGTAGGCAAGCATATAGTAAACGGTAGGGAAATTGTTGTTGACTTGTACGATCTAAAAAGAAAACTATGGTTGTGTTTGAATAATGTTAATGCATTAGAAGGAATTCGATTCTATGTCAGTTTTGCCTGTAGTTGGGCATTTGCTGAATTAAAGAAGATGGAAGGCAATGCTAAAACTATTAAACTGATTGCCCGTGATGAAAATATTCATCTTGGCAGCACACAGACTTTGCTTAAGTTGTTACCACAAGATGATCCAGACTATGCTAAACTTAAAGCGGAGACTAAAGAAGAATGTGAACGAATGTTTTTGAGTGCAGCAGAACAAGAAAAAACTTGGGCAGAATATTTGTTTAAAGATGGATCGATGATCGGTCTTAACACACAACTGTTATGCCAATATGTTGATTGGTTAACTTGTAAACGTATGACAGCAGTGGGACTAGACTGTGGAATTAAACCAGGTAGCAATCCTTTGCCATGGACCGCTAAATGGATTGCTGGAGCCGAAGTTCAAGTGGCACCGCAGGAAACCGAGATAAGTAGCTATGTGATTGGCGGAACTAAGCAAGACGTCGATCAATCTACTTTCAAAGGATTTACATTATAATGCTCACTGTCTATTCTAAAAATAACTGTCCTTTTTGTGTACAGGCAAAAAATTTACTAACGTTAAAAAACATTCCGTTTACTGAAGTAAAAATCGACGAAGATTCGACTGCAAAAGAATTTGTATTAAATGAAGGTCATCGAACAGTGCCACAAATTTATTTAGGTGGAAAATTGTTTGTACAAGGGGGCTATCAAGGACTATCAAAATTAACTGAAGATCAATTAAAGGAAAAATTAAGTGTTACAGAACAAAAGTTATAACAGCGGCGATATTGCTTGTTTTAAATTAGTTAACGGCGACGAAGTAGTCGCTAAAGTAGTAGATGCCCATTTAATGGGATGGACTGTGAGCAGACCATGTACAGTCATTCCCAGTCCGCAAGGTATAGGACTGATGCAAAGCCTATTTTCTGGTGATATAAATAAGGATGTAGAGCTTAAAAAGGAGCACGTAATGATGCACTCTCCGGTAATTAAGCAACTCGAGGACCATTACCTACAAACCACAACTGGAATTCAAACGGTAAGTAAAGGTCCTATTGTAGTTTAAGGACTTTTATGTCAGTAGTGAGACAAGGTGACATGTTTGGATATGGCGGTATTGTTACCGCTCCAGCAAGTTCATCTGTGACAGTCAATGGTAGACCTGTGGCATTGTTTGGTGCCATATACACACCTCATTACGGCTGTACTCCTAAAACGTTTATACATTGTTTTGGATTTATATTCGATAATCCTGCTGGCGTTACTATAGAAGGACAAATTCCAATTACCAAAGGCGGATTAGGTATATGCGGCCATAAACCCACGACAGGCAGTAGCGATGTTTTTATTGTAGGAGGAGGTTTTGGTATTGCAGGTGCTATTTTAGGTGCAGGTCTTCAAGGCGGTTTTTCACCATCAGATGCCGGCGCAGATGCGGTTGGGGGCGGACTGGCTAGTACAGCAGAACAAACAGCAATCAATCAAGCACTGGGCACCGCCGAAACCGCAGCTACCTCCGCATTTTCTAGTTTTACTGATTCTTTTAGCCAATTCGCTGATAGCTTTAGTGCTTTTACTGAACCCCTCACTGCTATTACTGATTCAGTGGGCACAATCACTGATACAATAAAAACTGCTTTAGGCGGCGGAATCGTGGGAGATATTGCCGTAGGAGCAGCTAGATCAGCTGCCAGTTCTGTGGTTACTTCTGCATGGGGATCTTACGTAGTAGATAACACTGTTCGAACTTCCGCACCGCCTAGTTCTAATAGGCCTGCGATTGAAGCTTCTGCCACAGCACCTTCTCAGCTGGCGACAAATGGTTTTTCAGTAAGAACTGAATCGCCTACAGTTACTGTATGATTGATTAATAAAAATGGCCATTCCTAGACAATATTTAAATAATAGTCCGCAAATTACAATAGCTAATCTAAGTCCATTGCAATTGGCTGTTGCCTACTACATGGACCAAGGGCAACAAATTCCTTTTTTTATAAATCAGGAATTCTTAAGACAGATGACTACTTTTGCTAGTAGCGGAATAATAACTCCAGAAATGATATCTGTTCCCGGAATTTCAGTGGTTCTGCAAGGCAACGACGTCTATGTACAAAGACGAGCAGCAGATTGCGGCCCGGATGAAACGGACAGGTATGAATATGTCTATGCAGGAACCAAACAGGATTTACTGCCAGACAGTTGGAGTTTTGATGGAATATTAGTCAGAGGTGGCAGTGCCGCAAATGGTGCAGGTGGGCCTTGGGGAACAGGTGGTTTGACTAGTCAAGATCCTACTCCCAACAACGGAGTTGATCGTCAACCGGACATAGTAACAAATGTAACTGCTACTTATGGTACAAATATTTCTGCTAGCACATCGGGGATAGGATAATGTCTTTAGATACAGGTAATACAACAAGCCCAGGGCCTACCATAACGGCTAGCCAGGCCGGCAGCACTGACAATAACTACGTTTATAACGTAGAGATGCCTCAGTATAATAATGTGCCTTCAGTTAGTGGACTGTATCAAGGAACATTGAGCGCTCAAGGAAATTTAGTTGCCATGCAAATAAATCCTGGTGCTCCTAAATTTAAATCGTTGGGCTTAGTTTTTCGAGGTGCAGATCCTGAAGAGCTAACTGTTCAAATTCCATACCTGACAGGGTATCTCAGAGAATATTGGAAAGACCCCACTAGAGCTACTTTTGGGGCAAACTCTGCTATTCCAGCATTGACAGGAGTCATGCCTTCATCGATTCCCGAACTACAAGGCAACGCCTTATACTATGTTGATTTGCAACTTACTAGGTTGTCTGGCAGTAATTTTTTCAATAATTACGCATTTATAAATAGTTTCAATCAAATTTTAGGATGGGTTACCACTAGCAACGAATATCTGGCTGCATTAAAAAATTCACAAGAAAATAATCTGGGATATTACGGTGCTAAAAATTATCAAGAATTTTTAACACAGGGATTTAGTAACTACGGTGTGGGAAATTCATTGAGAGCTGCCATTGGTAATATTGGTACCATGATAACAGAAATCAAAAACGGGCATTTCGGTACCGCAAATTCTGTGGCAAAGCATCTACTAGATAAAGGGCTTGGGGCTATTGGCGATTTGTCAACAAAATTGATAGCAGCAGATGTAAATTTTTCAAACATTTACGATGATTTATATACTCAAGATATAACTTTGGCTCTAGAATCTATTACTGGCGCAGGAGACTTAGTAATAATTCAGACAGTGTTAGGAAGTACCATACCTAACCTTAGAAGTCCTTTAGACTATACCAGTATCGAACGAGCTTCGGGCGGAAACAATGACAGCGCATTTTCAAATTTTCAAGCATTCGGACTAGACTTATATCAAAGAGCTCCTGGTTTAACAGTGGCAAATGGACAAGAATTGTTGACTGTGATAGATCAAGTCTTGGCGCAGGTTCCTGCCAGTGTTGAATCGTTGTCTACTCCCACTAGTTTATTACCTGCTGCAATCATAGATGGGCTACGATCCTTCTTGCCCACTGGACCGAACAGCGGACCAGTATCAATTTTAAATGTAATAGGAATGGCTTCGGGATATTTAATTAGTCAGATAACCGCAGTCAACCAAGCTATAGATCAATTAAGTAAAACCAGTTATGGTAATCAAATTAGGGCTGCATTGACTGCTGTCAGTAAAACTTACTCGGGATTACAATCAAACATTGATGGTACCGGTTTTTCTGTCGCAACCCAGACTGAATACGACACCGCTGTTAGAAATTATTATAATGTATTAAATGCAGCGGCCACTGATCCGCAGACCAGCGCCATAGTGGATAAAATAAATAAAAACTGGTTAGAGCTTTGCCAGTTCACTTACTACGAAGTTGTTAACTATAATAAAGCCAATATTACAGCAGGGTCGTTCAATGATAATTCATTGATCTACGGATTTGTAAACAGTTTACCAAGTTACGCAGCAGACAGCCAAAGTATAGGCACTGACTACTTATTATTTGGTATGTGTCAGCCAAATCAAGCAGGCGATATCGTTAAATCTTTATTAAATCAAAACAAAAATAACAATGTTCTTAGCAGTATCGGTGTTCGAATAACAGGTGCAGTATAAACCAAATTACTTGTTTTATATCAAAAAATAGCTATAATAGTGTCTGTTAACTAGTTAAGTTAGCAGTTTATGTCAGTTTAGTGTTGGTATATAAAACTGCACTGTCTAAAAAAGGAGAAAGTAATATGGCATCTGCTATATCAAATCGCTACTATGACAGCATGATAAAGGTATTACAGTTTGCCTTATTGATGTTAGGATTATGTTTGGTTATATTTTTTATTACATCTATAACTAAACAAAAATTAGAATATTTACGTAGCAATCTATTTACAGGTGATTCTGTACAAATAACTGCGGCTGAAAGAACCAAGCAATTAGACTGCTTGACCAGAAATATTTACTGGGAAGCTGCATCAGAACCATTCGAAGGAAAAGTTGCTGTAGCTCAAGTTACTATGAATAGAGTGGCAGCTGGAAATTTTGGCAATGGAGTGTGTGGTGTGGTCTTTCAGAAAAATGTATTTTATGAAAAGGTCGTATGCCAATTTAGTTGGGCTTGTGAAAGCACACACAAGTTTAAACCTATACATCCCAAGTTGTATGCAGAAAGCGAAGAAGTAGCTAAAAAAGTTTTACTGGAAAATTTCAGACTGCCCGGATTAACTTCGGCGATATATTATCATGCTGACTATGTTAATCCAGGCTGGAAGAAAGAAAAAATTATCAAAATTGGTCGACACATTTTTTACAAAGGTTAACGATGCAAATCTCGAACATTAAATTTCTACGATTTTTGGTATTGATTAAAAAATTCTTTATTGATCATCTTAAAAAACTTACAGCCAACACTTTAGGATGGTTAGCTGCAATTGTGTTACATTGTGCCACTGTTCCCAGTATACTTGCTCTAATGGCTGGCCTAACAGACAAATTGCCTAGTGTGGATGTGATTTTGTTTATTTGGGCAGGATTGGTATTACTGTTTGCACGAGCTATTCTTTTGAAAGATCAGTTAAATATTATTACCATTGGCACAGGTTTTATAGCACAATCAGTTTTAATGGCATTTATACTGTTTAAATAAAATGAATTATTTTCAACTACTTAAAAGACTATATGATATATATGATCCAATGGTCGATAAAGTAGTTGATCATAATACTATTGTTCGAAAAATACGATATGCAATTCCCTATAAAGATTGTACAATTATATCTAACAAAACTTTAACAGTGATATCAAATCATTTCGAAATCGCTGGCCTCTATGATCCAGAAAAAGATGCAGATGGTGAACCTCCCATCGAAATAGAAATAGGATTCCCTAAACGCAAAGATCTATACTATTTCAATGAAAGTGATTTCAGCAGGAATCACTGGAGTGAGTTTTGTATTAATTTTTCTCTTATTCTCGGTCACGAATATATGCATCTTAATCAATTCAGGCGTAGAAATTTTAACTGGTGTCGAGTCTATAAAGGCACAAGTATTAGACCGAATATTAGAGAACAACAGGAGTACTACGGAGATTCCGACGAAATAGATGCTTATGCATTTACCGCAGCAGCTAATCTAATAACAGACTCTATTCTGAATCCAAAATCTAAAAAAAATACAATAGAACACACAAGACTTTATAAAACTTATGTAAGTTTATTTGACAAAAATGACCCTGTTGTATTAAAATTTGTTCGCCTAACAAACCGATACGTAAAAAAATTGGAACAACAATACCATGACACAATCTTTACCTAACGATATAGAAGATCTCACAGAAGAAGAATTTATTGACAGTATCGGCGAAAATGATTTTGTTTTAATTTTAACTGAAGATGGAAATTTAAAAGCATTTCTAATGCCCGAAACTTATAAGGACTCCGATTTGCCAGAAAACATCTCGAAGATTTTTAAACTTCTTAATGTTAATAACTTAGAATCAAGAACACTTCATTAATATGCTAAAAACATTCATGTCTAGTAGGCCGTACACAATTTTTGATGCGGCTGATCGAAAACACCGGGCAGCTTATTATCGATATTTGCAAAGTGCTAGTTGGGTTGACTGTCCTTACCAATTTGTAGTAGAAGAACCTTATATAGACTTGCCACACTGCATAAATCAAAAAATGATCAAGTACTATATGGGTCGGGAATTTAGTAAAAATAAGAACAAAATACACATCAAATAACGGTTGCTCAAAATCTCCAATTTTGTTATAATAATGACATGATGCAATACACACTGATTACAAAAAACGGCAAAATTTTGCAATTTTATGTCAAGGCTGTGGCAGAAATGTATAAACAAATACACGGTGGTTATATTGTTTCAAACGATATTTTGGTTGACAAAACTCGCCAATCTGTAGTATAATAACACTTTTACGAAACTAAACTATCATGGGTTTTAAAGTTCTTGGACAACGCGACAGTCGTTTTCAGCCCATCAAAGGGTTGGAAGGTCCTTTTTATTTTGCTAACGGTAGAGTTTTGTACTATGATCCCAAAGCAGGCGAGTACTACGATAGTACTACCGATTTCTACGTGCCCCGGGAAGAAGTAGACCAATTGCACACAGAATTAGCACGACTCTTGTCAAGTTGACAGGTTTGTTGTAAAAATACAACAAAAATAAGAGTTTTTTGCTTAAAAAATAGGCATTTTTTGGTTGTCCGAAATTCATCATTTTGCTATAATACTACTATGATGAAACGTAAAGCACGCCAAGACCGCAAGCACGCCGTGTACATGATGATGAACACCCAAACGGGAGAGTTCTATGTGGGTATCACGGTCTGCGCTCAACAGCTCAAGAAAGCTATCAAAGTTCGCTTCCAAAAACATGTTCGTCGTGCTGTGACAGAAAACAAAGATTGGGCATTGTGCCGCAACATCCGTGAGCATGGCGCCGAAGCTTTCGAAGTTGAAGTGGTAGAAGTCGTTCGTGGTCGCAAGCCTGCTCATGCACGTGAGCGTGAACTGATTGCAGAACTTCAACCCTCTCTTAACCAATACTGATTATGGAAAAAATTTTACACAATCGAGCGCAGTGTTTGCTCTGCGAAGACATTATCGAGTCAACCCATAGACATGACTATGTGAGTTGCAAGTGCGGTGAAATTGCAGTGGACGGTGGCCGCAGTTATCTTAGACGCAGTGCTAAGAATTTTTTAAACTTTCTTGACCTCAGTGAAGTGGAGACTGAAAATGATCGTTGATTCTATAGAATTCCAAGGTGTCACTTATGATCGTCGTCATGGCGGCCCGTTTGATCGTGGCAGTGCAGACAGCTATTATGATCGACCATTCAATCCTCACTACTATGTGGCCGGGACGTCTACTAGTGCCCGGGTGGAACTGGCCGAAATGACTGCGGCGGAAATCACTGCCTACACCGCAGGCTACAATTACAACGAACGTCATGGCGACAAAAAAGATTGGGGTTGAATAATGAAACCTCATTTCTCTAACACAAACAATCCCATTGATTTTCCTAAAACGGAAAGTATAATGAACGAACGAATTCTAGAACTTAGAACACAGGCTGCGGCTTGGGTTGCGAAAAATCATCAGCCTCAAGATCCTAACGCATACTCGCAAAAAGAAATCGACCAGAGGTATTTGATGTATGAAGAAAAGTTCGCCGAGTTGATTGTCAGGGAATGTGCTGGATTATTTCCCAATGTTTATGTAGAAATTGAAACTGAATACGGTCATACTCCTGTCGTTGCGTCGGAATATATCAAAAAACATTTCGGAGTTGAACCGTGATTAAAGATTTATCCTATAGACAAGTGGATTCCATATTAAAATGGACAGCGACTGTGCTTATCCTAATAGGTGCGGTGTTAACTAGTTTGGCCATCGACCCTTGGAACATTTATTTGATGAATGCTGGTACACTGGTTTGGTTGATTTGGGCCTTGCGAATTCGTGACAATGCACTTATAGTAGTAAATGCAGGACTGCTAGTAATTTATATGATGGGTGTCGGAAGAGTAATAATACAATGAGTCATACTTACATTCTTAGTTGGGATTGCACCGGGCTTGAAGCCGTTGTCAATATTTCCGACATTGAAAAAGAACAGATGTGGGCAGTATTGTCGGAAACTGACGCTAACCCCAACAAAAGTCGACCGAATACTGTGAATAGTATTGTAAATATGATTATACTCCGGGCTAAATTTAATACGCAGCGTCATTATGAAATTTATGCAATAGACACAGACGACAGTGTATCCGAATCGGACTTTAGAACAATGTTTGAGGATAATCCTCAATCAATGGCTGATCTAATTAGGGAACGTGGCCGAAAATTATATAGTGACCGGTACGAAGAAAATAAAATTAAGATTAAATAGCAAAATCTATGTCTATAAATACTAACTTATGATATTTGGATATTTTACTTTATTTGTAGCATTGATAATCAGTGCAGTGGCCGCATACTACAGTATCGTCGGCCTTACTGCCATTTTTGCCGCCGCAGTTGTTCCTATTATCATCATGGGCGCGGCATTAGAAGTCGGCAAAGTCACAGCCGCAGTTTGGTTAAAACTAAACTGGCATCGTGCTAGATGGACTTATAAATTATATCTCATTCCTGCTGTAGCGTTTTTAATGCTGCTAACCAGCATGGGCATTTTTGGCTTTTTAAGTAAAGCACATACTGATCAAAGTTTGATATCGGGGGATGTGCAAAGCAAGATTGCAATCTATGATGAAAAGATTAAAACAGCACGAGAAAACATTGAAGCTGACCGCAAACAACTCCGCCAAATGGATGAGGCTGTTGATCAAGTCATGGCGAGAAGCACCACAGAAGAAGGTGCATCAAAGTCTAATGCTATTCGCAGGGCTCAAGCCCGAGATAGGACTGCTTTGGCCAAAAATATTGAAGCCAACCAAAAACTTATTGCTGCTCTTAACGATGAAGCCGCACCCATACGAGCAGAAGTTCGTAAAGTGGAAGCAGAAGTTGGGCCGATAAAATATGTGGCAGCATTAATTTACGGTGACAACACAGAAGCAAATTTACTTGAAGCCGCAGTACGTTGGGTAATTATTCTTATTGTGGCAGTATTTGATCCGCTGGCTCTTGTTCTAATTTTAGCAGCACAACAAAGTATACGCTGGGCCAAAGATGATCGCGAAGATCAAGAACTGTTGGAAGAAGATTCGCGCCGCGAAATTGAAAATGATCCCGATATCAATGACTTAATTAATAATCGCAGCCAAAGCACAGATAATAATATAAAAGAAGAATCATTGCAGGAAGAAAAAATACCCAGTGTAGATTCTAATATACTAGCACAGTCAGCACCACCTGAAAATGACTTTGACATCAGCAAACACTCGTATCTTAATAAGCCGTTTGTTCATTTTAAAAACTTAAAGCCCATGGTTTATAAACCAGATCCGGTTACCGAACCAGAAGTCGAGCAGTCGCGACCCACAGACTATGTGCCCGACACCAATGAACATTTAATCCAAAACACTCAGTCTGAAATCAAACCAAGTAAATTTGTTAAGGTTCCCGAAACAGCACCCCGGGTTAAAGTAGAATCTCCACCTGTGCCGGAAACTTTGAATTTAAGAAAACTACAACCAGATAACGTAGAAGCAACCAGTACAAAAAGTGGATTTGGTATTAAGTTTCCCGACAGCTCCGCCAAAGGCGACATGTTTCTCAGAGTCGATTATCTTCCAAACAAACTGTTCAAGCACAATGGTTTCAAATGGATTGAAGTTGACAAAGACAAAACAGATAGCTATACTTACGACGAGCAATATATACAATACCTGATTGAAAAAATTAAATCAGGCGAATATGAAATAGATCAATTAAGTGACACTGAACAAGATTTAGTAGCACAGCAACTTCAAAAAAATAATGCAAAAACCTAAAATATCCATATTATTACCAACAAGAAAAAGAACAGAGGCTGTTATCAAAAGTGTGGGCAGTCTTTTGAGTACTGCAAAAGATCCCAGTCAGATTGAAATACTGATCGCCTATGACGACGATGACGACGAAAGCAGGGAATTCTTTAGTACAACATGGCATCCGTTTGTTGAACAATGCGGCACAACCACAAAAGTGTTTGAAAGTGAACGTCACGGTTATCTGAGATTATACAAGTATGTAAATATGTTAGGTACTCAGGCATCGGGCGATTGGATTATGTTTTGGAACGACGATGCTCTTATGCTCACTGATAACTGGGATGAAGAAATATATAAACACAACGGGTTTTTTGGGCTATTAAGAATGCCCTGTGTTACTATGAACCATCCATTTGCGCTATTCCCTATAATTCCAAGATCGTGGATTGATTTTTTTGGATGTATCAGTCCAGTGAATCACAGCGACTGGTGGATATACAATGTCACTGCTCCTGTTGGCAGATTATTAAATATTCCTGTGCAGGTATATCATGACCGAGCAGATGTCACCGGTGGCAATAACGATGAAACTTTTAAAGAACAGAGCTATGCCGCAGACGGCAAAGATCCAACAAATCCAGAAGATTACAGTCACCCTCAAAGACAGCAAGATCTCACGGACTGGGTCACTAAACTAGCATATAAGATTAAAGATGAACAACCACCAGCTACTTGAACAAATTAGAACGTATTGGAATAATAGGCCTTGTAATATACGACATAGTCAAAGTCCGATTGGAACAAAAGAATACTTCGACGAAGTTGAAGCTCGCAGATATGCCAACGAACCGCACAACTATACTTTTCCAGAATTTGACCGATGGAAGGGAAAACGTGTGCTCGAGATCGGTTGCGGAATAGGCACTGATGCCACAAACTTTGCTCGAGCAGGAGCAAAATATACTGGCGTAGATTTAAGCATAGAAAGCATCAAATTGGCTAAACGACGGTTTGAAGTGTTTGGTCTTGACGGAGAATTTTTTGAATGCAATGCAGAAGAATTGAATAGTGCATTTGATCCTCATGAAAAGTTTGATTTGATTTATAGCTTTGGGGTCATACACCATGCACCCAGACCCGACAGAGTAGTAGCATGTTTGCCCGACTTATTGGCCCCAGGCGGGGAAATTAAGTGCATGTTATATGCTAAAAATAGCTGGAAAAATATCATGATTGAAGCAGGGTGGGATCAACCCGAAGCACAAGATAATTGTCCACAGGCAATAACATATACTAAACAAGAAGCAAGGGAATTGTTTAGAGAGTTTGACAATGTTCACGTTGAACAAGATTTTATTTTTCCCTGGAATATTGAACATTATGTTAAATATGAATATGTTAAACAACCCTGGTTTGAAGCTATGCCCCCGGAATTGTTTAAGATCATGGAACGTGCTCTTGGTTGGCACCTTTTAATTACAGCAAAGAAATAATATGCCACGCTTTATTACCCCGCCGGATGTTGAATACGACAAATCTATTCCCAAAGTTCTTATAAGGAACTGCAATTGGACTGGTGATCAAATTCAATATTTGCTGGATAATCTCGGAGACAAAACCTACGACATTTATCTCTATCACGAAAACATGAACGATATTCAATGGTTTGAGGGAATTCGAGCAATGACGAATCCCAAACATGTCTACGATTTTAGACATTATACTAATCGTGATACATTAGAGTGGCTCAAGGAAGTTGACAATGAGTTTTGATAGACCTAAAAGATCTCAGGGATTAACAGTCTATGTTAAAGACGATAACATAGAAAAAGCACTTCGAAAATTTAAGAAAAAAGTAGCAGAGTCCGGCATTTTACAAACTCTTAAAGAAAAAGAATTTTACGAAAAGCCCACCACAACCAGAAAAAAGAAAAATAGTGCAGCAAAAAATCGTTGGAATAAAAAACTAGAAGCACAACAATTACCTAAAAAATTGTACTAATGTACATCGAATTTCGATTAGCCTCCGACGAAGATAAGTCTACGACCAGAATACAAATAGCATTGCATATAATATATCAAGATTTGCATGCCTGGAGCAACAAGTATAATATTCCTTATAAGACTAAGCTTCACAAATTTACCAAAAGAGTGATGTTCGACGATCCCGAGTTTTACTCTTTTTTTGCTCTAACATTTGAGCCCACTAGTTATGTTTCAGGACGTTGGAGTCTAATAGAGCCGATGAATCGTCCCAAATCAGTTGACTAAACAATTTGATTTCTATATAATAAATAATTGTGTAGATGCCCGGGTGGGGTCTACGTTTCAATGTCATAATTTTGCTTAATAAAGGAGATTAAAAATGACACAATTTTCTATTCACACCATCGACCTTCCTTCACTTGCACGCCATGCTATCGGCTTTGACCGTATGTTTGAAGAACTCAATCGTACATTTGCCAATAGCCGCGGCGGGGATAACTATCCTCCACACAATGTGGTTCAATTAGACGACACACATTTTGTAGTTGAAGTTGCCGTGGCAGGGTTTGCCGAAGAAGATCTCGACGTAGAACTAAAAGACAACGTTCTAACAGTCAAAGGCGAACGTCCTAAGGCGGAAGGCGAAGCACCCAAATACCTACACAAAGGTATCAGTGCTCGTAATTTTACTCGCAATTTTCCACTGGCTGAAAACATCGAAGTCCGTGGTGCCACAGTTAAGAACGGTGTTCTTAGTGTAGCACTTGAGCTTGTTGTTCCCGAAGAACAAAAGCCCAAAAAGATTGCAATTTCTTTTACGAAGTAATATAATAAGGGATCTAAAAAATCCCTTTTAAAATATGACAACTACTGCAGAACCAAAAATTGTACCGAAAATCAAACCCAAGTCTGACATTCCTGAACCAGTTAGATACCATGTGATTTATATCAACGATGAAGTTACTACTCAAGAATTTGTAGTAGAAACATTAGTCATTATTTTCAATTATACTCAAATCGAAGCTGAGGAAATGACTTTGAAAGTCCATAAAGAAGGATCTGCGGTAGTTGCTACTATGCCGTATGAAATGGCCGAACAAAAAGGCGTAGAAGTAACTATGCTGGCACGAAATAACGGATTCCCGCTGGTGGTTAAACTAGAACCCGAGGCTTAATTATCTGGGTCCAAACCCGGGAGTCCACCCTTGTTGACAAAGCAAAATAAATTCGCTCTTTGAAATATATTTTCTTTGAATTGGATTTAACAAGTGTACCCATTTCTTACCTAAATTTGCATCTTTGATTTTCTGTGCCTTTTCTGCACTGCACGGTGGTCTTATATTCCAAGTTGGATCTGCTGCTTTTTGTTTTCTGGTGGCAGACATTTTAGCTTTTTCTTCTGCGGTGCGCTCTATCCCTTTATTCCAGGAAGTTTGTCCTTTGCGTGATGCGGATATTTTTGCCCTCCATTCAGGAGTAAAGTCGGCTGAAGTTCTTCCTGTTTTATTTCCAAAATTTGGATTCAAAGGTCCTACTAGCGTTTTTAAATACTCACATCGCTGTTTCTTAATAATTTGATATGTAGCTGCAGAAACTTTATAACGAGATTGATCAGGTTTGGCTTGCACCGTCATCCTCCACGCAGCATAAACCATTTTTTTTCTATTTGTACCGTCAGTCATTTTGGGTAGGAGTAAATGACAAATGAAATGTTCTTTTGCGGTTAATCGAACCAAATTGATTTTGGAATTATCGCCCCCTAGACTTTTAGGAATAATATGATGCTTTTCGGTATATTCGTTTTTATCATTTATTCTTGACTGTGCTCTGTTAATTATGCTATAATAGCACTTAAAATATTTGTTCTTAATAAACATTTACAACCTTTTATTTTATTTATGAAAGATCTTAAAAATAATGCAAGATATCATGTTGGACCTTGAAACGCTGGCTACCAGTCCAGACAGCGTGATTCTTACTTTCGGTGCAATTAAATTTAACCCTTTTGATCCAGATCAAGAGTTAGACGACGGTCTCTACTTTCGCATCAATGTAGACGAACAAATCACACTTGGGCGTAACGTTGACGAAGGCACTGTGGCTTGGTGGGGTACACAAAGTGAAGAAGTGCGCGAAGAAGCACTGGGCGAACATGACCGCATATCGCTGGAAGAATTTACTCGTTCACTGAATAAATTTGTGGTAGGTGCAAATCGTATATGGGCTCAGGGTCCTGTGTTTGATATTGTTATTCTTGAGAATCTATATAGGCAATTAGGCAAGCCTTGTCCTTGGCAATACTACACCATTCGGGACAGTCGAACTTTACTTAAAGCATTAGGCGATACACGAAAAGGTGGGTCGATGTTACACAATGCACTAGCTGATGCAGTCAGTCAGGCACAGGCTATACAAGATGCTGTTAGTCGACACAATTTAACGGATCTTTGATATCTAATAGAAATAATATGTTTTATCTTGCATACGGAATGAATTCTAATAAAAACAGTATGGCGCAGAGATGCCCAGCCGCAAAAAGTCTGGGGTCAGTGGTATTAGAAGGACACAAATTGGCATTCAAACATTTTTGCGATGCTGTTGTAGATGAGCAGAGTTACATGGTCTGTGCATTATGGGATATTACCGAAAACTGCGAACGCAGCCTGGATGCATTAGAAGGTTATCCTCATTTTTACGGAAAAAAAGAAGTTGAAGTAATGCACAATGGACGCAAGATTCGTGCAATGATATATTATATGAAAGACTACTATGACTACGGGATTCCTAGCCGCAGCTATTTAGACATGGTAGTAGAAGGTTATCGACAGCACAACATAGAGGTATCACAGATCGTTGACGCATTAGAGGAATTAGAAGAATGCACATAATTATGGGTAAAGAAGCCGCGGAGGCTCTTAAAGAAAATTATACTGTATTAGAATTAGAAACTTTTCATCATAACGGGCAAGATATCACCGCTTATTGTGTAGTGGATCAAGTGCCTATTATGGAACTTCCAGCCTTAGAAAGCTATAAGCAGCAACACAGTGATTTTATTGATCAACTGAATAAGAAAAATTTTAAATATTGTGTTGATGCAGCCCCATTCCTCAAGGGCAGATTCAATGGAGATTTGGACAGTTTCTACGACGAAATAGTAAATCGCTATAAAGAATAACTAGTCAGATTATTTCTTCCTGCTTTCTTTAAATACTAAGGGAGCAGAAGAATGATAAAAATAATAAAATACTTCTTATTAGGCGTCATCACGACGCCTATAGCTGTTTTATCAGCGCCTTTATCAGATTTTTCATTTAAAAATCCTAGTTTTAGCGGGATAGGGTTTAGTAGTCATATACTGACCATTGAAAATCAAGAATCTACTAGACGTAAATCCGTGGCAGATAAAGTACAAGCCGAGTTGGACAAAATCAAGGCTGATGAAAAAAACACTAATTTAAATAAATTTCTAAACAATTTAGAGTCTAGAATTTATGCACAGATAAGCCAAAATTTGGCCACAGCTATGTTTGCAAGTGGGGGGTCAGACTCGGGGTCTTTTACCTTTGACAAAGCTACTAATACAACTATTAGTTGGGTCAAAGATTCTTTGGCTGGCACCATTAAATTAACAGTAAATGGTCCCGGAGTTAACTCTGAAATTACTGTACCGTTAGGGCAATTCCAATTTTAATCATGAAAACAAAATTAATAGCCCTAACAATGATAAGTTTGCTAAATGGATGTGCCATACATCAATTAGCCGGAGACTTAGACGCACTGCCAGAAGTCACTAAAAATGTACTTCAAAAAGAATTTGACAGCATACCTCCACCTGCATCGGGTCGGCCGATCAGTGTAGCAGTATATAGTTTTCAAGATAAAACTGGACAAAGAAGACCCCTGCAAAATATCGCAAGTTTAAGCACTGCGGTAACTCAAGGAGCAGAATCGTTTCTTATTAAAGCACTGCAAGATGTAGGGCGAGGTCAATGGTTCGAAGTAGTTGAGAGAGTGGGAATAGATAATCTGACCAAAGAAAGATTAATTATTCGACAAATGAGAGAAGCTTATGAAGGCAATAATGCTAGACCTTTAATGCCCATGCAATTCGCAGGTATGATCATTGAAGGTGGGATTATTGGATACGATTCTAGTACTAAGTCGGGTGGCGTCGGTGCTAGATGGTTGGGTATAGGTACTCAAACTCAGTACAGTGAAGATATTGTTACAGTAAGTCTAAGAGCTGTCAGTGTTAACACCGGCAAAGTTCTTATCAGTGTAACAGTGCAAAAAACTATATTAAGTAGCAGCGACAGTACCACAGCATTTAAATTTTTCGATCTCGGCACTAAAGCATTCGAAGCCGAAGCTGGTTTGACAATAAACGAACCAGGAACTTATGCCGTCAAAACTGCTATAGAAGCAGCGGTGGTTGAGTTAATCAAAGAAGGTCAACGAAAATCAGTTTGGGATTTTAAAACACAAACAACACAACAAAACAATAAGGAGGGAAATCAAATTGAGCTGGTTCAAGAGAAGACCCCGGATAAAAGAGGAGAAACATCTCCCGCATCATTGGCACAGCCCGCTAGCGGACAAGCTAATGGAGGAAATTAAAATAAAGGTAAGACCACAGGAGCAAGTTGAGGAAAAAAATAAATCAACTTTTAATAAAAATGAAAAAAAATAAATTCGTAGCAGTAGTTTTTGCAACACTGACTACTTGGGCAGTAGCAGCAGACAACAGCATCTATATAGATCAGGCAGGAGATAATGCCACTATAGCAATGCTGCAAGAAGGTGCCAGTAATAGAATTCGTGGAATTCAAGGTATGGGGACTGGAAATACCACTCCTGCTGTAATAAAAGGCGATGCTATATCGTTGACGGTAGAGCAAGTAGGAAGTGGAAATATTTTGAATTTGGGAGTAGATACTTCCACGGCCAACGGCGCTAGTCCTTCTACAGTTATATACAAAGTGACAGGCAGTAATGCAGTTGGAACCATTAATTTAAATAATTCTGGTACGGGAACTAATGCCAGCACTAACTTAAACATCGAACAAAACGGTGATGGTGCTATTGCAACTGTTAATATTTTAGGATCGCAAAATAGTTTAACAGTAGATCAGGCCGGCGGCAATAATAATAAAATTGTTGCAACTATCGATGCCAATAATACAACATCTGTTATTAATCAAACAGGCGGTGGTGGTAATGAAACTACATTAAATTTAACAGGCGATAAAGGAACTGTAAATTTAACCACTGTTGGTTCATTAAACATTACTAACATTACTCAAAGCGGTGGTGGAGCAAGTGGTCATAATGCTACTATTAACCTAACTGGATCTAGTAATAGCACCACTATATTACAACAAGGTACTATAGATACTACAGTAAACATAGTAGGTGTTGGTTCGGGAAATACGTTTAATATAACAACTAAGAATTAAAATGTTATGCAAAACAATAACATTCGCACTCTTGATGATTATATCCGGTATGTCTATAGCAGCATCTATAGGGAAAGTGACAGATCTGATAAACACTCCTCCCAGTATCCAGAGACAAAAAAGTACTCTGACTGCGGACAAAGGAGTGGGAGTGGAACTGAACGACTCGATAAAGACAGCTCGGGGAAAAGTGGGCATAACTTTTGAAGATGACACTAAAGTACAAATCAATGAAAACTCTAAGTTAGTAATCGATGACTTTGTCTATGACCCAAAAAGTAAAGCAGGTAAGCTAGGAGCTAAAATTGCATTGGGTACTGTTAGATATGCCAGTGGTCAAATTGCAAAAAATAGTCCACAAAACGTTGCATTAAACACACCCACAGCTACTATCAGTGTTCGTGGAACAGACTTTACAGCAACAGTGGACGAGTTGGGGCAAAGTACAATTATTCTTTTACCTAGTTGCCCCGACAATAAACCTAATAGGACAAAAGAAGACATAGAAAGAAATTGTGTTGTTGGTACAATTATAGTAGAAAGCGACGCAGGACAAGTAATACTCAATCAAGCATTCCAAGCTACAAAAGTTGAAAGTCGTAGTGCTCCTCCCATGAGACCTGCCATTCTTAATTTAAGTGAAGATGCTATTAGTAATATAATACTGTTAAGTCCACCGAAAGAGCTGAGAAAAGAAAACTCCGATAATAAATTAACAACTAAAAATTTTTTAGATGTTGATTTTTTAAAAGAACAAGGATTGGAAAATCAACTTGACCTGCAACAAGCCAGAATATTTCAAGATAGATTAAGTTATGATTTTTTAGATACTTCATTTTTAAACGGATTGTTTGATATGATTGGCGACATATTAAATGAAAAATTATTGGATGAAGTAGACACTGTTCTACCAGACTATAGACGTAGCAGTGGCATAATTGCAATCAAAGATGAATCCAGGGTTGAACTATGCAGAAACGATGGCAGTAATATTCAATGTGTAGCTACACCGTTTACTCAAAATAGTACCATTTATCAAACACAGGGAACATTGGAATTTAAAAATCGTGTCAATGCGGGAGGTAATACAATTATTACCTTAATTCAAAGATGATTAAATTTGTAGTATCTGTTATGTTGTTTATATTTTCTGTTAATGCACATTCTGCATTGACAGATATAAAATTTGGTAGATATCAAATTGCTGACAGTCAATGGAATGTCAGTGCCTGTTTAAATACCACCACTTGTCAAATTTATAGTAAACAACCAGGAACCGCATATAAAATTCCGTGGACATCGGGACAGATAAGTTGGGCCGCAGGCGACTATGTAAAATTTGAACTCAGTGGCAATGCCAGTTATCCCTATTTGGCAAAACAATACAATAGCCTAGGACAATTAAAAGCAACAGTTGGCACTGGTAAAATTGTTAACATGGGTCCAGATTATTTCTTCTTTGTGGGCAATGACAATAATACCGGACAATTATTCAGTGGTAGTAGCGGTATGAGCGGTACTGGTGGTGTGTCGTGGACAGGGACACTGAATCCAACTATAGCACAGGCCGATGCTTATGCAAATGCGAACTACAGCACTGAGCCGTTGGGAGCAGGACAAACAGCCACAACTACTCCAAATAATGCAGGCGGTGGAGGCGGCGGCCCAGTTTATTCGTCTAACATAACTGCGGCACAGCAGACAAGGGTAAATGCTTGGGCAGCTAAAACTATTACCGACAATGGTATATACATTGATCAAGTGGGCAATAACAATAGTCTAACTATTGTTCAAACTGGAAATAAAAATCTTATTACAGGCATTGGCCAACAAGCAGCTAAAATTCAGGGAGATCAAAATAGCTTAACCATTAATCAAGGTGTAACCAGCACAGGACAAAATGAAATAGGACTGCGAGTTATTGGAAATTCAAATACTATCAATATAGGACAAGCCAGAGATCATACAGGCACGGCCTTAGGCAGCAACGGCCATTATCTGTCATTGGATATTTACGGAAGTACAAACAACTTAACTACTCAGCAATCTAATTCGGGAGGAGTGGGCGGCCATTACATGGAAACAACTATATCAGGTAACAATAATATTATTACCAATAAGCAATTAGATAATGGTAATAAAATTATGTTCGGCACAGTGACCAATGGATCAAATAACAATGTCACGGCTGTGCAACAGGGCACAGGTCAACATTATTTAGACTACAAGCTAACGGGCAACGGACATACTGCAAATATTAATCAAACTGGATCAACACAGAATAAAGCAACTATAGATTTAACCAATGCAGGTGGAGCTGCCACACTTAATCTAACTCAAAACGGCAATCAAATATTTTCTATAACTCAGAGTTGCAGCATGGTGGGCGGATGTGCAACCACAGTGGTGCAGCCGTAATAATTTGACTGGTTGGTTACTAATACTATATAATTGTGTATGGACACAAAACTTCAAGTATTTGGGGGCCTGGGATTCGTTGGCTCCAATTTTGTTAAACAATATCCCGATGTTATAGTCAATGATCGCAATGATTACACTGTAAAATCCAAAAATATCTTATATCTAATCAGTACCATTAGCAACTATAATATGCTCACAGACCCGTATGTGGATATTAATACCAATTTAACCACATTAATGCGTGTACTAGAACAATGCAAGGATCAGGATGTAACATTTAATTTTGTCAGCAGTTGGTTTGTCTATGGGGACACTGAAATGCCTGCTCAGGAAAACAGTCCTTGTAGGCCAACTGGATTTTATAGTATAACAAAAAAAGCAGCAGAAGATTTATTAGTCTGTTATGCCAAAGTTTTTAATATCAAATATAGAATATTACGGTTAGCAAATGTAGTAGGCCCAGGCGATCCAAAAGCCAGCCTACAAAAAAATGCACTGCAATTTTTAATCAACGAAATTAAAGACAACAAGGATATCAAAATCTACGATGGTGGTAATATGTATAGGGATTATATGCATGTCATTGACGTAGCAAGAGCAATTAAATTAGTGATAGACCAGGGAGATATTAACACTGTATATAATATCGGTAACGGAAAGCCTATTAAGTTTAAAACTATAATCGAATACGCACACACCATTACCAATAGTTCCGGAAGATTGATTAACATCGAACCTCCCGAATTTCATAAAATTGTTCAAGTTCATAGTATGTTTATGAACACAGAAAAATTAAAAAAATTGGGGTACAAGCCTTTGTATTCTATGGAACAGATTGTGGAAGACATGATTCCTCGCTAAATACTAGACTATGATTATACGCGGTAGCACAATTAGGGGTGTAAGAGTTGCAGCAATTACAGTTCCATCCAGTCAAGTTGAATTTACAACACCTGGCACTTATTCGTGGACAGCACCGGCCGGTGTTACTTCAGTGAGTGCAGTATGTATCGGCGGCGGCGGAGCAGGAACTCGAGGCACCAGTCCTAGTGATGTAGATCAATTACGCAGAGGCGGTGGTGCTGGTGGCTTAGGGTGGAAAAATAATATTCCAGTTACTCCCGGACAGACTTATACTGTAGTAGTGGGAGCCGGCGGAACTACATTGGCCACTGGTACTCCAGTATCGACTTCGTCCAACTCTGTACAGATTGTAAATTCTGGCACAGTTAGTTTTACACTAGATAGCCCGACAACTTTTGCTTTATACAACGACATAAAAGTGTCGCCCATAGCAAATCCCAGTTACTATATGTTAGGTACTATAACATCTTTGTCTGCTAATAAAACTAGTCTAACAATGTTGGTAGAAGGCCAAGTGGGCACTGGAATTTATTTAGGTTGGAACTTGTATTTTCAGGGCGAAGTTGGTCAAGCTGGCAATACTAGCTATTTTATAAGTTCGAACACTGTGGCTGGACTTGGGGGACAAGGCGGCAGCAATTTTGCTAACGGGGCAATAGGCGGTGGATATGTTGGTGATGGCGGTGGCACTGGAGGACAGGGCGGCCGAGCCCCCAATAATCCAGCATCTTTAAGTGGTGGTGTTGTATATAGAGTTGGTGGCGGATCTGGAGGTAGTACAGCAGGATATTCCGGTAACGGTGGTAATGCAGGAACAGACGGTTCTACATTAAACTCGTCAAATCCAAGGAATATTGTTTTACCGACAGCGGGTACAGGAGGCGGCGCCGGCGGATCGTGGAATAGGACTCCTACCAATTTTGTACCAGGTCCAGGTGGGTTAAGTCCTTATGATTATAGTTTTGGTGCTGGTAGTGGTGGTTCGGGTGTGGGTCTGAATGGTCAAGGATCATCGGGTGGATACTGGCGTTCGTCAACACAAACCTACATAACTTCAGGAAATGCCACAGCCTACGGAATCGACGAAGGAGCAGTAGGACAATCTGGCAGTGGTGGTGGCCCGACAATTACAGGACAAAGTTATCCGGGCATAGGCGACGGATTTGGCGCTGTGGGGGTATACAATTCAAACACTTTACAACGAGGCGGCGATGGAGGCTTATACGGTGCAGGAGGCGGATCTGTTGGTCCACAAATGATATTCAATCCAACCAATGATAGAATTGGATTCGGAGGCAATGGCGCAGTACGACTTATTTGGGGTCCTGGTAGATCATTTCCCAGTACAAACACAGCCAACGTGTAAAGACATACCATGAATCATAAACTTAAAAAACTATTGTTAAGTCCCTGGACTGCGCTGTTAACATTAGCACTTATTTTAAGTATAAGAATTGCCGATCCCGCTTTTATAGAAAGTGTGAGATTAAGATACTTTGACACTCTTATCACACAAAAAACTTCTACGGACAACAATATATACACAGTCAATATAGATGAATCTAGTCTAGAAAAGTACGGCCAATGGCCATTACCGAGGACAGAATATGCGAAAATTATTCAAGACCTTTATGCTCGCAATGCTGGCCTTGTTGTTCTCAATGTTCTTATGGCTGAGCCTGATCGTACTGGTGGAGATGGCGATCTTAGTGCCATACTTAAAAAGTATCCTGTAGTATTAGGTTCTGTGCCTAGTAACAAAACAAAAAATGAGCCGCGAGTTCCTGGATCAGCGGTCCTAGGCCCAGAATGGATGGACCAAATCGTTACATATCCAGGACTGATTGCCAACGTTCCTAAATTAGAAAATAATGCCGCAGGGGTCGGTATAGTGAACACACTACCAGAAGTAGACGGTGTTAATCGCCGTGTTCCTTTAATTGTAACTGTTGATGGAAAACTATATCCCGGACTGGCATTGGAAACATTGCGTGTGGCTACAGGCAATGACACATTTCAAGTTAAGTTATTCGAAGGAGGCGTTGAGAAAATGCGATTGCCTGGAGAAGTTGGAGTCATCAACACAGACAATCTTGGTCGCATATGGATTGATTGGAGCCAACAGAATAAATCGGTTAGCTTAACAAACTTACCAAAAGATTTTAATCGTGCTATTGTTGTAGTAGGACCCACTGCCGCTGGTATTGCTAATCCGATTCCAACTAGTAAAGGTGCAATATTTCCGCATGATGTACAAGCTGGCGTAATTGCTACAATAGCTAACGGTGTTGTTATTCAGCGTCCGGACTATGCGGATGGCTTAGAAATTATTGCTATTGCAGTTTCGGGATTGTTATTACTGTTTTTAACAAGGTGGACTTATGTTGGACTTGCGTCGGTTATTGTATTGGTCGCTGGCGGTATTGCTGGCAGTTACTATGCTTACAGCAACTTTTTATTCTTATTTGACAGTACTGCCTTTGCAGTTAGCACAGTCCTGGTCGCTTTGCATGCCTACGGTGTCAAGTTTGTCTCAGAGTTCTTACAAAAGCAGGCCATAAAGAAACAATTTGCTGGCTACTGCTCAAAAGAAGTAGTGGAGATGTTACAAAAAGATCCGGACTTAATCAAGCGTGGTGTGCGTAAAGACGTATCGGTCATGTTCAGTGACCTACGTGGCTTTACACCTATCGGCGAACACTACGGAGATGATGTTGCTGGACTGGGCAAATACATGAATGGTTACATGGACAGCATCAGCAAGCCTATCATGGATAACAAAGGCATGGTCATCAAATATGTAGGTGATGCAAGTATGCACATACATGGTGCTCCTATTGAAGATCCCGACCACGCTCGCACTATCGTTAAGGTAGGATTAGAAATGTTAGATGCTGTTGACGAGTATACCAAGCTGATGGAAGCACAGGGCTTACCACCAGCCGCCATGGGCTGGGGTTGTAACACAGGTATTGGCTTTATTGGCGAGATGGGCAGCACTGATAGACACAGCTATGACATTTTGGGTGACATGGTTTCAACTGCGGCACGACTAGAAGCACGTTGTAAGGCCTATGGTGTGTTGGCTATCATTGGTGCTGAAACATATAATAGAACTAAAGACGACTTCTTCTATTTGTTGTTGGACAACTTACAACCTAAGGGAAAGACCGTGGCAGACTTAATCTATACAGTGATACGACCACGTGGTGAAGATTACAGTAAAGATCGAGAACAACACGAAGCAATGCATGCCTTGTATAAGGCTAAGAAATTTGACGAAGCTGCCGCTATGTGTAAGAAGATGAAAGGTACCTTCGGTGGACAAATGGACAAGTACTACAAGATATGGATTGAACGCTGCGAATTTATGAAGCAACAGGATTTAGGTCCAACTTGGAACGGCGAATTTATAGCGCACGAAAAATAATTTTTTAGCCTTCGCCGGCTGCTGCTGTTTTCTTATCTTCTTCGTCGATTTTTTGGCTTGTTGTCTTAGCTTTTTCTTCATCCATACGCACAGCTTTGTCGAATTGTTTTGCTGCTTCACGCTCAACTTTAACACCTTCCATAACACGGTCCGACTCAATCATTTTACCGCGCAGGTGCAATACTGTGTTAACTTTCTGATTTAACCGAATAAGGTCATTGTCCAACATACGTATACGATCTATTAGGGCAATAAGCACAGTGTTAGCTTCACTGATAACTGGTTTAACTTCTTTGGTTGACCATTCCCACACATATTTTATAATATATCCTAATCCCACGGCCATAACAATCGGAAAACCATATTTGTTGATTAAGTCTATAATCTGGTCCATTATTTTACTTTCTTACAATTATCAAAGTGGTATCTGTTCATATTATGACCTTCTTTGCCTGTTACTCCGCAATGTGGGCACTGTACAGTAGACTTGTTTGCCCATGACTCGGATATTTTCTTTTTAACTTTCGGATCATTTAATGCTTTTAGTACTGCATCTTTATGAGATGCAGATTTTGATTGTCCTTTAAGGGCAGAAGCATAGGTGTTTCCTATCATGTCAGATCTGTTTTTTCCTGTTTTACCATCTGATATTTTCTTTTTAGTTTCGTCGGATCTTTTGCGTCCTTTAAGGACGGAGGCATTTTTATTTCCTACAGCCCATGGCGCAGATCTTCCTGTCAATGCCTTGGATATTTTTTCTTTGTGATCTTCGCTTTTGGGCGATTTTAGAATTTCACTAATTATCTCGCGCCCGGTCATAATCTTAGATAATCCCATCCATGCTCGTTTATCTTGAACCCTGCCATATTGTTTATATAATAGTCGATGCGCTTCTGCATGTTCTTCGATAGATAATTCTATTAAATTATCAGGGTCATCTGTGCCGCCAGCATGTTTGGGTATAATATGATGTTTGTGTTTCATATCATTATTTATGTTTGGGAATGGTTTTTTGAGTTTTGTCCGTCCATTAGAAATTTCACCAACGGATCTACTTTAACCAGCATTTTATTTCCGTACGGTGATTCAATTACTTGCCAAAAATCTCCTGTTTTCCACTCTAACTTATCTGTGTCTAATTCTTGATCTGGCATAATTAAAGTAGGTGTTAAATCCCATACATAATCGACATATTTCATTATTTTAGTCCCTGCGAGCATCGTTTTTGCCATCGGCCCTAGCAATACGGTCTACGTCCGGACGCAAACCTAAAGCATTCGAAACAATAGTATCAATACGTACTACGTCATGATTCATTGTTTTAACACGATTATCTAACGCTGTGATAATACCAGCCATTCCCCTAATAGAACCCAATACGCCCTGTAATAACAGTTTAATAGTCAAGTAAACAAAATATCCACCAGCCAGTGCTACTGCAATAGGGAATCCTAGATCTCCTATTAATTTGAAAATATCTCCCATTTGACGGCTCCTTTTATATCATCGAAAGCTTATTGATTATTTATTTGTACAAAATGTTTTTAACTTGATCAAATTTGATATTAGAAATATTAACTTTGCTGTCAGTAAAATCACAAAGAACTTGACGAAAGTTGTCAACTAATTCATTAACTATAAGAGTTTTAAAGTTTCCGTAAAAATGGTTAAAGTTATAATCTACTGTAGACTTTACATCGACATACATATCATTGAGTTGGGAGTTTGACATCGAACAAAGTTTTTCTATTTGTTCAGTGATTAGCAATATTCTTTTATCTGGATCTAATTCATTGTCGTAACTTTCGTCTATCCAGCGATCAAAAGTTTTAAAACCGTAGCTTTTTAAATATGCAAGATTGCCCGGAGCACCTACTAAAATAAATGGTCTTTTCGACACAATTGGTTTAAAGATCTTTTCAGTGAGATGTAATTTGTGATCATAAAACACCGTTTCGGTGACTACGTGCCAAAGAGCAGATTTATGCATAGAAATTTCTGCTATTCCTGTGTTAGCACTAGCGTGTCCTGGAGGATTGTCGGAATCTATAATTAATCCGTCTTTTAATTTTCCGATATTTTGCTCAACTCGGGCTTTGGCTTCTGGACTTAATCTTGACTGCGGATCCAGAAGTTCTTCCTGCCACGTTCCCAGTCCGTTGTCTCGTAATATTAAACTTACATGGCCGTGCTTTAAAAGATTCTTTTCATATAAATGACTTACTAAATTTAATCGATAACTTCTATCTTTTGTCACTAGTCTGTTGTAGCTAATAAATACTTTTGTGAAATGATTTTCGAATGTGGGTATATATTGATAGTCTCTGTACCAAGCTAGTGCAGCAAATCCATGAAAGAAATAATACCAATTTTTAAATTTAGTTTGTAGACATATATTGTCTACTAAATCTGATTTTTCGCTGTTGGCAAAAATTATTTCTTTGTTTGGAATTAGTTGTAATGACTTATGATTTGCAATACAAGTTTGTACAATATTAGCATTTATAGGTTCTTGATCATAAAAAAAGCAATGATTTTTATAAAGTCTAATTTCTTCATGTATACCAAACGCCAGATCATTGACAGCAGTGCTGCCGAATGGAAAAAAATAGCAGTCGGCTAGGTTTGCGGGTTTAAGTAAATTTGTGTATAATATAAGATATAAATTCTCTAAGGAAAACATTATGACTTTCGAAAAAAAGAAAATTGGCTTTGTAGGTATTGGAAAACTGGGTTTAGATTGCGCCGAAGTTATGGCCGAAAAACACGACGTCTGGGGCTATGATATTTACCCACGCACCAGTGACACTGTGAAAGTTTGTGATATTAAGGAACTATGCGAAAATGCCGAATGGATTTTTATTGCTGTTCCTACTCCACATGCAGAAGGATATGATGGCTCAGTGCCATCTAGCCATATGGAACCAAAAGACTTTGGCCATGATGCTGTTATTGATGCAATTAACAAAGTTAATCAGTATTCCAATACCAGCAAAAAAGTGGTATTAATTAGCACAGTACTTCCTGGCACTACTCGAAGAAAATTTATTACTCTACTAGACAAAAAACATCAATTTTTGTATAACCCTTATTTGATTGCCATGGGCAGTGTTAAATGGGATATGGCCAATCCGGAGATGGTTATTATTGGTACCGAAGACGGCAGTCTTACTGGAGTAGCCGGAGAGTTGATCGACTTGTACAAGACTATGATGCAGAACGATCCCCGTTACGAAGTAGGAACATGGGATGAATGCGAAGCTATTAAAATCTTTTATAACACATATATCAGTGCCAAAGTGGGCATTGTGAATATGATTCAAGACTTTGCCATGAAGATTGGCAATATTAATGTGGATGTGGTCACTAATGCATTGGCCCGTAGTACCATGCGTTTACAAGGACCCAAGTACATGACCGCAGGCATGGGCGATGCTGGTGCTTGCCACCCACGTGACAACATTGCACTACGTTGGCTTGCTAATCACTATGAAGTTGGATACGATTTGTTTGATACCATCATGCATGCCAGAGAAATTCAAGCAAAGAATTTGGGATTATTTTTAGTCGAACAATCCAAAGCTACAGGTTTACCTATTGTCATTCATGGTAAAGCATATAAACCGGACGTTGAATACTGCATCGGTTCTTACTCTACCCTAGTAGGACATTATGTTAAAGAAGCTGGATGTGCAGTATCATATGTAGATCCATTGGCAGATAATAAAGATGAAGTCGTAGCAGAAGTGAATGGACCAGCTGTTTATCTGTGGGCGCATAATCGTAAAATTACCTATGAATACACAGGCGAACAAGCGGACACAAAACCGTATTGTGTAATCGCTCCTGGCAGTATCATTGTTGATCCGTGGCGTAAACTAAGTTCGGCAAACGGTATTACTGTAGTACACTATGGCAATACGCGACATCACTAAGATGCACCTTGCGAGGTTCTGGGATGAAGAATACAAAAATTTAAACTATATCCAAGAACCTTTCAATGATTCTGACAGTGTGGCTCAGTGGGTCACCCAGGGATACTCTGGACCTTTTACAGGGTGGATGTGTGACATGCGTAATCCCCAACCAAGCTGGAATCAAAAATTTATTGACATTTTTGAAGCTAAAGGTTGGAAAGACATAGGCACTAGTTATTATCGAATGGATACAGGCACTGTATTGCCCAATCATCGAGATCTTTATAAAAAGTACATTGAATTATTTAATTTGCAAGGTCGCGAATATAATATATATCGCGCTATTGTTTTTCTAGAAGATTGGGAGTCTGGACATTATGCCGAATATGATAATAATTCATTTGTGGGCTGGCGAGCTGGTGATTGTGTAATGTGGCGTTATGATACACCACACATGGCCGCTAATCTAGGATCATTGCCAAGATATACTCTTCAAATAACAGGTCATCAATGAAAATAAACAGTAAAAACGAATACGATAAATTAATGTCTTGTGTAGTCGGTGACGCCACTGCTGCCCGCTTTCCTGAATTAGATGAAATCTTTAATTATAATAAAGAAGTAACTAATTGGAAAGAAACACCGTTACCTCATGGTAAATTTTCACAGTATATTATAGACGAAGCAAACGAAGATTTACAAATACTTGCAGATACTCTAAAGTCTTCAGGAGTAGATGTATATCGTCCCACAGACATAGATCATGCACATATTGTCAAAACACACGAATGGGAAACAGATGGTATGTACAATTACTGTCCCAGAGATGTATTGTTAGTTGTCGACGATCTAGTTATTGAATGTCCTATGGTTTATAGAAGTCGACAGTTCGAATCGGCCGCGTATTTTAAAATTAAGACAAAAGCTATTCAAGATGATGCACGATGGATCAGTGCGCCTAGGCCAAGATTGCTGACTCAAGACACTTATGTAATGGATGGAAACATTGTTCTCAGCGAGAGAGAACCTATGTTTGATGCTGCAAATATTCTAAGACATAACAATGACATTTTATATCTTGTTAGTAACAGTGGTAATCGACTTGGAGCAAAATGGTTACAGAATATTTTAGGCAAAAAATATCGAGTACATATAATCGACAATCTCTACAGTTATGCACACATAGATAGTACAATAAGTATTTTACGTGATGGATTGGTAGTATTGAATGGCAGTAGAGTCAACGAAACTAATTGTCCAGCACTGTTTAAAGGTTGGGATAAAATATATGTTAATGATGTTGTGCCACAAAATTTTCATCAATATCCTTATGCCAGCAAATGGATAGCACTTAATATGTTAAGTATAGATCCCAATACTGTTATTGTAGATAAAAATCAAACAAATTTGATTACAGACATAGAAAAAAAAGGAATTACAGTTGTCCCTTTAGAACTCAGACACAGTAGAACATTGGGCGGCGGATTTCATTGTGTAACGCTAGACTTACATCGTCAGCACTAAATAAATTATTGAACAATAATAATAATATGAGTCAATTTAATAATTATAGCAATGTAATCTTTGATGCGTTTTGTCTGCATACTAAAAGAAAAGAAATTATCGATCGTAAGCAAGAGATCATTGATAGAATATTAGAATTTTACAATTTTGCGGCTGACAGTATTTTATTTGTGGGATTTAATCCTGCTATTTTTTCTAGTAGAGTCAAAGAAATTTTTATTACAGAAGTAAGCGATGAAATATTTAATTGGTTACGCAGTCAAGGTATTCTTGTAAATAAATTTGATCAGCCTAGAAAATTTGATATTATTGTAGCATTTGATGAATATTTAACCTTTGCGGACAATGAGGATGATCAAAAAAATAAAATTGACTCTCTCTGCAAATTAGCCAATAACTTGGTTATTACAACTATTAAAGATTATAAAAATCAAGAATTCAAAGATAGAGAGTATAGTCAGCCTGTAATTATCAAATCTGATAATAAGTTGACAGCATACACTGAAATTCACGACTGGGATATGCGCGATAAGAATGTATTTACTACAGCGTTATATCAATTGAGCGGTAAAGAAGCGGTATGCTGTGATATGTTTAACAGACGAACTCTTTATTTTAAACAGTTGGCTAAATTTTCCTTAGATGCCGGTGCTGACAGTTTTTTAGTGCATAAAAACTTAATGTATAAAAGTTTAATCAAAAAGAATTACGAACACGTTGTAAGTATTAATTTCGAAAAATAAATCAATGTTTGACAAAACTTTTTGCTCTAGTCCCTGGTTCCACCTAAAATTAAAATACGACGGCACTTTTGCAGAATGTAGATGGGGGGATAAAAAATCCAATCATAATTTTACCACAAGTATTGTGCAATTTTACAATAGCAAGCAAATGTCCCATATGAGAACGCAGCTATTAAATGGAGAGAAACCCGATATTTGTGAAACTTGTTATTATGAGGAAACATTTGGAAAATTAAATGGCAGAATTCGTCAATTGAATAAGAGCGGAATTGATAAAAATAATTTTGCATTAACAACAAGAAGTAGTCCGCATTACAGATTATTTGAATACAGTCAAAATAACAATGGGCAAGCAAATTATGAACCAGTCGATTTACAAATAGATTTGGGCAACGTTTGTAATAGTGCATGTATTATGTGCGACCCATTTTCAAGTAGCAGATTGACATCGGATTACAATAAACTTAGTAAAACAAACCCGTTATTTCCTGTACCAACTCCTTATATATCTTGGACTCAGAATCCAACTCGACTAGACCAGTTTGTTAATGAACTTATTGAAATAAAGAATTTGAAATACATTCACTTCCTGGGAGGGGAGACACTATATGATCCTGCATTTTATACAATTTGTGAAAAACTAATAGACGCTGGTATTAGTAAAAATATCACTATTGGCACAACAACCAATGGCACAATATATGATGATAGAGTGGTGAGATTAATAAATGAATTCGGCGGGTTTCATTTAGGTATTAGCATAGAAGCAGTTACTCCTATCAATGATTATATCAGATATCCTGGCAAGTTAATTGATATTATTCCTAATATAGATAAGTTTTTAGAATTAAGAAAAACAACTAATCTTTTTGTCAGCCTACGAATAACTCCTAATATTTTTACAATATACGATATAGATTTATTGATTAGATACATGCTTGAAAATCAAGTTATAGCAGAGAGTTGTAATATATTACAAAAACCAGCACAGCTCAGAATGGAATTATTGCCAGATGATATAAGACAGGAAATCGTTGCTAAGTTAAAAAAAGTAATAGAAGAGTTTCAATTAGAAAAATATAACATAGTAAATGTACGGGTCACTGAATCAATTAAAAAAGTAATATCCGACATTGCTTATGAATATTTGAATTTTTTAGAAACATATTCCTCTCTGACAAATGAAGAAGAATTAAGACATAAACTAGTTGACTTTATCAAAGGATTTGAATCTCTGAGAGAAAATAGTATTTTAGATTATGCACCACGATATGAAAAATTTCTCCGACATTACGGCTATTGAAACTACTCGCGTATTAGATATAAAGTTGGACTATCGTGTTCATGGTAGGTGTATATTTAACATGAGTATAAACGATCACCAAATCGAATCTGGTGAATCTATTAAGTTAAATCTGTTTGATAACATACTTCTTAAAATTGAACTACTAGATTTTGATGAAGGCACAAGTGGCGTCGAAATCGAACACTTTAGTATCAACGAACTAGAAATATTACCAAAATATCAACATCTATCCAATAATAAAAAATGCTATGTCGATAATCTGGGATTATGGTATTTCGAAATATCCGCACCATTTTATCCATGGTATCATCGTATTACAGGGCAAGGATGGATTGCTTGACAGATAAATTAAATGCTGCTATAATTATGGCATGACTACCACTATTACCCGACGTATTGGCTTTGCCTGCAAATGGATTGATAATGCCACTCAGATTGACGGCATTAAGGCCAAGGACGACTGTAAAAAGTATAATACTGGTACAACTACCATTACTTGGTTAAATAAACAAAGTAAACAGGTTGCTGAAGAAAAGCTTTGGACATTGATGCGCCAGAATATCGAAGCAACAAAACTCTTAGTAGAAAAGGTCAGTACACTTGAACCGCATCTTAGAATGGTACGACTCAGCAGTGATATACTGCCTGCTTACACTGAGCCAAGCTGGTCTTGGTTTTATAGATTACCCGATGTCCGAGCTTACGCAGAAAGACATTTCGGAACCATCGGTGATATTGCTAGGAAGATGGATGTTAGGCTTAGTATGCATCCTGGTCAGTTTGTGGTTCTGGCTAGTGATAGAGCAGATGTTGTAGATCGTAGCATAGAGGAATTTGAGTATCATGCGGATATGGCGAGATGGATGGGGTATGGTCAAAGATATCAGGACTTTAAGATCAATGTCCACATTGCCGGTAGAGCCGGTCCCCAAGGTATTCGCGCTGCCCTCAAAAGACTTACCCCCGAAGCAAGAAACTGCATCACCATCGAAAATGACGAAATCACATGGGGAATCGAAGACAGCCTCGAACTGGTCAACGATCTCGCTTTGGTGCTAGACATCCATCACCATTGGATTAAAACTGGAGAATACATTGAGAACAATGATGACCGTATTAAAAGGATTATTGATAGCTGGCGTGGTATGCGTCCTGTTATACATTACTCCGTTAGCCGTGAAGATGTACTTGTCGGCTATCCCGGACACGAACGCCCCTCTCTTGGTCCGTTGATGGAACAGGGCTACAAAAAAGGTAAACTACGAGCACACAGCGATTTTTACTGGAATGACGCGGTTAATACATGGGCAGTGACTCACAACGAATGGGCAGATATCATGTGCGAAAGTAAAGCCAAAAATTTGGCCAGCTTTGAACTGGCCAAATATGCTCAACTTAAAAATCTAATTTAGACTGTTTTTTTCTTTACAGTTGTTTTCTTAGCTGGAGCTGCCTTTTTAGCAGGTGCTTTTTTGGCTGTCACCTTTTTAACAGGTGCTTTTTTAACAGGTTTAACTTCTGCCGCAGGTACTGGATCGACTGCCTTGACTTCAACTGGTGCAGTCATCGGAGCAGGTTCCGCTTGTGGCGGTTCTACTTTATACGGTGCTTGTTTTTCAACCGCATTATCATTGATGATATCCAATGGATGTTTGTCAGATGATTGATCTTTTTTGGCATTGTTTGCGTTCCAGGCCCAGTATCCTAGAACAGCCAATACCACTAGTGCTACAATAATTTCCATTCTTATCTCCTTGCAAGTTATTTGAATGTATTATATTTACATCAGTGATCGAACACTAAAAAATATATTGATTTATGTTGCAACCGCACATATAATTGCTAAATACTTTGTGGGATGCTACATTGGGTGGGTCCCAAAAGAAGTAAATTTCGTCTTAAGGAGAAAATTATGTTTACATATGACACATTAATCGACACCGTTCAAACCGGTAAAAAACAATTCGTGAATACTTTTATTCAAAACGAAGCTGTTAAAAATGCAATGGTTACGTTCATTGATGCACAATCGGACTATACTAAAAAAGCCGCTAAGGTTAGTATGGACACTGCAACGGTTCTTACCAGCGAATTCATGAAAGCTTCGCAAGAAGCTATGAAATTCGATTACAGTAAGTTTGGTGAAGGTTTTGGCAAAGCATTTTCTGCTGCCAAAAAGTAATACTCAAGTACTACTTTTAATCCATAAAAACCTGCTGTTTTGGCGGGTTTCTTTTTGGTTGACCAATATTCCCAATTTTGCTATAATAATGGAATAGTAAACAAAACGGAGTAAGAATGATTACCGCAGACAAGCTCGCCCTCCTGACTAATTTCCCTGCATTCATGCTTACTCAACTGATCCAGCAGGCAGGCTACAAGAAAGATAAGTTCAACACTGCCAAGTTTTTGGGACTTACCAATGGTGGCCAATTCTGCTACAGTGTTACCTACGTCGAGGACGGCGAAGAATGTAATACCAAAGTATTTCTAAATTATGACTCCGTTGCAGACGCAGTTTCTGCAGATTATTAATATTGTAAAAAAACAACAATAATTTCGGTTGCTCGAAATTCCCAATTTTGCTATAATAATGACATCAAGTAACAAAACAGGAGTTGATATGTCTTACGTATTGTATCACACCAAAGAACGTGGTCGTCCACAAATCCTTCGTACCTATGCAACTCGCAAGGGTGCGCTGATCGGTATGCGAGCCAGCAACCGCAATGCTGGTTATGACATTCGTTATGCTGTGAAGACCAGCGCCAACGGCACTTTGGTTGAGACTGCTAGTAAAGTTGGTGTGTTCGCTACACTTCGCGCACCGTACGGTGTTATGGAGTACGAACTGTTCAACACCACTTTTCCTGTAGGCACCAAGACTGTGAAGAACTTGATGACCGGCAAGGATGTCGAAATCGCTGAAGATACTCCTTGGTGTTGCAATCCTGCATCTGAAACTTATTGGAGCATGTAATGTCTCAGTCTGACACTGTTATTCCTGTTATCGATCTTAAATTTTGTGAATACGACAAAACTCGTCGGGTGCTTAAATTGCCCAGTGAATATGTTGGCATGCCCTTGACATTCTTTGTTCGTAGTCATCACACTGGTAAAGAAGTTAGATTTGTTCCTGTCACTCCCGCTGATGTTTTGTTTGATCAAGATCAATGGGATGGCGAACAACAAATTTATCGTCCTTTGGGAAATGTCTCTGGTGTAGATCATATGGTGATTTATCATGCGTACTAAAACAATCATTGAAGGCTTTAAGAACAGCCAAAAATTTCGCTTCATTCTTCAGTCCACTGATGGTGCTGAAGTTGGCATGGTAATTACCATCCAACAGATGAGCGATTGTTTTGCTACACGAGATGCTCGTATCGCTGTCTGGACTGCCCTTAATAAACTGGCACTGGATCGCAGTAGGGCAAAATATCTCGGCGAGACTTTGCCCACAGGATTGGTTCGTCAAGCCGATGGGTTTCATCAAGTTCAAGTTGATCTTCACTAAGGAGTTTTTATGAATTGCAGTCCTACTCTTACCGCAGATGAGTTCAAAACCGTTCACAATGCAGTCTGTGAATTGGATCACCTTGTGCATCGTCTTGAGGAAGTACTCAAGCCTGAACTGTATATGTCACTGGTCACTGCTCGCAATAACATCCGCAAAGGGCTCGAAGGAGCTTATAAACAGGATGATGATTCTTTTGAAACAAAGAGCCGTCACTACGACGATGTTAAAGCTCAGTTGGGCATGGACCACAGTGAGTGGAGCATCTACGAAGTAGACAACATGGCCGATCGCCATCCCTTTGAAGGCGTGGATCGTGTAGTCTATCGCGACCACTGGGGAAACAAGCCTGTGAGTTGCAGTGTCAATGGCTTGACTTGGGCTGCTCTGTGGATTGCTGCTAACGCCTGTATCAGGGATAGTGGTGACAGTCATCATGTCTATGTCGAACGGTTTAGTCCCGACAAAGATGATTCGCGTACCCTTATTCTGCAAACTGGTTCGTAATTAAGGAATAATATTATGAACGATTGGGATAGAGATAATCTTAATTTCATTATGACGGCCAGCAAACAAGAATTGGCCGCATTCTATGACGAGTGCAACAGCGAAGACTTAAATTATCTATTTAGGCTTGTAAATTGGGAAATAAGCCGACTTCGTGTAGCAGAGGTAGAAGAATTTGATCGAGTTGTCGAAATTGACAAAGCGCAATCTATTCTTAAAAAATTTATGCTCAATAAATAATTGATGAATTTAGTTTTCATTAGTCACAATCTCAAAGATCCAGAGGCATGGAGATTAGCTCTTGGAGTAGAAAAGTTAATTCATTTTAATAATCCAGATAAGCTAAAAGGGTTTGCCGAAATATCATTAATGGTGGATGAGCTAATATATGAAGGAAAATACCCTGTAGATTGGGTATTATATTGCAACAACGAAAAAGGTATTAAATGGAACGAATTTCTTTCGATAGAATCATACATCGATGACAGGTCTGACACATTGTTTTTAACTCAGACTCGTATACAAGGAAAAGCGAAAAATCCAGTGCCCGATCTGTTAGGAAATTTTTATTGTAAACCGCATGTTTTTACATTGTTAGGTAGTCTGTATAAGGTACAAGCTGATATGATTAAAGATACTAGATCAGACTTAGAATCTACAAAAATTTTATTTGGATTGACTCGGGCAGGATTTAATATTAAATTAATATGACCGATTCTTCGAAAACTATAAACAGACTTGCAGTAATCTTAGTCGGCGAACTAAGAACATGGAAAATTGCCAGTCAGTATTTGTTTAAGTTATTCGAAGAACGTGCTCATCAAGTTGATTATTTTTTTGTTACATGGAATGTAACTTCTCAGACTGGGGAATTAGTTTCAGTCACTGACTCTGATGTACTAACTCCGTTTCAATTACATAATAAAAATTTGATATCGTATAAAATATTGGAACCTATTGGCCGTCACAGAACAACATTTTATAATCAAGCCTGGCTGGCCAAATTTGGTAATATGTTAAAGCGTCGTCATGAAATTAATAACAATTTTGTATACGATCAAGTAGTCGAAACTAGACCCGATTGTTATTTTAGACGCAGTGCCACTCCTTGGATTATATGTAAAGATTTTGAGTATGAAGGTGCAGCACCTAAGACTTGGGCCAGCGGCCTATTAGGTATGACTGATGTTTACTTTAGAACCACGAGTAGTACCAACGATTTAATTGCAGATAGATACTATTTTACTAGATCGGCTGACCACTCTCAAATAATAAACGAAACCCATTGGCAATTTTCTAATCATCATTGGGTTATGTGTGAAATTTTTAATAAAAGATTATTGGTACCAGTTAGTCATAACGACACCGGTGATTTCAATTTTTTCTGTTGCATAAGGCCCAACTTTCCAACAGACACCGACTTAGATAAGATTCATTGGAAAACTCTAGATGAAATATTTGTTGGGTGGGGGAGACCATATGATGACTTTTTCTATGGTCCCCGGAGCTCCGAACCAATAATAGAAAATTAATTACTGGTTGATTTAAATTCATATTCGTAGTAAACTACACATCTGTTCAACTTTTATCAAATAAATTATGGGACTTGATCAATATGCTTATGTGGCAGCTCGTGCAGGCCAAAACACAGAGTGGTGGGACGGTGCTGAATTGGATCCCGATACTCGCGATTATAGAAATTCTAAGGTAGACAAACCGCGTGAATTGGCCTACTGGAGGAAACATCCAAATCTGCAGGGATGGATGGAGCATCTGTGGCACAAGAAACGTAATGCAGAAGGCAATCCCGTTGTCGAAGATGCCGATGACATGGGCACATTTAATGGTGTAGAGCTCGAGCTCACGTGGCAAGATATCGATGAATTAGAAAAAGCCGTAAAAAAACGTAAACTACCATCAACTCAAGGATTCTTTTTTGGTAATGATGCTGATCAGCACTACTACGATCAAGATTTAGAATTCATTAAAAATGCCCGAGCAGAATTGTTTCTGGGCTTGAAAGTGTTTTATAACAGCTCTTGGTAAAGAGCATTTTTTGGAGAAGAGCAATGAGCGAAAAAACTTTGAACACGGCTAATCAAGCCATTTTTCATATGCAACTTAACACCGACGAAGCAATTCGTTACGTGGTAAAACATGCCAGTGTCAGCCCCAAAGAGGCTGGTTTGGCCATCAAGGAGACCTTGGTAGGCTATAAAACACGATAAAATACTAGCATATAATCAACGCCCTTTACAGTGACTAAATACCGCTGAGAGGGCTTTTTCATGGCTAGACCTAATCCCATTCGATCTATAATGGCGTACCCGTTACCCAGTATAACATATCAAAGGAAAAAAAGCTTTAGACCCACTGACGAAGATATTATCTACGCATATAATATATTAAACAAATATATTTTTGATAATCAATTAAGACGGCCCGAAATCAATCAAGGAATTATTCACAAAGCGTGGGGGCTGTGTCAATGGTATCAACAAGAACAAGACACAGGATCTTTCTGTTCTATTCGACTAGTAGACAAGTGGTTCTGTTCGCAATGGTTCCTAAACACACTTGCACATGAAATGGTGCATCAGTATCAATGGGACATAGATCGATGGAACCACATCGAACAATACGGAAAAGACATTAACCTTAGTGGCGGTGCCCATGGACCCAGTTTTTATGCCTGGCGCGAACGATTTGAATACTACGATTTAAATTTAAAAGTCAGTTTTGGTCAGCGTCGTTGGTTTAGGCATCAAGACTTTAATAAATGTTGACAACTCTACTATAGTTGTCTATAATTAGGTATAATTCACTATAAAGGAAATTATGCCCAATTTTGTACCAACAGTGCTAGAAAAGACCAGCAACGGTGAGCGAGCCTATGACATTTACAGCCGATTGCTTAAAGATCGTATTGTGATGTTAGACACTGATGTCAATGAACACAGTGCCAGTCTTGTAGTAGCGCAAATGCTATTTTTAGAAAGCGAAAATCCCGACGCAGATATCTTATTTTATATTAATAGCCCGGGCGGTGTAGTGACTGCTGGTATGGCTATCTATGATACTATGCAATTCATTAAACCCGAGGTGTCCACAATTGTCATGGGACAAGCATGTTCAATGGGCAGTTTATTGGCACAGGCGGGGGCGCCAGGAAAAAGACTAATGTTGCCCAATGCGCGACACATGATTCATCAGCCCAGCGGCGGAGCTCGAGGGCAGGCCACTGACATGTTGATTCAAGTTGAAGAAATTTTGTCAATGAAACGAAATTTAACCAATATCTATGTAAAGCATAACAGTGCATCTAAGACATTTGATGAATTGACTGCGGACATGGAGCGAGATAATTTTATGAGCGCCGAACAGGCCGTTACATATGGATTAGCAGACAGTATTGTTGAACGTAGATAAATATTTTCCTACATTCAACTTAACTATGATAACACATCAATCTTTAACAGAAACCAAAACCGTCGTTAAACCTTGGGGACAAGAGAAATGGATCCAGCAAGGACAGGATAATCATTCTTATGTACTTAAAGAAATTATCTTAAATGAAGGATTTAAAACTAGTTTACAAGTACACAAATACAAAGCGGAAACAAATTACATATTAGAGGGTCACGGTCGACTAATATACAGTGATGTTGATTTCGACTGTGACAGGTATGTTGAGGGAAAATATACTGAGCAGGAGTTAGATCAAATTTTGATTAATTTAAAAGTTCAATCTTATGGCCCGGGCAGTGTAATGTCAATCGAACCTGGTACCATTCATAGAATGATTGCAGACACTGCACTACGATTTGTTGAAGCCAGTACTTGCCATTTAGACGATGTCATTCGATTACAAGATGATGCTAATCGTCTTCACGGTCGAATCGATTCAGAACACAAATAATATGTTAACAGTATTGATATTAGCCGCAGGCTATGGCCGGCGTATGGGTCCGTTTAGTCGCATGGTCAACAAAGCACTTATTCCCTACGACAATAAACCGTTAATTAGTCATATCATGGAAAAGTTTGACCTTGATACCAAATTTGTTATTGCCTGCGGACATATGGGACAACAGGTAAAAGACTATGTCAGTGCAGTACATACAGACAAACAAATAGTCTATGTGGATATTCCCGACTATAGCGAAGGCCACACCGGTCCTGCCACTACAATTCAACATTGTGCAAAACATATCAACGGTTCTTTCTTTTGGTTAAGCTGCGATACATTATTTGATTTTGATTATAGAGATAAACTGGACCATAACTGGATCGGTGTTCATCCCGTAGACAGTGATATAGCACAAGACTATTGTTGGGTCGAGCGAGAAGGCGAAACAATTACAATTATTAAGAATAAACAGCCCAGCAAGTTAGCAGTGGATGCTTTTATTGGATTAATGTATTGTGTAGATACCGCATACCTCGACAACCTCAAAGCAGTTAGTGCCCGTGAAGCCTATGAAGGGTTCAATGATAATCTTAAACTCCAGGCGCACACTGTCAGAGGATGGAAAGATTTTGGTACGTATGATAAGTGGGTTGAATTAAGTTCGGGACTTAAAGAGATTAGTTTTCCTAAACCCAACGAAATTTTTTATCACGACAATAATAAAATTATTAAGTTTACAGTAGATAGTACATTAACTGACAGAAAAGCAAATCGAGCACTGCTAAATCCTGTGTGTATGCCCAATGGTATTAGACGCAGTGGACAATTTTTAGTCTACGACTATGTGGATGGTGATATCATTTACAGCCAATTGACCAATGAACTTATGCACAAAGTAATCTCATGGGCAGACAAAGACTTATGGAAACGTAAATGGTTTCCTAATACCAGTAATATTTGTCGAGACTTTTACTATAAAAAAACTCAGGATCGATTACAGCAGTTCCGAGTTAAGTACAGCGATTGGAGCGAACCTTGTACAGTTAACGGAGATCCAGTAGAATCCATAGACACTTATCTTAGTAAGATCGATTGGGACTGGTTATGTAACACCACCGAATGGGCCTTTATTCACGGCGACTTTCAATTTGAAAATGTGATATACAATCCCCAAGCAGATATATTTACTGCCATTGATTGGCGCACAGATTTCGGCGGCGACAGTTACGGTGATTTGTATTATGATTTAGCCAAGATGGTGGGTGGCATTCTATTAGACTATCAAGCAGTTAAAGCAGGCAAACTAGAATACAACGAACACGCAGACTCTGCAACTTTAAATTATTGCGGAATACAGGATGCACAAAATTATATTCAAACTGTTAAAGATTATTGCAATTTAAAAGAATTAGATTGGAACAAAGTAGAATTGTTAGTGGCCATTATCTATTTGAATATGAGTCCGTTGCACGATGCACCGTTTGACAAATACTTATTTGCTTTGGCGCAGTTACATTTTTCGAGATATTTCAATGAATCTACAGACAGCAATTAAGTGGAAAAAGAAATCTAAACTATTTGTAAGTCTTGCGGGCCGTCCGGGCAAGACTGGTGAAAACTTTTATTCTACATTATTTGAATATCATAATATAGATGCCGAATACATAGCCTGCGAGTGTAAAGATTTTCTCCAAGACATACTTTTGGTTCGCGAACACTGCGCCGGGGCCAGTATTACCATGCCTTTTAAACAACTTGCCAGTCAACATATAGATAGATCCGAATCGCCTAATTCGGCTATCAATACTGTGATAAATTACTCAAGCTTACTTGTTGGCTATAATTGTGATTATCTAGGACTCAAGGAAGTATTGGGCGACAGATTAAAAGATCAAACTGTGGTAGTTCTCGGTGATGGTGCAATGGCGGAGAATGTCATTATGTTATCGAATCAGGCCTGTAGCGTTATTCAAATATCCAGGCGTAAAAATAATTGGGATCAACGACACACAAACTGTGATGTGCTGATTAATACCACTGGTATTGGTATGGGCACAGATCAATCTCCGGTTGATTTTATTAATGCCCACACTGTGGTTGATTGTGTTATTGGTAAAACTTCATTGATAAGACAAGCACGAGAAAAAAATAAAAAAGTGATAACCGGAGCAGATATATATCAAGCACAGTTCAAACACCAATTTAAATTGTACACACACCAGGAACCCGACTCGGCAATAGTTAGTTTGGTAGCAAAGAGAGTATTTGAATGATTAAAACATTTATCAGTGACGTAGACGGATGCCTCAATGATGGCCGGATCTATTGGGGTGCAGACGGTAAAAAGCCATTTAAAGCCTTTGGTAATTACGATCACGACGGTGTTAAACTTTTAAAGGACCATATTAAACTAGTTTTTATCAGCGCAGATCGCCATGGATGGGACATTCTAGAATCTCGAATTGTTAATCATATGAAGTGCGATTTATTTTATGTACCTGAAAAGGACCGTTTCGAATTTGTAAAAAAATACGGATTTGATGAAGTGGCCTTCATGGGAGACGGAATATATGATGCCAAAATTATTAAACATTCGAAGATTGGCATCGCTCCAGCACAGGCCAGAATAGAAGCCAGGCTGGCCGCTGACTATGTAACCCCTAGCAATGGTGGAGAAGGTGCATATTTGGATGCTTGCATTCATATTATGAAACAAACAGGTATACTTTATGAATTTTAAATTAGGCCTTGGGCCCATGAGCGTTCGAATAAACGACATATTGGCTAGGTATGCCAAAGAATACCAACGCCCATTAATGTTTATCGCCAGCAGAAATCAAGTTGATGCAACCAGTGGATACGTAATGACCACGGCCGAGCTGGCTAATCAAATTAATCCTTTACGCAGTGATTATCTAATGCTGTGTAGAGATCATTGCGGTCCTTATTTTTTGGACATAGAAAAGAGTCTGAGCCTTGATAAAGCAGTAGAAGCAACTAAGAAAACTATAGCCGGGGATATCGAAAACGGATTTGATCTTATACATATCGATACCAGTCGATGTGACAATCCATATCATGTCGCCGACGAACTGTTTAACTTTTGTTTAAAATTAAACCCAAAAATCAAATTTGAATTTGGCACAGAAGAAAATGTGGGCGTGGCTGCGGGTATTAAGAAATACCAAGAAGATGTCAAGTTTGCCAGTCAGTTTCCCAACATGGAATTTGTGGTAGCTCAGACTGGCAGTTTGACCATGGAAGATCGACAAGTTGGTAGCTTTGATGTGGCCATGGTCCGCAAATTAGTGGGGTATGCAGAGTCTGCCAGAGTTAAATTAAAAGAGCATAATGCAGATTATTTGTCAGCTGAACAAATTTCTTTACGTAAACAAGCAGGAGTACATGCCTGTAATATTGCGCCGCAGCTAGGTGTTATCCAAACAAAAACAATATTGGATCTTGCTGATCAATTTGGAGTAGACTCTGTTGATTTCAAGCAAACAGTATTAGACAGTGGTAAGTGGAAAAAATGGATCATTGACGGTGACGATGATGTAAAAATTGCTGTTGCAGGACACTATTGTTTTAATTCTCCAGTTTATTCTCTATTAGAACAAAAATTGGCCTACTTATGTGATGTCGAATCAACGGTTGAACAAAACATCAAAATTTGTTTGGATCAATATTATACCAATTTATACTAAATAACTTAGTATTTAAAGGCGTAGTTTGATGAAAAAATTATTAGTTTTATTAGCATTTTTACCTTTTGTAGCTTTTGCACAAAAAACACCTCAAGGGGCAACCTACGATGCACAAATTGTACGCATCAATGACGGCGACACTGTAGTCATAGCTGCACCATTTTTGCCTGCACCATTAAAACCTGAACTGGCTGTTAGAGTTTTTGGTGTCGATACTCCTGAAAAAGGTTTTCGTGCCCAATGCCCGCAAGAAGATCAACGTGGACAAATGGCCACAGCTTTCACTAAGCAAGCTATTGCAGCCAGTCAAAAAAGACAGGTTACCTTGTACGGATGGGATAAATTTGGTGGCAGGGTATTGGGAGATATCATCTTAGATGGTAAAAGTCTGCGAGCCATGCTAATACAAAACGGGTTTGCCAGAGAGTACTTTGGCGAAGCTAAAACAAGCTGGTGTAATTAATACAGTTTGATGAAAATTTAAAGGGCCTATGTGGCCCTTTTTTTATTAAAAATAAATATAATATCCGACAACTATTATCTATGAGATACCAAGAAATTAAAATAATACAGGAAGACGAGGACTTATTTGAAATAAACATGAGTCCTGGTAATCTTGACAAGTTAGCTAGTCAAATTGATGCCCGGGCAGGCATGGAGTTTGAAATGATCGTACCAGGGGTTAAAGATCAAGAATCAGAATTTGAACCCGACTATGACAGTGATGAAAGCTGCCGTAGTATCGACGATGCTGTGGAGTTTTTCCATGACGGAGACTATAATAGTCGCAACGACGTTAGGCGACTGCAAATTCAAATGCAGCAGGACTACGGAGAGTGGTTGATGGAAAAGATCGACGAAGATTGGGATAATGATCCCGAAGAACACATCTATCAGTATCTTGTGGCCGATGTCGACACAGCAACCATTGGAGAAATCATTGGTGTCGATCTTTCAGACACTGACGGTGCGACCAAGCAGCAGGTGGCTCAGGCAGCAGAACTGATCAATGAAAATGAACTACAGCCCTTTTTCAATGACGCTAGAGATTGGCACAGAGCAGAAAATGACGGTGCCTGGGACGAAAGCGACTGGTTGGACGAGGCAGATCTTGACCGTATGAGTGCCATTGAAAACGCCTACCAGATCACTTGGCCGCACTGGACCTATAGTAGCGGCGAAGACAACGTAGATGTAGATCAAGTTGCCGATGAATTTGGAACAGCCATGCAACGTCCAGTAAATGCCAGTAGATCATATCACGGTGCTCGTCGTGAAGCTGGCCATTATGTAGTAGAGCCCGACGGCAGTTTAGACCCAGACGGAGATGATGACATGGGTTTGGAATTTGTAAGTCCACCCTTGCCTCTAGAAGAAATGTTCAGTGACTTAGACAAAGTTAAAACATGGGCAGATAGAACAGGATGTTATACAAATGAAAGTACGGGTTTGCACATCAATGTCAGCGTACCTGGATTCAACATTGATAATTTAGACTACATAAAATTGGCATTATTAATGGGTGACAAATATGTGCTGGAACAATTTGACAGATTGGGTAATACCTATGCCAAAAGTGCCATGGACAAAATTATCGACCGTGTCAGACAAAGACCTGAAGATGCTGAAATGCTGCTGGTTAAGATGAAAGAAGGATTAGGCAAGCTAGCAACTAAAGTAATTCACAGCGGTATAACTGACAAATATACCAGTATCAATACAAAAACGGGTTATGTGGAATTTCGGAGTCCGGGCGGTGATTGGTTAGGCGATAAATTTTTTAATCAAATAAAACCAACACTACTAAGATTTGTAGTTGCATTAGACGCTGCCATGGATCCAGAAAAATATAGAGACGAGTATCTTAAAAAACTTTATAAACTACTGCAACCTAAAAGCAAAGAAGATACACTAAGTTACTTTGCCAAGTACGCCGCAGGAGAAATGCCTAAGGCAGCATTAAAGAGTTTCATTAAACAAGCACAATTAGAACGTAAAATTTCCAAAGACCCCACTGGTGGAGAGAAGTATTGGTGGCGTGTGGGGCGTCCAGGTTACGGTGGATCTGTTGAGGTAGTAGCCACTAGTCGAGCAGAAGCTATTGCAGCAGGAAAGAAAGAAATTCCTGAATGGGATTATGCCAAGGACATGACTGCTACTCCGATTCGTCCGTACAGCGACAGTCCGATAATCGGCAGAATACGTGAACCCGAGCCGGTTGGCGCAATGCGTCCAACCAATCCTGATGGCAACTATGTAATTTTTGCCAATAACAGCAGAGCCGGCGATCCTCCTGCTTACCGCTTTATGGCCGCAGACGGGGACGATGCAGAAACAGTGTTGAATCAATGGAGACGTGCAAATCCTGGTGATTGGGAAGTACATTATGATGCCAACCAAAGACTAGGACAGCCTCCTGTGCCGGGCAGTACCCTGGACCGTCAACGTCAGCGAGCTGCACAATCGGGCGGCAGCTTTGAATTTGAATTGAGTCAAACTGATATAGAAAATCGCCTGGGTTGGCCTGATCAAACTGCTGATGCCAACTATGAAGTTGTAAATAGAAATACCTTGCAGCCAGTGTATTTGTTCATTGCCAATACCGACCAGGATGCTGCAAGAAAATACAGTCAAATCATAGATGCCATGGGCATGCCTGGCGCAGCCGAAAACTATGGCTACAGAGCCAGGGGCAGTGTAATGCCACCCGTGGATCGCCAAGGAGCTCAATCAAGTGACCGGCGTCCTGCCACCGGTGGTAACTTCACTGGTGTTTGGCTGATTTTAGATCCCGATGGCAATGTCATACATAGTTTTGCTGGGGTAGGCAACGTGCAGAGTGATGCCAACCGTGTGGCCATTCAATGGCTGCGAGCACACCCTGGCGCCATGCAGGCTGGTGTCACAGTGGTACCAGAGATGAGATAAGTTTAAAGGATGAATTATGAAAGCTAAAGAAATTATTCCAGAAGTCCGAAGAAGACCAGACATAGAAAATATTCCCTATGGTTTTGGCTCAGGGGCTCCAGTTGGTGGTGGCATTCCTGCAGGAAGAATAGAACCTACACTGGGACAAATTGGATCTCAGGCTGCACAATCTGCGGCACGAATTAAATCAGTGAGTCCTAACCAGCCATTGCCAAGCCCAAACGTTTGGCGCAGTGGAAGAGATAATACTCCAATGAGATCTCCAGGAGATAAAGCACAAAACATAGACGATGTTGTGCTACGACAAACACATCAAGCCGCTGGACGAGGGCCTCAAGGCGGACCAATCCCAGTACCTGGTTCGACTACTGGAGAAAAGATAGCAGCCGTTGCTGGTGCAACAGGAGCAGTCGGAGGCATAGGAGCGTTGTTAACAGCACCACTGGGTACTAAACCTACAAGTGGTCAATCAACTCCGCAGGCTCCAGCAAGAGATCCAAATATGACTCAGCAGACGCAGGATAGATTGGGGATATCATTGGACAGTCGGGGACGAACAGCTTCCGGAGCCACTTCGCCACCAGCAGCCAAACCCGCTGGACCACAACAGGGCGTGGTTGGCTCAGATCTGGCCCGCCTCAGTGGTGGTGAATTTGCTAGCCGAGCCGATAGATTGAATCAGGCCAGAGTTGATGCTATATTAGGTTCTGGGTACAAAGCTGGCAGTGCTGCTGCCAACACAGCATTGAGAGATTATTACAAAGCCAACCCACCCATGTCAGACGCCCAAAGACAAGAGTTAGGACAGGAAATTTTCAATCGGAGCATGGAACGTCTTCGTCAGCAGGCTGCTGACGCCAATGTCACAGTACGACCAGCTGGCAGTGACAATTCCACCGAGCCTGTGCCCGAAGATAAAAATGCATTGACGAGATTGATGAAATTGTCGGGTCAACGTTGAAAAATGATTCTAGCAGATTTTTTAATAGAAGCAGAAGCAGGTACTAAAAATTCTGCTGCAATTTTCAGGAAGTTAAAAGCAGCCGGCTATAAAAAGCTAGGATCTGGCGCAGATTCTGTGGTATGGGCCAAAGACGACGCCAGTGTTATTAAAATTCTAATGCCTGAAGACAGCAACAGTTTAGCAGAAAAAACTTTTTTAAAATTTTATGATTTTGTGCAAGCAAACAAAGACATTGCCAATTTACCTAAATTTTTAGAATCTAGTCAGACCATGAATATAAATGGCAAAGACTATACCTTTGTGGTCATGGAAAGATTACAACACATACCGCGTGGCAGTATCCAGGAAGCCATGGTCTGGATACTCAGCGACTATGCTGCTAAAAAAATGCAATGGAAAGATGTATTCAAAGAATTAACTCAACCCAACACATGGAAACATTGGGAACCTCCTCCTGCCAAAGAAAAAATAATTAATATTATAAAGAACATGAATCAGCAAGATATTCTACAATATGCTGTTTTATATTCTGTAATGACCTTGCTATACCATACCGGAAGAATAAACAAACTAGGATGGGATTTGCATACAGAAAATGTAATGCAACGACAAGATGGGACTTTAGTTATAATAGATCCTTGGTTTGCTTTAAATGATGGCATTTAATATTTTAGTACTACAAAAAAATTTGATTGACTGATAATCAAAATAACCGTATAATAACGACTTGTTTATTTAACCATTGGGGTTTATTGTGGCAACTAAAATCAGCAAGACTAAACAAAAAGAGCAGCGTATTCGCAATTTCTTGAGTAACTATACTGTTCCTTTTGAAATGGAAGATGCTGCCATTGATTTGCGTACTATGGCGCAGAATTACCAAAATGGTATTATTCCAAATAAAGACATTGGAGATGCCGTTAATGCAATTTTAGGACCTAGTGCAATTCCTCGTTGTAGCATTGATCCTCGACAATTGGGTGTACCACAATTTGCATGGGCGCCCATGGATGATGTAGGCATTGACCCTCGCTTTCAGCGTGATGTGGCTCCAAATCATGTGCAAAAGATTGAAGCAGATTTTCAGGCTGACATGATTATTGTGCCCTGTGCTATTAAAGATCCTAAAACTGGCAAATATTTGCTGTGGGACGGGCACCACACGACTCGAGTCTGCGAACGTATGGGTTGGACTCATGTGCCTGTTTGGTACACTGAAGCAGACATTGACGACGAACACAGCCTGCAGGAAGCAGAACGTATCCTTATCCTTAAAGCAGGACGCAGTTTCCTTACTATTAATAAAAAGAACAAACGGCCTGTAAGTAATTACGATGCTCATATGATCAGTGTTGAGTGCGGCGAGCCCGAAGCAGTCACAGTGCAGAGAATTGTAGACGCTAACACTTGTCAAGTTAAACGTGCTAGTACAAAAGCCGGTGACATCAGTCACATTGAACACCTTTATGGTGCTTATGACCTTGTGCAGGCCAGTTCAGGCATCAAAGGCATTTACCTTGCTCGTAGTCTGAAGTTTCATCGTGACACTTGGCCTAAAGAAGAAGTGCGCGGCATTATGATGTTGGCGATGGCCCGTTTGTATCAGCAAACGGAATTGCAAACTGGTCAGCTACTGTCCAACGAATTTGATGTTGAATTTGGAAACATCCTTAAAAAGGTCTATGGACAAAGCGAAAAAGTTCATACTCGTATCAAGGAACAATTTGAAAATCATTTCGGCAGTCTAGGTGCTCACCCTGTTGTGGTTACCAGTGGCTTGGTGCTAACTTATTTGAAACATAATAAGAAAGGCTTTAAACTTAGTCAGCCCGAAGCTACTTATCCTGTGAAATAAAATGCGTCCTTATGTTCTATATCTTCGCAAGTGCCCTGGGGTCAAAGACCCTAGGCACTTTAAGATCGGCATTGCGGCATTGGACAAAGTTCGTACACGTCTTGCGGCATATCAAAATGCCGTGGGTCCAGTGTACACTGAAGAATTCATGCATATTTGGCTAGGTGAAGATATTGATGTTAAAGAAGCAGAAAAAAAGATTAAATTAAATTTCAAAGATCGAATCAGCAGTGCTGAAGCAGGATTAAGTGAATGGATCTGCGACATCAACAAACAAGAAATTCTTGATTTCATTGTCGAATTACGCACCGATTATTTTATCAAGCTTCAAGACGGGCCCGGTGAACTGCAACCTTTGACAATGAATAATTGTGAGGACTTGCAGGATTGGTATGATGAAAATTTTATAACTGAATAGTCATAAAAAGTAGTACAATTTTAGGGCTTTTGAGCCCTATTTTTGTTGTATTTTTACAACAAATATTTTGGTTGACCAATATTCCCAATTTTGCTATAATAATGGAATAGTAAGTAAACAGGAGCTGGAAATGAACTTTGAACAAGCACTGAATGTCGTAGAGCAATACCAGCAAGATTGGGCCTTGCCCGGACTGCTAGAAACCTTGATGCAGATGCAGGATTCTTTGGACGAACTGACCTTCAACGAGGCTCGTGCCTATCGCGTGGTTTTTCGTGCAATGGGCAAGCTCTTTGCCCCGGTTTAATAATACCGTTTCAACTCAAAGGAATTCAAATGCAATATCCTGAATATTTCACCGCAGACGATATCATGGAATTTGAGTACGAATATAACCGTATTCGCGATATCGAAGAAAACGTGGGTTTTTGGAAAATCAACGCTGAACTTCAACTTGTTGCACAAAAACAACAAGAAGAACTAGAAGAACTTTTGGTTGACTGAAATTCCCAAATTTGCTATAATAATGGCATACAGTAACAAGACGGAGTAAGAAATGACTGCAATTTATCAAGCACTCACTGAGCAAGAAAAACGTGAAGTTCGCATGTACGGTTGCACCGAAGCACAGATGCGCGAAGCTGTCGAAGAAAGCATTACATTCCGTTTTTCAGGTCCTGCTATGATGGCCGCAAGCCTCATGAGCGACTGCCAAGAGATGGTCAGCTACGGTCCTTACGATGGCGACACACTGGCCAACATTCTCGAAGATCAGCGCCAAACACTGAACCGCGCCAAGTGGATTTTGTTTACATACTGCATGAACAAGGAGACTGCATAATGAGTAAAATGAGCGAACTTAGCATTGACATCCAGGGTATGCTAGTAGAAGGGCACGACCCCCGGGCCATTGCACGATATCTTGAAATTCCTGTGGAATGGGTCTACGAAGAACTGTCTAGGGAATCTGAAGAAGAATCCTTTAGCCCTTTTGAAACTTGCAATAGTTAAAATTTTGGTTGACCAAAATTCTCAATTCTGCTATAATTTAATTTTAAACAAGGAACTGCAATGATTAAATCTTTTGTTACTCATCTGGGCGGCACTGTTACTTTTACCCCTACTGGTTTGATTCACAAGGCAGGCAGCGGTGCGTATAGCGGTCGACTGGCTGAACTGAATCAGAATGCTGTGGTCACTGATCAGCCCAAGCGTGGTCGTGGTCGTCCTCGTAAAGCTAAGTAATAGGAGACTGCAATGAAAGAATATCTACGGCGTGTGGATCTTGTAGTCAGTATATGGATTGATGAAGATGCGGATGTACAAGAAGTAGTGCAAGAAATGAACTATTCTTTTGACCATCCTGCTATTCATGAACACTGTATTGAAGACATCTTAACCGAAATTTGAAAGAAATATAAATGAACAGTTTGAACACTTGCATGAGTTGTGCCAGACAGCACGATAGTTGGCGTGCATATTGCACCAACTGTATGCAGACTCAGGCTATTATTAAACAAATGGAAGAAGCTGAGCGGCGTCGAAATTTTAATTCGCCAGCCAATTCGCCTTTGCCGCCACCTAATTATTCGGGTTACAGTGGCGGGTCCTATGAACCAAGTCGATTTTCTTGGCTGTGGACCAGCGGAATCGGTGCATTTGGGTTTTTCTGTTGGATATTGTATATGTTTTGGACTTTGTTGTTCAATGGCGCCAATTTTACGGGCATGGACCTTGTTGCCGGATTGGTATTCTTGTCTTGGTATGGCAACGAATACTAATTTGGTAAACCAGAATTCATAATATGGTTGACATCAATTTCGTTTTCAACTATAATTTGAATATGTTAGCAAATGGATGTTAACATTTTTTTCAACTAACTTGTTTTTTCTAGGAGTATTTTATGTTTAAAGTTGCTGGTGTTTCCGTTCTCAAGGGTGAAGTCAAAGTTCGTTTTGCCAACGACATGACTCGTGTTAAGGTGTTGGCTAAAAATGGCCACACTGATATTGAACTGCTTGAGCTGCCCGAGGCCATGGACAAGCCTGCTGTGGTCACTTATCTCAAGTCCACTGCACTGTATCAAGACAGTCGCTTTACGGCTGCAATTGATGCTGCTGATTCTAAGTACAACAGTTCTGCAACTGTTAAAATCAGCAAGCCCAAGGCAGAAAAGCCCAGAATTGACGCTATCAAGGCTCGTGCTAAAACAGCTAAGACTGAGCCCGTGGCAGAGTGATCGGCACAAGTGTGCAGGACAAGGCCCGTATGGGCCTTTTCCATTGAATAAATATGATAAAATGGTAATACTTAATTTAATTTTTTTGTTGGCACTAATTGGTATCATTGGATTTTGGATTCATTCGGTGGCCACCTACGATTGGTCAAAATTTGATGAAGACAGCAAAGATGATGATTTCTTAAAGCCATATGATGACAAATAAGGAATAAATTATGAAACAAATTCTTGTAGGATTATTATTTGCATCAAGTGCTGCCATGGCCCAAGATGTTTATGTAGTGTCTGTGCAACCAAGATTTACTACAGTCTATCAACAACAGTGTCAGATAGTCGGTGTACGCGAAGACAACAGCGGTGTGGGTACCGTCATCGGTTTAATTGCGGGCGGTATTATCGGCAATCAAGTCGGCGGTGGCAGTGGTCGAGATATTGCCACAGTGATCGGTGCTGGAGTAGGAGCCAGTGTAGGTAACAGGATCGGACAGGATCAAGTTTCTAATGGTCAGCGGCAAGTGTGCCAAAATGTGCCGGTGACTGTGCAGAATGGTGAAACCGTGACATTTAACTATCGAGGTAGGGTGTTCACGCAAGTATTCACTCATTGATAAATATTTGACACACAGATAATGGCTAGGTGAAACATCTCAAAGAAGTCAACATGGGATATTTCTAAAGGTTTTAGTAGTGGCAGACTTAAATCAAGTATGTTGCAAAAAAGTATAGTAGTTTAACGCTTCGATAGAAAGAAGTTCTGGACCCGGCTAGCATATGCCGGCAGGTCCACCAAGTATGCTAGTCCGGTAGCGATAGTGTGAGTGACTACAGTCTTGTGCGAGTCAAGACCATACCTGATGGGCCTGAAAAGATTCGACAGGGCAACAAGTATTGACAAGATCTACTCGGCAATGTAGAAGCCGTTAGGATTGGGGTCACCCGGTCGAAGACACACAAACCGTAAATGCAAAAGCATCTACATCTGGTAGCTTCAAGTTCAGCGGAAAAGGCGTAAAGCTTGCTTCTGCTCGTCGTGAAGCTGTATTGGCCTAAGTAGCCAAACCCGGGGTTGGTAACCTTGTAACTCAATAACCTAATTAGGACCTTCGGGTCCTTTTTATTTGTTCGAATGTTCGAGATTGTAATCTTTCTGTAATCAATTTGACATTAAATATCATTACAACTATCAAGGAGATTAAATGAAAAAAATCACAGCATTTATTAGTGCATTACTAATTTCTACATCTGCATTTAGTGCAGACATTACCGGTGCAGGTGCAACATTCCCTTTCCCAATCTATGCTAAATGGGCAGAAGCATATAAAAAGGCCACTGGCACAGGTATGAACTATCAAAGTATTGGCAGTTCAGGTGGCATTAGACAAATCAATGCTAGAACTGTGGATTTTGGTGCAACTGATGCTCCAGTTAAAGGTGAAGACCTAGACAAGCAGGGTCAAGTTCAGTTTCCTGCTATCATTGGCGGAACAGTGCCAGTGGTAAACCTAGATGGTTTTAAACCAGGCGAACTACGCATCACCGGACCAGTTATGGCCGAAGTGTTCATGGGAACTATTTCTAAATGGAATGATCCTAAACTGGTAGCATTGAATCCAGGCAAGATTCTGCCCAACACAGAAATCACTGTGGTTCATCGTGCTGATGGTAGTGGCACAACATTTAACTGGACAGATTATCTTACTACTGTGAGTCCCGAGTGGGAGAAGCGTGTGGGTCGTGGTGCCGCAGTTAAATGGCCAGCAGCCACATCGGTAGGTGGCAAAGGCAACGAAGGTGTTGCTGCTAATGTGAACAGAATTAAAGGTTCGATCGGTTATGTAGAGTATGCTTATGTTAAAAAGAACAACATGACATTTCTACAACTACAGAATAAAGCAGGTCGATGGGTAAGTCCAGATGACTTAACATTTGCCGCAGCAGCAGATGGTGCTGATTGGTTTAGTGTTCCAGGCATGGGATTGAGTATTGTGGATCAGCGTAATCCTAATGCGTGGCCAGTGAGTTCAGCAAGTTTCATCATCATGTACAAAGAGCCAAAGAACAAAGCTGCCAGCGATGAAGTATTAAAGTTCTTTGATTGGGCATTTAAGAATGGTAAGAAGATGAGTGAGGAATTAGATTATGTACATTTACCTACCGTATTACAAGATCAGATTCGTCAGCGAGTTTGGAGCCAGATAAAGTAAACCGACCACAAAGATAGAGTGGCGCTGGAACTCGTAACCAGTATAGGACCTATAGGGTCCTATTTTTATTTCAACGGGTACATTGTAATAATCTTGTAACACTGAGACGCAACATTTACAGTAAATATGATTATGTCAACACAACCTAAAACTTATCGAAGTATTTTTATCAGCGATGTTCATTTAGGGACTAAAGACAGTCAAGCGGACAAGTTAAACAACTTTCTCAAACACAATACCTGCGACACGCTATATCTAATAGGCGACATCATCGACGCTTGGCGTATACAACAAAACAAGTGGCGTTGGAAACAAAGCCATACCAATGTGGTCCGTCGTGTGCTAGGACATGCTAAACGAGGCACTCGGGTGGTTTATGTAGCAGGTAATCATGATGAGTTCCTACGTCCAATGATACCTTACGGGTTCAGTTTTGGTCTAGTAGAAATACACAATCAAATTGAACATATAGGTGCTGACGGTAAACACTATCTAGTCACTCATGGCGATTTGTTTGATGGTATTACTAGACTAGCACCTTGGATCAGTTTTTTAGGCGACAAGGCCTATGACTTTGTCTTAATGTTAAATGCTAAATTCAATTGGTTCAGACACAAAATGGGATTTGGTTATTGGAGTCTATCAAAGTATCTAAAACATCGCGTTAAAAAAGCTGTAGATTTTATGTTTCAGTTTGAAAAGAATCTAGCAGGCTATTGCAAGAAGCGTGGTTTTGATGGAGTGATCTGTGGGCACATACATCACGCAGAAATTAAAGAAATAGACGGGGTAACATATATGAATGACGGCGACTGGGTTGAATCATGTACTGCACTAGTAGAGCATTGGAACGGCCGTTGGGAGATAGTAATTTGGACCAAGGAGAGAGATGATGTGGATAATGATACTGCTAGCGATTCATTCAAAAAATCCAAACGACATCCCAGGAAGAATAACGCTGACATTCCCGGACCAGGTATCGTGCGAATCGGTGCTCAAGACGATGTCGTATCAACTAAAGTTTGAAAGTTTTAAGGTAGTAGGCGAATGCAAAAAACAATTCTCATAGTAACAGACAATTTACCGGAGCAGATCAATGGCGTGGTTACGACCTACAAAAATATTGAGGTTATGGCGGTTCTCAACGGTTATCGTGTTGTTTATCTTGATCCCGGGCGGTTCCGCTATGTTGATTGCCCTGGCTACAACGAAGTCAAGATTGCCTTTCCCCGGAAAGTGGGCCAGATACTTGAGGAGATCAATCCGGATCATATCCACATCGCCACGGAGGGTCTTGTGGGTCTGCGTGTTAGACAATATCTTGACAAACACGGTTATCGCTACAATACTGCTTATCACACTAAGTTTCCAGAAGGAATTAAGAAGCTGTTTGGAATACCTGAGGCCCTTACTTGGCCTTTAGTGCGTTGGTTTCATAAGCATAGCGGCAAGGTGTTAACCACCACAGACTCAATGGTCAAGGAGCTACAACAACATGGATTTGATGGAGATATTGTATCTTGGACAAGAGGTGTTGATAGGAACATTTTCTATCCTAGCGATTCTTTTACTAACACTGGCATTCTCTTGTGCGTTAGTAGAGTTTCTAGAGAAAAAAACTTAGAAGATTTTTTTAAACTAGACTACCCGGGTTATCGTAAAGTCATGGTGGGTGATGGACCTATGTTGGAAACATATCAATATCAGTACCCTGATGTTGAATTCGTGGGTTATAAAACTGGTAAAGAATTGGCTGACTACTATAGACAAGCTGATGTATTTGTATTCCCTAGCCATTGGGAGACATTTGGTATAGTTATGATTGAGGCAATGGCCTGCGGTACTCCGGTCGCAGCATATCCTGTACAAGGTCCCCTGGATGTAATAGACCAAAATATAACTGGTTGTATGAATGATAATCTGATTCAAGCAATCAATGACGCAATCTTGCTTGATCGACGAAAAGTTTGGAATGGCAGTCACCGTTGGAGCTGGAGTCGAGCTTGGGAAATTTTTAGAGATAATTTAATTGAAAAATCTTCTACTAGAATCAATTGAAACTCATGACTAGCACCAAAGACTGTAAGGTCCTTTTTATTTTAATGTAATTAGTGTAAATACTATTTTAAGGATGAGCCACTATGAAAAAATCGGCAGTGGCGTTCCTATTCTGCTTAACCAGCACCATAGCCAACGCTCAAAATAATTCTAATTTTACACAAGTACCCAAACCTGTCGTCTGTGGTCCCACTGAACTAATTTTTAAAGCGTTGATTAATTCTGAGATAAACGAACAACCGGTATGGACAGGAAAGAATGAAGATGATCGAAGTGATTACGCATTATTCATTAATCCTAAAACTAATACGTTTACCATAGTTCAGTTTGCAAAAGAATGGGCCTGTATTTTAGGCACCGGTTTTAAATCACAAAAATTTAGTAATTTTACCAAAAGTCTTTGAATATTACTGTTGTACATGTATAATACTTAATTGGTATTTGTTTTTAAATTAAGGAGAAAATATGAAAACAGTTGGCGACCGCCTAGAACCTTTTGTTGTGACCGGTGTGAATCCTGGCAGCGACAAGTTTTTTGACATCACAGAAAAGAGTTTTGAAGGCAAGTGGAAAGTAATCGTTTACTATCCCAAGGACTTTACATTCGTTTGCCCTACAGAAATTGTGGCCTATGATAAGTTGGCCAAAGACTTTGCAGATCGTGATGCTGTATTGCTCACAGGCAGCACTGACAATGAGTTCTGTAAACTGGCATGGCAGAAAGCCCATCCTGATCTGGCCAAGATCACTCACATTCAATTTGCTGACACTCAGCGTTGGAATGATCATACAGGTCATAATATGAGTTTGATTGAACAGCTGGGTGTGTTCTATGCTCCAGCAGGTGCTGCACTTCGCGCAACATTCATCGTTGATCCAAACAATGAAATTCAGCATGTCACTGTGAACAACTTGAATGTTGGTCGTAGCCCAGAAGAAACTCTGCGTGTTCTTGATGCGCTACAAACTGGCGAGTTGTGTGCATGTAACCGTACCGTCGGCGGCGAGACTCTATAATGCTTGAAATGCTGTGGGCCCTGTTGGCCATTGTGTTAATCGATGTTGTATTAGGCGGCGAAAATGCTCTGGTTATTGCTATGGCTAGCCGCGGCTTGCCCGAGCACCTACGGCGCCGAGCATTGATTTGGGGCACATTTGGTGCTGTAGCTGTGCGTTTCTTATGTGTAGCAGTACTGACTTATCTGCTGATGATTCCAGGACTTCGATTAGTCGGTGGATTGATGCTGATTTACATTGCATGGAAACTTACAGCCAATGAACAAAACCACGGTGATGTCAGGGCTGCCACTACATTTTGGGGTGCTATGGCAACCATTGTTTGGGCTGATGCCGTAATGGGCTTGGACAATGCACTAGCCATTGCAGGTGCCGCAGGGGGTAATTGGTTACTGATTATCTTTGGTCTATTACTCAGTGTGCCCATCATTTTGTTTGGCAGTACTATTGTTGCTAAAGTTATAGACAAGTATCCAGACAGTATTTTTGTTGGTGCATTTGTGTTGTATGTTGTGGCCATTAAAATGATTGTACACGAGCCTTTCATCGATAATCATCTAGATCCGTTACACGATTTTTACGAACATATTTTGCCGTGGGCCGGTGCTGTAATTTTAACTGCTAAACAGTATTACAGATCACGAATCAGGAGTAAACATGCTTGAAACCATCTGCGAAACACTGGTAGAAGCTTACCGACGTAATTGGATTACCAGTCGCGATGGTAATGTTAGCATACGCCACCACGATCGTGATCACTTTTATATCACACCTAGTGGTGTGCGTAAACAAACTTTGCAACCAGATCAGTTTAAGAAGATTGCAATTCATAAACATATTCAAAGCGGATTTGGCACCGCATCTTTTAACTATGCTTGGCAAGATGTTCCCTACACTGACATTAGTTCTAACTTAAAACCCAGCGGAGAAATTCCACTACATTTCGGACTACAACGAGAAATGGGACAACACAAAGATGATGTTAGAGTCGTAGTTCACTTGCACCCCACTTACTGTGTTGCAGCCATGCATGCCGGTATTAATTTGAGTACCATTGTCAACGACTTTCCTGAGCTAAGTCGTTATACGCGAGTGGCACCCAATGTGCCAGATGTGCCGCCCATCAGTCAAGAGCTGGCAGATCGTTGCCATCATAACTTACAACTGGATAAGGATGGCAACATTTACTATGACATTGTGGGCATCAAAGGTCACGGTGTTGTGGCCATTGACACCAGCCCGTGGCGTGCATTTGAACATATTGAACGTCTTGAGCACATTTCTAAAATTGTATTAGCCAGTAAAGGTTATCATGATTGATCCAAAAATAGAATTAGCACTGCTCAATGAGAGTATTAGACAGAATCAAACCATTGAACTGATTGCCAGTGAAAACTATACCAGTCAAGCAGTCATGGACTTGTGCGGCAGTATATTGACTAACAAGTATGCCGAAGGCCTCCCAGGCAAGCGTTACTACAATGGATGTCGTAATGTAGACGAGATTGAAAACATTGCTATTGAGTATGCTACTAAGTTGTTTGACTGTGCGTTTGCCAATGTGCAACCACACAGTGGTGCCAATGCCAACCTAGCAGTGTTCAAAGCATTCTTGAACATGGGAGACACAGTGGTGGGCATGGACTTGGCCAGCGGAGGACATTTGAGTCATGGCGCTAAAGTCAACATCAGCGGCAACTGGTTTTTCAGTCACAGTTACGGAGTCGACCCGCAGGGTTTTATCGACTATGATAAAGTGGCACAGTTAGTATGGGATACAAGGCCCAAACTAGTTATTGCTGGCGCTAGTGCCTATAGTCAAATCATTGATTGGGCCAGGTTTCGTGAGATCGCTGATTCAGTTGGAGCACTGCTACTAGCAGATGTGGCTCATTATTCAGGATTAATCGTGGGCGGAGAGTATCCCAGTCCTTTTCCCTATGCAGATGTTGTTACCACTACAACACACAAAGGTCTACGTGGACCACGAGGCGGTTTAATTTTGTGGAATGATGCAGAGTTTTCAAAACAACTTAATAGTGCTGTATTTCCAGGTACACAGGGCGGCCCACTGATGCATATCATTGCTGGCAAGGCACAGTGTTTCTATGAAGCACTGCAACCAGAGTTTAAAGACTATGCTAGGCAGGTTAGACTAAATGCTGACGCTATGGCAGAGACTTTTATCAATGCTGGTATCAATATTGTCAGTGGCGGTACTCGGTGTCATATGTTTACCATTGATCTACGCAATGAGTCATTGAGTGGGCGCGAGTATGCCGACAAATTAGAAGCACAGGGCATCACTGTAAACAAAAACGGTGTACCAGGTGAAACTCGGAGCTTTGCCGAAACATCGGGTGTGCGTATCGGTGTAGCAGCAGAAACAACTCGTGGTCATGATGAAAAATGGTTTCGCGATTTAGCGCATCGTATGATTAAAATTCTAAGAGGTTAACAATGATAGAATGTTTAATTATTGGTGATAGTATTGCTGTAGGTACTGCTATGGCTCGTAAAGAATGCGTAAGTTATGCCAAGGGCGGTTGGAACAGTTGGCAATGGAACAAAGATTATTTGTCTCAGGCCGCCGCCCAACCTGCTCGAACTGTGATTATCAGCTTAGGTGCTAATGATCACAAAGGTGTAAAGACTGAGTTTGAGTTGCGTAAGATGCGTGAAGCAGTTCGAGGTCAGCGTGTTTTCTGGATTGATCCTGGAAAAGATCGCAAGCCTGTGCCGCACGATGCAATTGTAAAAATCGCACAAGAATATGGAGATACAATTCTGCCTCGACCCAAAGATCATATGAGCGCCGACGGCATTCACCCTACAGGCCGAGGATATAAAATTTTAGGAGAACAGGCACGATGACACAATGGGTAGATGCATTAAAGGAATCTAGTATTCCTGATTATGCAAAGGATACTAAACTTAATTTGGATGCCGTAATCAAACGCAGCACATTACCTGCAGAAGAAGCCGAAGCAGTTGCAGTTGCAGCCGCATTTGCCACAGGTAATAGTAAATTTTGGACTTGGTTACACAGTCAAATTGCAGATCGCAAAGAAGCAGACGCGGCACTGACTGCCGCAAGCATTATGTCAATGAACAATACTTGGTACCCATATGTTGAAATGGCCAACGACGAAAATCTAAAAGGTCTGCCAGCACAGTTACGCATGAACGCTATTGCCAGCCACGGTGGTACAACTAAAGCCAAATTTGAAGCATACAGTTTAGCTGCCAGTATTGTTGGCAAGTGTCACTTCTGTGTAAAAGCACATTATGAAACGTTAAAAAAAGAAGGATACACAGTGGAGCAACTTCGTGACATTGGGCGTATCGCCGCAGTAATTGTCAGCGTGTCTAGGGTATTAAGTTCTTAATACTATTTTGTTATATAAAAAATAACAGATTTGGGGCTTTTTGGCCCCATTTTTGTTGTATTTTTACAACAAATATTTTGGTTGACCAATATTCCCAATTTTGCTATAATAATGGAATAGTAAGTAACAAGGAGCTGGCGATGACTGTAAAAGAAATGATGGAAGTGTTGAAGCAGCTGGATCCGAACCAAGAAGTTTCGATCTATGATCCAGAGTGGGAAAACACCTTTCCTGTGGAACGCATCGAAGTTGAGCAGGATGGCGAGGTTGTACTGTACTAAGGAGCTGACCATGAAGACCTACAAAGAAGCGATCTGGGAACTGGCTCTGGACAAAGCTCACCAGTATCATAGCGGTGCTTTGTGGCCCGTGGCAGAAGGAGCAGAGACTGTGGCTTGGATCTTCGAAGTGTCTTTGACGACAGTTCACAAAGACATCCGTGAAGTGTTCCCAGCAGCCTGCAAAAAAGTCTCGCACGGTTGACTAGACTATCCAAATCTGCTATACTACACACATAGACATACTGTCATGCAATTCTATCAAGAAACTACTAAGTGGAAAGATGCTGTTCCCAACGGCATCTACTTGCTGGATGACAGCAAAAGCAAAATGTATGCTTTTATTAAGGCCGGCGAAAAGTCTGTGTTTACGTTCAAGAACCCTATTCGAATTAGCACTAGGGGTCGTACTTTCGTTCCGGTCAAGAATACATTCAACTATAAAATTAAAGAAGATACCACTGAACAGAAATGGACAGTTACCGGTAGTAAAGGCGACAAATATATTGTCCGGCTCATTGATAATGTGCTACAATGTAGCTGTACCGGTTACAAATACCACGGCAAGTGCAAACATGCTGCTCAAATTCAAAAGGAAATTAAATGACTGATCCCTGTCACAGTGTTATTGCTAGCCTCGAAGATCATAACAGCCGATTGAATAAAGAAGCTATTATTTTGATGCAGGCTGAACAAGGCAATGATGAACTTTTTCAAGGATTCCGGCTGGCCTTGGATCCTATGATTACTTTTGGGCTTAAACAAATTCCGGAGAAAAAAGATGCGGATGGTCCTGGGTTGGATTGGGATAGTTTTATTTTCATTATCGATGGTTTTATTAATCGTTCAGTCACCGGTAATGCTGCCCGAGACACTGTGGTTGAACTAATGGATCGAGCTACTAAGGCGCAATGGAACCGATGGTACCGTCGTATCCTTATCAAAGATCTGCGGTGCGGTGTCAGTGAAAAAACTGTTAATAAAGTAGTAGAAAAGAAATGGCCTGACTATGCCGTTCCGGTGTTTAGTTGTCAACTAGCGCACGACAGTGCCAATCACGAAAGCAAAGTCACTGGACGAAAACTCATTGAAGTCAAACTTGACGGCGTTCGAGTTCTAACCATTGTGTATCCTGACGGTCGAGTTGATCAGTTCAGTCGCAACGGTAAAGAGTTTGCTAACTTTCCGCACATTAAAGAACAGTTTGCCAAAGTAGCATCTGGGTTGGCTGCACCTTATGTGTTTGACGGCGAAGTAATGAGCAGTAGTTTTCAGGATCTCATGAAACAAGTGCATCGCAAAGACAATGTCAATGCCGGCGATGCCATCTTGTATCTGTTTGATATTGTTCCACTTGAAGACTTCCAAAAAGGTGCTTGGAATATGAAGCAGTCAGAACGCACTGCTATTCTACAGAATTGGTTTGATAATGAACAAACTAATCTGCCCAGTGTTCGTGTTCTCGAGCAAGAGGAAGTGGATCTTGGCACCGAAGAAGGCAACAAAGTCTTTAAGCAAATCAATCAAGACGCCATCGACGGAGGCTACGAAGGCATCATGATTAAAGACCTCAATGCGCCCTATGAATGTAAACGCAGTCATGCTTGGCTTAAACTTAAACCTTTTATCGAAGTCAGCTTAAATGTTGTTGCTGTAGAAGAAGGCACAGGTAAGAACATAGGCAAGTTGGGTGCCTTGGTCTGCGAGGGTGTGGACGACAATAAGAAAATCGTCGTTAATGTAGGCAGCGGGTTTACTGACGAACATCGTGACGACTATTGGATCAATAAAAATAAGTTGTTGGGCATGGTCGCCGAAGTTCGCGCAGATGCAATAACACAGAATCAAGATAGTACTTATAGTCTGCGATTCCCTCGCTTCAAAGGCTTTCGCGGATTTGCAATTGGAGAAAAACTGTGAACGAACGAATTAAAGAACTTGAAAAACGGGCAACCGAAGAAGTGATGAGGAACACTCCCAGTTTTCTGGTCACAAATGAAATGTGGAAGGAAAAGTTCGCCGAGTTAATTGTTAAGCGAATGATTGACAATGTTGAATGTCACGCTGATTTATATGACTCGCCTGACATTAAGTTTATTTGCGAGAAAATTGTAAATTCTATAAAGTTTGATTTTGGAGTTGAAGAATGAGCCAAGAATTTATCCGTAGTCAGATAGAGTATTATAGAAAGCATTTGAACTGTGGTTCCAGTCGAGATTGGAATCAAATTCTTGGACTGTATCAGTATTATAAAGGATTACTGAAATGAAACTATTCCTCGACACAGAATTCAATGGATTCAACGGTCGCTTGATCTCCATGGCGCTTGTACCTGAGAAACAAACTGATTTTGAATTCTATAAAGAACTTGAAATTAAAGATCAACTACATCCGTGGGTCCGCGAGAATGTCGTACCACATTTGATTCTGCCACCGATTGGTTATGGAGAGTTTCAGAATTCTTTGGCTAATTACCTTTGGGAAATCGGCGACTGTACGATTATTGCCGATTGGCCAGATGATATTCGCCATTTCTGCGAAGCGTTGATCACTGGGCCCGGCCAAATGATTAGACTGATGCATAATGTAAAATTCGAATTGGATCTTGGTATTGAGTACGAATCTTTGGTGCCGCATAATGCACTGCATGATGCAAGGGCAATCCGTGATTTCTATATGAAACGAGAGGCAACTAATGAAATTCAGTGAACTAAAACGATTGGTTGATTTACATCATCGGCCTGATCATTATGAAGATCCAGAGGTAGTTATTCAAATTAAACTACCATACTCTACAGTAGGCGGTATGCCTACTGTAAAACTCAAAAGTGTTCAGATGGGATTTGATTGGGATCATGGCAAATTTATTTTAGTTCCTGAAGAAAATCTTACACCCAGTGATCGAGACTTTGCTGAACAAATGAAAAAGATGCAGGAACGGGCAGGTTGGGCAGATTATGAAAATCGTAATCTAAAAGCGGAAATTAAACGATTGAAAAAACAATTGAAGGTAGAAGAATGAAAGATAAAATTTTTGAATGGATTGGACGTAATAGACAAACTATTGGATACACTGCTGGTGCATGTAGTATGCTGGCAGCACTAAGTTATGCATTGCAGGGAAATAACGGTCTTGCACTACTTTGGTTGGTAATCGGTGGCATGATTGTTATTGACACTCGGAGACTGTAATGAGCATCGATTTGCAAGGAAGTACCGCGGAAGAACGCGGGCAGTGGATTAAAACTCTATTAGATACAGGTACATACGAAATTACATTTACCAAAGTAGATGGCAGTAAAAGGATCATGCCCTGTACTTTGAAATCAGATCTGTTGCCACAACGTGAGCTAACAGAAAATCGTCGCACCAAAGCAAACAATCACGAGGTATTGAGTGTTTGGTGCGTGGACAAATCAGAATGGCGTAGTTTTCGTGTAATGAATGTTACCGAAATTAAGCCTATTTTGTAAACCAATGCCTAAGTCAGGCGTTAAATATTAAGCAAAGACAAATTTTGCAACTTAACTTTATAAAGGTAAAAAAATGAAAAAACTTATCGCTCTTATTGCTACTGCATTTGCAGTAACTGCATTTGCTCAAGCACCTGCTAAGAAAGAAGAAAAGAAAGCTGATGCCAAACCAGCTGCTGCTGCACCTGCTGCTGCACCTGCTGCTGCACCTGCTGCTGCACCTGCTAAGAAAGAAGAAAAGAAAGCTGACGCTAAGAAGTAATCTTAAAGACTATTTCAAAAAATTGGGGGTGACCCCAATTTTTTTGGCTATACAGATACTAAGAACGGTAATCTAGACTATTGCAGATTTTCGGCTAGTAGTGCATAATAGATCTAACTGTTAACAACAGTACTTTTAAAAGGAAATCTATTATGATGTTTTCAACTGAAACTAAAACTGGCAAGCTACTTGCCGCTCTGCAAAACGGTGAAGCACTGACCGAAGGTCAAATGCGTGTTCGATTCGGTCTTAAGAATCCCCGTGCAACTGTTAGCGATATTCGCTATGCAGGTTTTGCTGTCTATGCTAATCAGCATAAGGACACCAAAGGCCGCGTTACTACCAAGTATCGCATTGGCCGTCCTAGCCGTGCAATCGTAGCCGCTGGCTATCGTGCAATGGCCATGGGCATTGTTTAATACCAAACGGTATTTTACATCAAAAGGCGCTTAGGCGCCTTTTTTATTGACGTTAAATATTCAATTTGTTATAATAAAACATTGTAAATAATTCTTATACGGCGGTAAAATGAAATACCATTGGATCGGACATTTTAAAGAAGGCACTTCAGATAAGGTATGGGGTCTAATTAGATTGACAGACTATCCTAGGTACAATGACTATGCAGCCGTGTGGGGGCGACGTGGGCGAGCCTTACAGACAAAAATTCACAGTGACATCGATGCGTGGGATGCTGATAAACTGTGCAACAAAAAAGAAGACAAAGGATATACGGTGATCGATCTCGCGAGACTAGATCAAGTATATCCTGAGTTTGAAGAAGATTTACAAAAAACAGCCGTGTGGGCCATGCTGAAAGTATAAGATGAAAGTTAATGTTATCAGCGATTTACATTTAGAGTTTGCAGACCTTGTCTTGCCAGGTGGGGACGTACTCATTTTGAGTGGAGATATCTGCGAGGCTAAAAATGTAAAACGTGATCACTATAACCAAGATCATGTCCAATTTAATTTTGAACAGAAACGCAGTGATCGCTACGTTAGATTTTTCGTAGAAGAATGTATCAAGTATAAACATGTGATTTATGTAATGGGCAATCACGAACATTATGGTTTTAGATTTGACAAAACATATAACCATCTTAAAGAAAATTTGCCTGACAACATTCTTTTATTGGAAAAGGAAAGTGTGGAGATCGACGGTGTTATTTTTGTAGGAGCCACTCTTTGGACTGACTGCAACAATGCTGATCCTATTACCATGTATACACTAAAGCATGGAATGAATGATTATAGGGTAGTTCAAAATTTCTACCCGGACAAAAATCAGTATTTTAAATTGATACCCGAATTTACCTATGCAGATCATATCAAAGCTAAAAGTTTTATTTCAACAACTGCCAAGAAAAACCCAGATAAAACCATTGTGGTGGTAACTCATCACAGTCCAAGTAAACGTAGCATTAAGCCCAGGTATGAAAAAGACTTTCATATGAACGGTGGTTATAGCAGTAACTTGGATGAGTTTATCATGGATCATCCCAACATTAAATTTTGGACGCATGGACATACTCATGATGATTTCAATTACATGATTGAGCAGTGTCGGGTGATCTGCAACCCACGAGGATATGTTGGCTACGAAGAACGTGCCCAAAATTTTGATCCTACTGTAGGTTTCGACCTGTAAAATACTAATATTTCGGTAGTTAACTGCTATTATAAATATTAATTCAACTGATTTATGAGTATATAAGTGTTGACACTGACTCGTAAATAAACTAGAATATTTGTTATTCATTAAAAAAGGAAATTTGAACTTATGAAGAAAATTGCAATCATCGCGGCTTTGTCCGCTCTTAGTTTTGCGGCCACTGCTCAGGTCACTGTTTCGGGTAAAGTCAGCGAATGGGTTGATAATACCAAAACAGGCAGCATCAGTGCAACTGGTTTGACTGCGGATCCAACTAGTAACATTACTGTCAGGGCTTCGGAAAACTTAGGCAAAGGACTAACTGCTCGTGTCGTCGTTGACACACGAATTTTAGCCAATGATCCAACATCAGCAGGCACACAAATTGGTGATCGTCAAAGCACTGTTGGCCTAGCCAGCAAGGTTGGCAGTGTCGACTTAGGCCGTAATGTACATAGTCAGTTCTTGGCAGTCAGTAACAATGATGCTTTTGGCACATTGTATGGCAGCGTAGCTGGTGATGTTCATAACCTTCGTGGTCTGCGTTTTAGTAATGGTGCGTTTGTTGCAGTAACTCCAATGAAAAACGTGTCAGTGACCTATGACCGCTCTAGTAATTCTGCTGCTGTGGCAGAGTCAACCAGTTATAGCCTAAGTGCTAAAGTTGCATCAATTGATGCAACGTATGCTCGCTTTGAACAAGGTTCTGCAGAAGTCAGCGACGTAGTTGGTGTTAAAACTAGCTTTGGTGCTACCACAGTGTTCTATAGTCACAGTGATAACAAGAGCGCAGTTACAGGCGAAACCAAAAAAGGTAACTTGATCGGCGTCACACAAAAGGTCGGAGTAATCACTGCTAAAGCCAGCTATGGTGAAACCAATACAAAAGTCACTGCTTACAACGTAGGCTTAGACTATGCATTGAGCAAGCGTACCGACGTCGGTGTCGCGTATCGTAGTGTTAATCTAACAGGAGCAACAAACGATGTTAAACAACTTGGTGTCGGTCTAACTCATCGCTTCTAATTAGTTGACATTTCTCTAAAAAACGCCTATACTGCTAATAACGGTATAGGCTTTTTAATGACTGAAAACAATAGCGCAAAAGGTCGCACAAGTTTTGATGCCAACGTAGGCGGACAACTTGTAAACTTTATAAACAAAAATGTATCAGAATACCCAACTGAGGCAGGCAGCCCTAAGTTTGATTTAGTACCAGTTACTAAACAAAAAGATATCATGATCAATGTGGCAAGGATGCATGCCAAACAAGAATATGATAGAATCATGGAATTGGTCACTGTTCTACAACGGCAAGCCGCTGATATTAAAAAACGGCTGGACATAACTGACATGGTTCATGCTGCCAAATATGATTTTCAATTATATCATGGTCAAGCTTATTGGTTAGTGTTCGATCAAAGAAAACAAATAACTAGATTAAGTCGCATGGGGCCCAATGATTGGTGTACGGGCAAACCCACAGAATACGAATACATCTGCCAGGTACAATGGTTAGGTGATCACACATGGATAGAGGTTAATTAATGTCTTACACAAATTACGGAAATATTACCATAGATAATTCATATTACACAGGAACATCCTATACCATTGACACCACCACAAATCCCCTGGGAATTTCACCGATGAGCGGCACTGTGCTAGGTGGTGCAATAGGCAACCCATATACTATTACTGGTTCCAATGGTACTTGGGGAGGGTTATACAGCAGCAATAGCCCTACGGTAAAACTAGATCAAAAGGGCATCGAAGTCCTTGAATCAGCCGATATTAAATTAGGCAACGTCAGTCTTAAAGATTTCATTAATAGAATCGAGCAAAGATTAGCATTATTAAATCCCAACCCTGAACTTGAAAAAGAATGGACCGAACTCAAAGAATTGGGCGATAGATACAGAGAGTTAGAAAAACAAATCACCGAGAAAATGAAAACTTGGGATATTCTAAATCGTGAAGATTAAACAAGTCGAAGACAAATATTGGTTAACTTGGCCTGCTCATATTTTAACAGCACAAGAGGTTAAACGTTGGTGCTGGGAAACGTTTGGTTCAGGGTGGGGTTCTATAAAATTAGGCGTACCAAACAATCAAGGTAATGCAAATCATATTCTTGTATTTCACAGACTAGCTCACGCTGAATGGTTTTTATTGCAGTGGAACGTTGACTGAAATTCAATTATGCAGTATAATGACGAGATGAAATCCATTATAATTGACGGTGATCGCGTTAGTACCTATGACGCAATACAATGGGCCAGTAAACAATTTGGTTCGAATTTTAGTATTCAACATGAATTTCCAGGTAAAAAATGGCGATTTGAGTTCAACGATTCTAAAGAAGCAATGTTATTTGCACTAAAATGGTCTCACTGAATCATGAATAGAGACATGGAAAAATACGAAGAATTCGAAAAACGCATGAAGGAAAGATTTCCTAAAATGTTCAGCCAACCATATGGCGGTTTTGCTGTAGGCCCAGGCTGGTGGCCTATCCTGGAATCATTGTGTGCTAACATTCAGCATCACAGTGATTGGAAAGAAAAACAAGGCAATTTTATTCCCCAGGTCACTGTGGAGCAGATCAAAGAGAAATTTGGTGGACTGCGGTTTTATTACAGCGGCGGGGACGATGCTATTGACGGCATGGTTCGTATGGCAGAGTCTTGGGCCGAACATGCTTGCGAAGAATGTGGCAAGCCTGGCCAGAGTCGCGGAGGCGGTTGGATTAAAACTTTATGTGACGAACATGATGCAGAGCGTCAAGCTCGTTATCGAGAAAGATTCAAAAACAATGATCAGTCTTAATTTCAACTTACGCAATCCTTGGAGCAATACATTTAAAAACTTGTGGTGCTGTGTGTACCATACGCCATTCAAGAACAAGTTTATTGAACTAGAAATTATTCATGACTTTACTTTGATATCGTTTATGTTTAACTGGACTGTACGGCAAAGTCATGCTGGGTTAGATATTGAGTTAGGCCTGCTTGGCTATAACATACATTTTAACTTTTATGATAACCGTCATTGGGATGGGAAATCAAACCGCTGGGAGTCATAATGCCCAACTACGCAGAATATTTTGCCAAAAAGGCATACAAACCTAAGTATCAGATTGGCGACAGAGTGTTTGGATACTACAAGAAAATTCCATTTATCGGAAGTGTGGGTAATGACACTTTAATCAGTGAAATCGAAGGTCCGCGCATAAGTGTGCATTTAGACCTGCCTATGAAAATAGATCAAGAAATTCGTAGGGTAATAATAGTTAAACATAAAGATATAAAATCAAAGTTAGTTAACTATTTCGACACTAAAACTGCATGAAGTATAGAATCGAAGTTCGTAATTTTCAATCTAAGTCAATCTCAGTGAGAGTTTCTAAATCAACTATGTTTGATGGAACCTTTATTGAAATTGATAAAACAGTTGCAGACGAAATCGATGAGTGGGTAGTATCGTCTAAAATAGGTCGACGAATTGCTTGGGATATGTGGCAACTAAAAAACAAACAAGCAGTGACATTGTTTATGATGAAATGGTCATGACTATAACCTATAAACCTTTAGATTTAATTCCCAGCGTTCGTGTACCAGTTTTGCATAAGGTGGTCTATGCTTACACTGCGGACCATGTGCAGGCATTTTATCAACGCAGTTACAAGGATCACTTAGTAGATGAATGGTTAGAAAAAAACTGCCGGCATCGTTATTATCACAGTCCAGGCTATCTTCAAGAAAAATTTATACAGTTTGAAGATGACCAAGAAGCAATGTTATTTGCACTGAGGTGGGCATGACCACTGTAACTCGATACCGTAGCAGTGATTTTGTTTACAAAATCTTGATGCCAAAAGAAAAGAATCAGTGGCAGATTGATCAATGGTGTATGTATCAGTTTGGGCCCAGATGGAGTGTAACTGAAAATAGACAAGGCCGATGGTGTTGTTTTTGGCGTGGCCCAAGATCCGAAGACGGCGCTCACTACGAGTGGTTGTTTGTGAACGAAGCCGATGCCTTGTTGTTCGCCTTGAGGTGGTCATGAGAGAACTTAAAAAAGAACTATGGCCGCATAAAGTAGTGCTTGACACGCCGGATTCAATAACTGAAATAGAGATATGGTTAGGGTCACGATTGGGAACATTCAAAGGTCGATGGAACGTAGTCTACTATCATAATCAAACACATTTTTATTTTCGACTGGGCGAGGATGCAACGTTATTTTCTTTGAGGTGGGCGTGATTCAAGCCAGCGTTCGATTATATCATCCACCTCAACGCAACCGTTGGATAGACGAAAGTCCGATCAATGAGTGGTTGCTGGCACATGTGGGAGTTCACGCGAGATTCAAAGATCTTGTAGATGAGGATCGGCCGTGGCACGTGGATCATGAACAAAAATATCTTGAGTATCATTTTGCCCGTGAGCAGGATGCCATGATGTTTAGTTTGAGGTGGGTATGAAAAATTATGTTGTAATACCCTACGACCCAACTTGGCGAGCATTAGAGTGGGCCAAAGAACATTGTCCAAGTTACATCACTAATGATCGCGAAGTTACGCAGCCGAGACCTTATCCCGATCATAATATTGACGATATTAAAATTCGCTTTTATTTCGGCAACGAACGGGATGCAACAGCATTTGCACTTAAATGGGCGTGAACACTATGTCAGTAATTAAATTATCTCAATTTGAGTGGGACAGTATTTTAGTAAAAATAGAGAATGACTATGGTAAAGCTGTGGCACTGATTCGAACAGCTATGCGACGAGAGCTGGGCTGTACCCCAAGAACACATAGATTTTGGAAGCCCGATGAAGGTACAGGTGTCTACGACGGTTATGGGAATTATGTAGAAGAAATTCATTTGGATTTTTATGATGATGCCAAAGAAACCATGTTCAGATTAAAATATCTATAGTTATGAAAAAGAAAAGAATGTTAACTAATAAAGATATATTTGCTGATTGGAAAAATATGCGATTTATTGTTGCGCCTAATTATACATTCAGAGACGATAAGATTAATTTTAAACATTTAATTATTTTAACCGACATTAAATTTTGGGCATTGGCCTCAGATGACTTAGACTGTTGGTGCGAAGAAAATAACTGTAAAACAAAGGGAATGACCGTAGAAATCCCATCTGACAGGGAATTAACACTGTTTTGTTTACGATGGGCTTAAATAATAGATGAAGTATATTTTTTCATTACTACTGTTACTGTGTTCTAATTCGTGGGCATGGACAAATGCTTCATCGATTTTGGTAATCGATGCCAGCACTGCTCGAATCATTCACGAATATAATTCCAACTCTGTTCGGCCAATTGCTAGCATAACTAAATTAATGACAGCTATGGTAAGTTTAGAATTGTATAGTCTTGATGATTATGTTATGATAACCAAAAAACAAAAGATATCAGTCAAAGAACTGTTGACCCGATTACTGATCCGCAGCGATAATAATGCAGCAGAACTTTTGGCAAAACATCATCCGCAGGGCCGTAATGGATTTTTAGCTGCAATGAATACCAAGGCTAAAAATTTAAATTTGCATGACACTGTGTTTAATGATCCCAGCGGATTAAGATCTGACAATATTAGCACTGCGACAGAAGTTGCGGCACTGACCATAGAAGCATCAAAGTTTGATTTTATACGAGAAATCAGTGTTGTTCCACAGACAAAACAACTCACCAATACTAATTTTCAAATTCTTAAAGACTATCACAACATTTTAGTTAGCAAAACAGGATTTACCACAGCCGCAGGTAGATGTCTTACAATGTTGGTTGACCATGGACAAACTCGTTACGTAATTATAATTTTGGGAGAATTAACCAAAATGGCTCGAGAAACCACTGCTCGAACTTTATTACAGGTCAGCGCCAATAAATACAGTTATAATTGACATATTTTACAGAAACCAGTAAAATAACACTATGACCGCAATGAGCAGAAGTCGACAAAGACATACCTTTCAGGCAAGACGTGCAAACAGCGACGAGTTTACCAAGATTATGGAAGAAATTCGAAATCAAGATTTCTCAAGAGATAACGATGAGGAATGGCAGAAAAATAATATGGAATATGATCTACGCACCACTGATTGGATTTTGGAAAAAGTTCGAAATAGTAAAACTTATTCCCAAAATTTATATGCTGCTATGTGCAACAACGATTTCCAACGAAATGATGTATTACCGATTCTTAAAGATCAATACTGGCATTGCAGTTGGAGATACGCCGGAGGTATCATTGCTGACATGCGTGAAGAAGGGGACTACATTGATTGGTACTGTTCAGGCATAGTGGGAGATTCTGACATCGATGAGGGCGAATATCGTACCAAAACAGGATATGTACCTGAGTGTACCATCACCGACGAAATTCGAGAAGACCTATTCAAATTGGGATGGTTGTGTTTTTCTGATAAAGATTAATTAACAAGGAGACTGTATGTTTGCAACTGTGGAAACAAAATTATGGCGAACTGCCAGCGAAGTAAATGAAGCAATGGTTCGAGTTTATAATCATATGCTCATGGCCATTGTAACCAGCGGTGTAGTAAGTTATTTGGTTAGTTCTAGTCCTGGGCTCATGGCATTTTTCTTCACTGGATTTATGAAATGGGTTGTGCTGTTTGCACCATTGGCTTTTGTGTTTTTGGTGCCTGTATTGCTAAATTCGGGAATTTCCAGAACGGGCAAAATTTTAACTCTGCACGGCTTTGCTGGACTAATGGGACTGAGCATGGCCAGTATCTTTGTGGTCTATACACTAGGCAGTATTGTATCGGCATTTTTGGGTGCTGGGGTACTGTTTGGCACTATGAGTCTTTATGGCTATTTTACCAAACAAAGTTTGGACAGTATCGGTAAATGGTGTTTTGTGGGCTTGATCGCAATTGTGATTGCTAGTATAATTAATATCTTTGTTGGCAGTAGTCTAGCACAAATGGTAATCAGTGCATTGGCTATCATTATCTTTTTGGGATTGACTGCCTACGATACTCAACAAATCCGAGAAATGGTCAGCGAACACACAGACGACAGCATTGAAATCAGTGCGGCGTTGACTTTGTATTTGAATTTTATTAACTTGTTTATCAGCTTACTTCAACTATTTGGCGGGAAAAAAGATTAAATGGCACAATACGCACATTACTGGAGTTGTTCAAATTTTGCAGACTGGGTTCGCGGTACTAAGAAACTCGGTGCTGGCACATCCGAGGAATGGGATGAATGGACCACTGCGGCAAAAATGAAACACAACTTCCGATATTGGTTAGCAGAAGACGGGTTAGATCATCTTCAAAACTTTGTTTATTACATTCCCAATTGCTTAAATGATATACGATATTACATTAATAATCGCTGGGTCTCTCATAGTCATCGCCTTACAGCAAGCCCTAAGGACATCAAACCGGGTTCATGGTGTGATGTGGGCAATCGTTTTTTGCCTTGTCTATTTAACGAGCTTGTGGATTTTGTTGAAATAGAACAAGCATGGCATCACTGTATGTGGAGTGACGAGGCTAAGACTAAGTTCAACGTGCCTTGGTATCGTAAAGGTTGGCTGCGCTGGCGTACATGGCGTTGCCCAGAAGCTGGTCTAGAATATTTGAAATGGGCCGCAGGTCTTAAAGTCGATGAAACTATGGGAGTCGAGCCTGGTGAAAAAGGCTACGGAGAGCCCACATACCAAGCCAAAGCTGCTAAAGAAATTATTGATCTTTACACTTGGTGGACTGTGACTTATCGCAATCGCCCTGATCCCTATGATGCCAGTGGTTGGACTGCTCACTGTGACGCTATGCGAGCAAAGTACCCAGGCAGTTTCTTGTCTAGTATAAACTCAAAAGATCCGGTAGATCGTCGAGCCAGCGATAAAGCACACAAGCTGCTTCAAAAGATAGAAGCAGCCTACGCTAAGGAAGACGAAGCTATGATGATTCGTTTAATTAGAATTCGTGAATCACTGTGGACTTAACATGAGCTCGGATACTTTTTTTGAATTTCTTGCTTTTTTTGTACAAGTTATTTTTTGGTGGTTTATATTTCAAACAGTGTTGGCTGTTCTCTTGCGTATGCGAGAAAACAAAGAACAACGTTTCAAAAACATGATCGAAAAATTAGACGAAGTTACTCATCGAGTTTTGGTTGAAAAACACGGGGATATGTATTATTGGTTTGATGCAGATGATAACGAATTTTTAGCACAGGGTAAGAGTCTCGAAGACACCATAGATATCCTTAAAAAGCGTTTCCCCACCCATATGTTTTTTGTAACCACCGGGGACAAAAAATATAAAATTGCTAGTCCGAATTGGAATTTAGAGCCCTATTAATAAAAAGTATTACTTGCTCAAAAACATTAATTCTGCTATAATGTACACAGTTTAACACTGTCGGGTCATTTATATGAGTATGCATCTCCATCATCCCAGTCTCAGTCTCAACGGCAAGAAAAAAGGCAAAGTTAAATTTCGCAATGCCGAAGAAGCTCGCCGAGCTCGCGAACTGGAGGATTCTTGGAAAGATCTACAGAAAAAATGGGGAGTAGATGAGCAGGAGCGTAAGCGCAAACGTGCATTGGCTGCGCCGCCCTTGCAGGGGAATTATAAACTCAGTGTGCCCCCTGGCCGAAGTACTGCTCATATTCCCAGTCTTAACAGCGGTGCTGGAGTAGCAACTTTGGCGCCAGCAAAAGTATACACGGGCACAAAAGTCAAAGGTATTGCAACCATGCATAAATCTAATGCAGTTCCAGTCTTCAGTGACGAAGAAGCAGTTGAAATTTCTAGAATGAGGCGTGGTTAAAACTTGTATTGGTAGGTAAATAGACATTTAAGGAGAAATATTAAAAAGTGGCAAAAGAAGAAGGTATGAAAATGAATGGTGTTGTAACCGAAGTGTTAGGTAACGCCATGTTTCGTGTTAAAATTGAAAACAGCGAGTATCTAGTTACCGCTTATATCGGCGGAAAATTGCGTAAGCATGACATTAAAGTTATTGCAGGCGATAAAGTAGTCATGGAAATGAGCCCATACGATCTCACTAAAGGCAGAATTATGTATAGAAATTAACTTCTATAAATAGTTGTATGTCCGATCTAAGAAACTTAATTAACCTAGTAGAAGCAAAAAGCAAACAAGATTTAGTATTAGAGAAACTTCCTTATACTAGATCGGGATTGGCTCCAGTAATGAGTCAAGCCACCGTCGATTATCACTACGGTGATCTTGCCAAAGGTTATGTGGATCGTTACAATAAAGGGGAAGGGGATCCTGTTTTCAATGAAGCAGGTGCATTTCTACATAATATTTTCTTCCCACAGCTAATGGCTCCAAAAAATGCCAATTCCCCAAAAGGTGCCAGTTTAAGTCTAATAAATCGACGTTACGGTGATTTTAAAAGCTTCAAAGAAGAATTTAAAAAAGAAGCCATGAAGATACAAGGTTCTGGTTGGATCTACATGGCCCGCAACGGTGATATCAAGACTATAAAAAATCATCAAATAAAAAATGATATTGCCTTGCTTATTGACTGGTGGGAACATGCATGGGCCAAAGACTACGGCGCCAATAAAAGCAAATATCTAGATAATATTTGGCGTTGTATCAATTGGGACAAAGTAAACATTAGAATCTACGCTGGAAAATAATATGCTAACTTTAACAGAAAATGCAGTACAAAAAATTAAAGAACTTCTGGCTGAAGAAAACAACCCAAGTCTAAAACTTAGAAGTTTCGTTCAGGGCGGTGGTTGTAGCGGTATGCAGTACGGTTTTACATTCGATGAAACACAAAACGAAGACGATTTTGTAATAGAAAATGATGGTATAGCAGTGTTGGTAGACTCAATGAGTATGCAATATATGGATGGTGCTAAAATCGATTATAAAAACGATTTAATGGGTTCGAGTTTTAGTATTGATAATCCAAATGCCCAAACTAGTTGCGGTTGTGGTAGTAGTTTTAGCCCTTATTAAGGTTTAGACTAATTAGTCTAAACCCGATAAATAAGTTAAATGGGTTTTAGACTATGACAGATTTCGTTTATGTATACACCGGTGCTGCACCAAATGACGGCACAGGTAATTCTATCAGGGATAGCTTTACTATCCTAAATGAAAATTTTCGCTGGTTTCACGGCAATATTTGGCCGGATCAAAGCCAAAACGATTTAACTGCTAATATTACCAGTACTTACATCAGTAGATTTAACTTAGTACAGTCTGGTGAAGTACAAAGCGGCAGTTTTGGAAATACAGATGCATCTTCTACTTACTTAGGCAACGTTTTTACTGCTAGTAATTCATTTCAAGGAAGGTTAGGCGCACATGGTGGAAATGCTGCTATTGTATCAACTTTAAGTGCAACAGGAAATGTAGCTGTAGCAAATTTAACAGTTAATGGATCCGCTACATTAAGTTCTCTTACTATCAATAGTTTAAATAATACCGTAATAGGCAACATTACTCCAGCAACTGGTGCGTTTACTACTATATCGTCAACTGGAAGTATAACTACAGGCGGGGATGTAATTTTAACCAATGCAAATGTTACCAATGTTAGATATCTGAGCAGAAATGTATCAAATTTTCTATCAGCTAATTTACAGTCTAGTGCCACAATTTCATTATCAATAGGTAGCGTCGGACAATTCAATGCTGTTAGTATTAATACCAATGCCACACTTGGGTATTCTACTATTTCTACTGGAGTTGAAAGGATATTAGTTGTAAAAAATCAAAACGACGGTGTAGTTAGACAGATAACATTACCCAGTGCATTTAATAACAAAGGTAATGCCACCATACTAATTGGAGCAAATAGTTCTGCAATGTTACAATTCATACCATTCAACACTGATTCCGCAAATGTATACGTAAACATTACTAATACTTAAAATATGTCAGCACCAATTTGGTTAACCAACCCCGGCGATCTCGGTATTATACCAGAACAAGAATATTTTGAATTCTTTTTCGATGCTTATAATCCGGGTGGTGGTTCATTGACTTACAGTGTAATCGCAGGCCAATTACCCACTGGATTAGAAATTAAATCCAATGGGTCTATGTTAGGTATACCTAGCGGAAAAGTGGGCGGTGTACCCAGTGCTGTGGAAAAAGTGACTGTCAGTGAATTTACAATTCGTATTACAAATTCTAATTATCTTGTTGCTGATAGAACTTTTACACTTACAGTAGCTGGTATATTGCCGCAGACTATAACACCAACAGCCACTGATCTAGGTACCTTTGTTGATGGCACTTTTATTGAGATCGATATCAATACCATAGAGCCCAATCCTTATTTAGATTCTACATTTTCTATTATCGAAGGAGAATTGCCTCTTGGACTATCACTGGACCCTATAACCGGCATTATATCAGGTTATGCTGAACCTGTGCAAACAGGGCAGTCATCGGGTAATTCAAATTTTGACATGAGCCCGTGGGATGAATATGCATTTGATTTTACAGGTATAAGCAGTAGTAAAAATTATCAATTTACCATCAAAGCAGACAACGGTGTAACCATTGAAACTAAAATTTACACCATATATATTATTGCTATCTCAAATCTAACAGCAGACAATGATATTTTAAAAGCAGACAACGTAAGTTTAATCACTGCCGATTATGCGCCCCCTTACCATACTCCTGTCATTTTAAATACAGCAGGATCTCTGGGACAAGTCAGACAGAACACAGAAGTTAATGTCGAAATAAACGGAAAAGATTTTGATAACGATGCTATTAACTATGTCCTTATCAGCGGATCTTTGCCGCCAGGATTATCACTGAACACCACATCAGGGTGGATTACAGGAATTGTTCCTTTCGGACAATTGGGTAGCACAACTTACACTTTTTCAATCAGTGTTTTTAAAACAGACATTCCCGAATATATAAGCCCAGCTAAGACATTTACATTAGATGTTTTAGGACAAGTTGACGACATTGTTACTTGGATTACTGACAGTGATTTAGGAATTTTATATGGTGGCGAAATCAGCGAACTGTATATAGAAGCTACCACACCCAGCGGTCGATTGTTAAATTATAACATTACTGCGGGCAGCTATGGAAGACTCCCCCCAGGACTAACACTGACTACTAGTGGGTTACTGTCTGGTAGAGTAAGTTTTGAAAGCTTCATGTTAGACAGTGGAACCACAACATTCGACAACAATACCACACTAACTACATTTGATAGAGTTTTTACTTTTACAATATCTGCAGCAGATATAGAAAACTATGTTTACAGTACAAAAACATTTACACTAAAAATTAGCGTAAATGATATTAAACCTTTTGAAAACTTATACATATCAATTTTACCAAACAAAGAACAAAGAGCTATATACAATTCTATTGTGAATAACGGGGACATTTTTCCCGATAGTTATTTGTATCGTTCTACAGATCCGTGGTTCGGTAAAAATATACAGAGAAGAAGTTTATTTTTGGCAGGATTAAATCCAGATACTGCGGCTGAATATATTAGCGCAATGACTTTAAATCATTACTGGAAAACTTTGTATTTTGGAGAAATCAAAACAGCACAGGCCTTGGATAATAATTTTAATTCGATTTATGAAGTTGTTTACGTAGAAATTTTAGATAGAGGGGTAAATGATCAAGGGCTGGGGCCGAATTTAAGCATATCATTGCCATCTAATAGTAGAAACATTAGCACTGTTTATCCCAATAGTTTCCCCAATATGGCTCAGAGAATAGAAAATAGCGTTGGATATGAAAATCGAAGTATATTACCCAAATGGATGACTAGTAGACAACGCGACGGAACTGTGTTAGGATTTACAAGGGCACTGGTGCTGTGTTACGCCAAACCCGGAAAAGCTGAAGAAATAGCTTATAGAGTAAGACAGATACAACGCGAATTACAATATATAGATTTTACTATTGACAGATACGAATGGGATAATTCACTGAGTGACAGTTTTAATAAATCCACTGGATCATTTATTCCAAATAATTTTGCTTATGCATCTGGAAACATTACTGCTAATACAAACAGCAATATTATTACAGGATTAACAACAACAATCAATGGTGCAGGAACTATCAGTGGAACTGTCGGAACTACTACACTAATCGGCACAAACACATCATTCGGTACTGAATTTAGGATAGGAAGGCCTGTGTATAGAGCAGACACTAATCAAGAGATTGGCATAATCAAAAGTATATCTAGTTCAACCAGTTGTAATGTAGTAAATCCACTAGTGTCTACTATTTCAAATATTTCGTATTTTGCCGAAACAAATACCACAGAATTCAGCACTGAAATTTTTGTTGGAGATACAATACTTGTTGGTAATGTACGGTTAGGTACTGTAAAATCTGTTAACAGTGATTCCAATATCACATTGTACGCAAACAGTCTTGCAAACGTAACCAATGTGCAATTCTTGCACAACAATAAAGATCCTAGTAATCTGCCTGGAGAAGGAGATAAATATCTCAAGTATCCTCAAGTTGGAGTAATAACATAAATGGCAAGCCAAATTAATTATGACATAATCGACGGCACATACCCTGTTGCTGGTCAAGACAATAGTAGTCAAGGTTTCAGAGATAATTTTACTAATATTAAAAACAACTTTGAAAGTGCCTACGACGAAATCACCGATCTACAAAACAAAGTAATTCTAAAATCTCCGCTTAACAACGGTATTTTTGATAATAATATGCAGGGTAATGTAATTACCAATGCAAAGACTCAAGGATTCCGAGATCTGAGATATAATAGAAATAGTGTAAGTGGCTCCATTAATGTAGACTTTAACACAGGATCTTATCAAACAATTAACTTAGTGGGAAACACCACTATCAGTCAGTTTGCAAATTTTCCAACAACCACGGATACATTCAGTAGAATCAAACTTCAATTTGAGGTTCCTAGTTCTGGTTATACTGTGACGTTACCAAACAGTCCAACCTCTAATGTCAATATTAATACTAGTTCTATTGCAGGATTGAATCCATCTACAAATTTATTGAGATTTGATGGGCCTGGTACTTATACCTACGAATTTGGAACCACAGACGGTATAAATTTTAATATCATCGATTTAACTAATAATCGAGACACGGTGCCAGGGGGTAGTTTAACAATTACTACAGGTGTGGGCGGTGCTGCTACTGCAGGTATCACTATGTCTGTTACCAATATAGGGGGCGTTGCGGTAGGTAATATCACTGCAACAAACTTTTTTGGCAATATTACAACTCTTGGCGGCAACTCTGCATCATTTGCCAGCAATGTAACTGCTGGAAATTTAATTGCCAATACTGGCATTGTTGGTACCTTGAAAACCGCACTGCAACCTAACATTACATTATTAGGCACATTATCGACATTGTCAGTAACTGGCAATGCTAACGTCGGAAATCTTACTGTTACTGGCATGACAGATATGTGCGGTGGCTCAATGTATGGTTATCAGTTTGTTGCTGACGCTGCAAACGGTGCAAGCACACAAATTCTCAGTAACGTTGGTTGGTGTTTAATTGCACCGAATTCAGTGATTTCGAGTTACACTATCATTATGCCGTCAACGCCCAGGGATGGTCACGCTATTAAAATCAGTTTTGCCAACACTATTACAGCATTAACGCATACTACAGGCGGAGCATTACTTAAAGGTGGATTTTCTACTGCCAATGCTAATGTGGGCGGTGAATGGATTTATCACTACACAACCAATACTTGGTATAAGTCTTCTTAACATAATCAAATTGATTGATCTCCTAGTTTAAATATTGTATAATTGCAGTATACTAGGAGTTTCTTTTATGCAAATTGATCTTAACAAATACGCTAAATTCGTTGATGCAGTTACTTCGAAGGAATCAAATAATTACGATTATTTACATCGAAGAATTGAAGATCTAAGACATCAGACCGATTCGACACTTAATCCCAGTCTGTTGTTGACTGCTGCCATTGGATTGGCAGCTGAAGGTGGGGAGTTTGCCGAAATTCCTAAAAAGATCTTTTTTCAAGGCAAACCGTACAATGAAGATGCTCGTTTTCATATGAAAAGAGAATTGGGAGATATTATGTGGTATTGGATTAATGCTTGTAGAGCATTGAACTTAGATCCCAATGATGTTATTGCAGAAAATGTAAATAAATTAGAAAGTCGTTATCCCGGCGGCAAATTTGATGCCTATTATAGTGAAAATCGTAAAGACAATGACCTCTAAAAATTATAAAATTAACGAAGATACATATCATGCATTGCTGGATATGTATGGATTCTTTTGCGATGGTAGAATATTTTTAGCCAGAGAGCTACTTGAGCAGATACTGGGATTCGAAAATAAGGAAAAAGCATAATGCATCCCCTAACGCCAGACTTAAGTCAATTAAAAGATGACGAACTGCACAAAAAAATCTATGAGCTCACTCAACGACTAACACAATCTTATAGATTTGGTAATTACGAAATAGTAGGTCAAATACATATGATCTTGGAGGATTACACAGAAGAATCTAATAGACGTCAACGCAAAGTATTAGACGAACTTGCACAAAAAAATAATAAATTTGACGGTATCATTGATATTAAATGAAACAGTACGACGAATACGGCCAAACGCATTTTTCAGCCGACGATCTTTGTGATCTGCTATATCAAAATCCTGACATCGAATTAACAAATTTTTTAGTAGACGATCCCGAACTCTTTAATAAAAGTGTTCGAAATTTATATGCAGATTTTTCTAAGTTAAAAAAATATCTAACAAATTACAGCATCGATATGGCAGAATTTGATGCCACTAATCAAATCTCATGGCATATGCCACAGGAGTATAAAGATTTTGATATTGCACAATACGTATTAGAGCTTTGTAAAACACAAGAAGAACTGCAAAGAGTTGGGCAAGAATTGTTGTTATATCAAGATCGAAATCTGTTTATGTTGTTGCGCTTTATGAAATACCTGGTAGATACACTTCGAAAAAATAATATTGTTTGGGGTGTTGGCAGAGGCAGTAGTGTAGCCAGCTATGTATTATATTTGATTGGTGTTCATAAAATAAACAGTCTCTATTATGATCTTGACATTACAGAGTTTCTTAAATAAAATAAAGGAAATAACAATGTCTAGAATTTACAAAACAGCAAGTGGCAGATCCATTGACATGGATAAATTTCGATTACAAAACGAAAAAGAACAAGCTATTGGCAATATGAAAGTTAATGCTCGGGGGGACGAGGTCGATAACAGCAACAAAATTGTTCGTAACAGAAATGAAGTTATGAGAGAACATTATAAAAACAAAACTGGTAGGAATTAAAAATGGCTATTGAAAATCCATTCGATCAAAAATTAAAATTTAAATTTACAAACAAAATTAAAGGATTGAAGCCTTTAAGAGATCATGTCATTGTAACAGATATGAATTTTGGCCAACGTACTCTTAGCAGTGGCATTGTTCTGTTGGGCGATGATGCGAAAACAGACGGAATTAGGCCCAGGTGGTGCCGCGTTTATGTAGTAGGACCAGAACAAAAAGATGTAGTACCAGGTCAGTGGATTCTAGTGGAACACGGACGATGGACAAGGGGTATTGAAGTAGAAATCGACGACGTTGAATTTACTATTCGCAGAATAGATGCTAGTGCAATCATGCTGGTCAGTGATCACGCACCCGAAGCTGACGACATGATATCAACTGCTGTTCATGCAGAGAGAAAACAAAGAGAATATTATGGCGAATAAAAGTTGGACGTTGACCACTGAAGAAGACCCGGATGACTCTGAAAGTCTTTTACTAACACTTCCGCCAGACTTATTGGAATCAGTGGGGTGGAAGACTGGTGATACATTAAACTGGAAAGATAACGGCGACGGATCCTGGTCTTTAACTAAAAAAGAATAACATGGGTTTTCGAATAACGTGGGATGCTGCTAAAATTATCAGCGATCTTCATGCCTGTACAGCTCAAGCAGCGTCCCCTTATAATGATGGTTATAGTGCGTGGTATTGTAAAAAAGACTTACTTACAATTAAGTATGCATTAGAAGAACTATTAGACCGTTGTCCGACTTTTTCTCACGAAGAAGAGAAGTTTCATGACGAAATGGCTAAACAAAAAACTTGGAAAACTCTCAATGACAAAATGTAAGACATGCAATAAAGAATACACAATTACCTGCGACTATAATCAAGGTCGCTGCCCGCATCACCCACCGCAGGTTAATGCATATAATATGCGGTACTATAATTTGTACAAAATCTTAAAAAATCTTTTTAGTAGAACTAAATCTAACCCGTAACCAAGGAATTATTATGCCTTATAAGTATGTGACCGCAGAAGTAGAAGTTGATATCGAAGATTTTGACACGGACGAACTCATCGAGGAACTAGAAAGACGTGGTGTTGACTATAATACCAGTGGGGTAGACGGCGATGAAATGCGAGAAGTTCTGGATCAAATCTGGCAAAAACGTCGACTCGGTCAAAATTATCAATCACAGTTAGATAAATTGATTTATGGTGTGTTAGGTAAAATTGTATGATATTCAATCATATTAAGAATCTTAAAAAAGAAGGCAAACGCATCGGCATTACCTTCAGCACATTTGATTTACTGCATGCCGGACACATTGCTATGTTGTCTGAATCTAAAAATCACTGTGATTATTTAATTTGCGGATTACAAACAGATCCCACAATTGATAGGCCCGACACAAAAAATAAACCAGTGCAAACAATAGTAGAACGTCAAATACAATTATCGGCTTGTAGATATGTAGATGAAGTAGTTATATATCAAACTGAAAAAGACCTCGAAGATCTATTGCTTATTTTGCCTGTAGATGTTAGAATACTGGGTATCGAGTATGCAGACAAAGAATTCACAGGTAAACAAATTTGCGTGAACAGAAAAATTGAAATTGTATATAACGGTCGAGATCATAGTTTTAGCTCCAGCAGTCTAAGAAAGCGTGTGGCTAACGCAGAGGCCAGTAAGCAAACGTAAATTATCAAAAAGGCAAACAATGAAAGAACTTTGGACAGAAAAATACAGGCCAAAAACTATCGACGGCTATGTGTTCACTGACACAGGCACAAAAGATCAGATTGAAACTTGGATCAAAGAAAAAGCTTGCCCGCATCTCTTATTGTACGGGCCAGCAGGCACAGGAAAAACTACTTTAGCAAAAATTCTTGTTAATCAGCTAAACATTGACGACTATGATTTTTTACAAGTTAATGCCAGTCGGGATAACGGTGTAGATTTCCTTAAGGATAAGATTGAAGGCTTTGTAAGCACATTGCCGTTTGGCGATCTTAAGATTGTGCTGCTAGACGAAGCAGATTATCTTAGTCCCAATGCACAGGGACTACTCAGGGGCTTAATGGAAACTTATCAAGCACAGGCAAGATTTATTCTAACCTGTAATATGGTACATAAAATTATTACTCCCTTAAAATCTCGTTGCACAGAACTACACATTAACAAAACAGATCAGACTGAGTTCACTGCTCGAGCAGCAACAGTGCTTATGTCCGAAGGCATTGATTTTGATCTAGAAACGTTGGACAGTTATATTAGAGCAACTTACCCGGATTTGCGTAAGTGTCTGAATTTACTTCAACCCAACAGCAGTACAGGTGTATTAATTAGTCCCAAAGAAAGTGACGGCGGCACAGCAGACTATAAACTGGCCATGGTTGATTTATTCAAAGCTGGCCGCATCAAAGATGCTCGTAAATTGTTATGCAGTCAAGCAAGACCTGAAGAGATGGAAGAAATTTTCCGCTGGAGTTATGATAACTTAGATTTATGGAGTAGAACTGAAGAAGGTCAAGACGAAGCAATTTTAATTATTAGAAAAGCCTTGGTAAATCATAGCCTATGTGGAGATCCAGAAATCAATCTTTCGGCAATGATTGTTGAACTGTCTCAAATTGATCAGTAATACATTTTGGAAAATGCCAACGCTTCATATTTAATTGATGCCCAACTTTTCCACAATGCGGACACGTAATATACCTATTAGCATGAGCCTTAGAAAGGTTACTTTTCCACTCGTTCGAGAATTCCCTCCCTTTTAACGAAGCAGAGCACTTATCTTTATGATCTTGACTGTTTTGTTTACCTTTTCGGGCGATCTTTAATCTAGTAGCAATATCATCGGGTTTGGGTTTACCTTTTTTGGCGAGACTCATTTTCTGCCTAGTTTCGCTTGTAAAGGTTCTTCCTTTAAGTTGCAAATTAAGATGTAATTTTAATTGTGCATATCTAGTAGAATTAATGAAATATCTTTCATGATGTTTGCTACTGGTCATCATTCGTTTACATGCATACACCATTTTTCTTTTTGATTCTCCTTCTACCATCTTTGTTAATAATAAATGACAAATAAAATGTTCCCTTGCTGTCAACCTTGCGAGATTTTCTTTTTCATTTGTGCCACCTAAACATTTAGGAATAATGTGATGCATTTCGATGTACGAATTAATATTTCTTGACTTTGAAGAAATTATTATGTTAAAATACCACTTGGTATACTTATTTTGTAAATACATGTGCTGGTGCTCCCTAAAGCATTAGAGTAGTTGGGAATCCCCATTCCGCGAACTACAATTTTATTTATATATTCATCAATAATGAAGCCTAAACACATTTATCTCGTAGCATATTATCATATGAAACCCAAGGATCCTAAACGTACTAAAGAACCAGGATACATGACTAATACAGATAATATCGAATTTGACGAATCTATAAATATTACTAGAGGATTAAAAACAAGGGACGAACTCGGTGCTAAAGTTATTTTAGATTTAACTAACCAAGTAGTTAAGAAAAATACTTTTAACGATAATTTGGACTTTCCTAGCATACTGGCTCACTACCAAGAGGGGTATCCCAAGTATATCAATCCTTTATTAGCACAATTATATCCGGAGCAAGTCGATGCCAATGCCAATGTACACAGCAAAGAAGAAAAAGAAGGAAGTTGATCCAAATGCTCCTCCCCGACCTTCCTTGTTAGGACATGAAAAAGAAATGAAAGTTTGGAGAGAACAATTTGGAAGATTGGCTCAACAAAACACAGATCAAGCTATTACTATAACTACTCTCCAGAGAAAAATCAATAGACTAGAATCGCAATTAGACGCTGTCACAAGTTTTGTAAATAGAAAATTAAGGTAAAATAAATCCCAATTTAGGAGTACCTTGTATAAATACTTGTATGAAACAAGTATTACATAAACATCATATTATCCCAAAGCACGCCGGTGGCACAGACGATCCATCTAATCTAATAGAACTGACATTAGAAGAACATGCCAACGCACATAAAAAATTGTTTGAGCAGTATGGTAGACAAGAAGATTTTCTAGCATGGAAAGGTCTTGCTGGGTTAATCGGCAAAGACGAGATGTTCTTATTGAAATGTTCTCTGAATTCATCAAGACCCGGAGAACTTAATACTTTTTATGGTATGAAACATACAGACGAAACAAAAAGAAAAATATCAGAAAAGAATAAAGGTCATTCTTACAATAAAGGAATCCTTAAATCAGAAGAACATAAAAAGAAAATAAGTGCAAGAAGAAAAGCAGAGTCAAAAAAATATACATTTGAGCACAAAGACGGAAGAGTACTTACTGGAACTACAGGTGACTTAGCCAAAATAACTGGATCACAAACTGCCGAAGCATGGAAACTTGTTGTCGGCATCTATAAAACACATAAAGGATGGATTTTCAAAAATGCCGAATAAAATTATATTAGTCGATTGTGACGGCGTCTTGTTGGATTGGGAGTACGCATTTGATGTTTGGATGCAACAACATGGATTTACTAAATTAGATTCACTGAAATACAATATTGGTAAACGTTACGGAATCGACGAAGATCGGGGGCGTAAGTTAATTAAAATTTTTAATGAGTCGGCCCATATAGGGTTTTTGCCTCCGTTGCGTGATGCCATGCATTATGTTAAACGATTGCACGAAGAACATGGATATGTATTTCACTGCATTACTAGTTTGACTAAAGATGAAAATGCTCAAGAATTACGTAGGATGAATCTACGCAAGCTATTCGGAAAAACCGCATTTGAAAAATTTATATTCTTAGATACTGGCGCCGACAAGGATCAAGCATTAGAGCCATATCGAGACTCGGAACTTTGGTGGATTGAAGATAAAATTGATAACTGCCAAGTTGGCACATCGTTGGGTCTTAAAAGTCTATTAATGGAACATGGACATAACATGGATTATAACGATCCTGAAATTCCTCGAATGAAGAATTGGCGTGATATCTATACTACCATAGTAGCGGGGAGGTAAACTCCCCGCTTATGATTAAATCTCCCGATAAATTTTAAGTACTTCAATAACGGCAGGGTGTCTTTGTATATCCTTGCCGGTCAGTTCTATACCATCAACATATTGTGTATGTTTGTATTCTTCGACCAGTGCTTTAAAGTCTAATAATCCGTTGTCGGGGTCTTTTCTGTCTGCTTGTCGAGTATCTCCGGTTACAACCATTTTACTATTTTCGCCTAAACGTGTTAACAGCATTTTCATTTGATTGGGTGTCGCGTTTTGCATCTCGTCTGCAATGATCCACGAATTTTTAAATGTCCGTCCACGCATGAACGCTAGGGGAGATATCTCTATTATTTGTTCATCTAGCATTCGGGCTATCTCTTTACGATCGTAATACTCTGATAAAACGTCAAACAAGGGTCTGGTCCATGGTTCCATTTTTTGATTAAGATCTCCTGGCAGAAATCCGTGTTTTTCGTCATCTACTCCAACGGCCGGTCTGGTCAGCACAATTTTAGTAATCACCCCCTCTTTGAGTGCTTTAATCCCAGCTAACATAGCCAACATAGTTTTACCTGTACCAGCAGGTCCCGTGGCAAAAACAATAATTTTGCTGGGATCTGTTAACAGATTAATATATGTTTCTTGATTTAGTGTTTTGGGAAGTAAATGAACTTGACGCTTTTTTGTGTTGTTGTAATAAGTGTTTATACTTACTACATTATTTTCTACTGCTTCAGCTTGGTAGAATTTGCTTTTTCTCTTTGACAATGTATCCTCCTGATAAGAGAATGAACTTTAGTTGTTAGCAGACCATCTAACAACACGGTCCACGTAAATATTTAAGAGGATACAAGATCAGCAATCACTAGCTTTAATTATTTTTTCTAAAGTATAAGTATTAGGCTATTCGAAACGTTTCTATTAGAAAAACTATTGCAACCATTTGTATAAATATTGCTATGCCTGCAAATATAAAAGACGTATTACAAAATATTAAAACCATTTACATGACTGACAGTAGTCTAGAAACTCTATTAGACTATGAGCGTGTGCTTGACGAAATGGACTTATACGCATTCGACCATTGGAAACTTGGGGAATTGGTAGAAGGCCCAGTATACGAAAAATATTTCGTAACTTGTACGTGGATGTTTCCATTTAGGAAAATGCCTGACCCCAGGGGTGGCGAGAGATTGTTAAATTATGGATGCGAAATCAGTTATAAAAAAGACTCTTTTGAATATCCTATTACTGTAAAAAGTCCCGACGATTTCGAACCAGGTACCAAAGTTCCAAGAATGGTGTCTAAGCCAGTCTGGCTAGTATCTATTACTATACCTAAAAAATTAATGAGTGATATACAACAAGGCAGCATTGAATTAGAAAATGAAACGTTGGACACCGAAGACATCGAAACTGCATATGAGCAAGGATTAGATGACGAAACCAACGTTAATGCGGGTGAAGAACAAAATGCACAACAACAAGCTCAACCAGCCCCAGCTATTTGAAGGCTTAGAAAAAGACGATCTGGCTAGATTAGTCTTTTCAGAACTTCATATCGACGAATTTAAAAGTAAAATGGGAGATGACGCCGACATCATTGTGTTAAGTTTTCTCGTCGATGGGAAAGAACCTGCCACTGACTTAATGAATTTTATTGAGCGAGGCTATGATTGGGTGTTTGATGCTGACATTAGTTCGGGAGAGCTCGATGACGGGCAATACCTAGTGTTTGTTGAACTAGAAAGAAGTCCCGAAGCAGCAGCAGAAATCTACGAACTAGTGGAAAATGTGTTAAATCTGACAGGGCAAACTTTTAGTGATTGGACGTTTCAATATCGAAAAAATTCGAGAAAGTTTGACATTACACTAGATAATTTTAATCAGCACGTACCGTTGACCCCTGACGCATATATAGAAAAATTCGGAGATCAGGAAACAGATATCGACGGGAACATAGATGCTATGCTAGAAGCTGCTAGAGTCCCTTTTGTTAAAAAAGCACCAGTTAATGATTTCACTGAAAGTCTGAGAGTTGCAGCCGGCTTAAAATAACCATTTTTTTACTAAATACTTGAGTAGAAACACTCAAGGAGTTTAGTATGTCGCAGGGATTCAATTTTGAGTTTACGTTAACTCAATTAAAAGAAATGGTACCAGGCAATCCATACATTGATCATTGGTACGAAGCAATTTGTAAAATATTACCCGATTACGATATTAACACAAAACCTAGGATAGCCGCATTCATTGCCCAATGTGCTCACGAGTCGGGCGGATTTAAAGCTATTAAAGAAAATTTAAATTATCGCGCAGTGACGCTAAGAAAAATATTTCCCAAATACTTTCCCGATGATGCTATAGCTAATAGATATGCAAATATGCCCAATAAGCAAGAAGCTATTGCTAATCGAGTTTACGCAAATAGAATGGGCAATGGACCTGAAGAATCTGGAGACGGATACAAATATTGTGGCCGGGGGCTGATACAATTAACAGGTAAAGATAATTACACAAGATACGCACAAAGTTTAGAAATTAGTGTAGAAGAAGCCAGCGAACATCTACTTACTTTCGAAGGATGTGTGCAAAGCGCAGCTTGGTTTTGGGAAGCTAACAATTTAAATCAATGGGCAGACAAAGGTGACATCCTAACACTGACAAAGCGTATTAATGGTGGTACTATCGGTCTTGAAGATCGTATCAAACACTATAATCACGCACTTCATGTTTTAGGACACTGATATGTGGATGCTTGCATGGGTACCGGATAGCATGTTGCTGTGGGCAGTCCATGTTGTTCTTATTACTGGACTCATTGGTACATTCTTTAGTTTTTTCTTACTACATAGAATTGTTAGATGGTTGCCAGCACTAGCACCGTATCATTTATTATTTCAAATTGTTAGTATTGTTCTTTTAGTTGCCGGTGTGTATTTTAAAGGCAGCTACGATACTGAAGCTAGTTGGAGAGCTAAAGTTAAAGAAGCAGAAGACAAAGTTGCTGTTGCTGAACAACAAGCCAAGGAAGCAAACATAGAGCTAGAGAAAAAAGGCGGCGAAAAAATTAAATACATTCGTGGCCGCACAGAATATATTACACAATATGTTGATAGAGAAGTTGTAAAGTATGATGTAAAATTCGCACCAGGTGGGGAGTGCGAACTACCAAAAGAATTTGTAAAATCTTTGAATTTGGCTGCAGAAAGACCTGCTAAATGAAAATTATATTCGCATTTGTTTTTCCATTAATGTTGTCAGGCTGTTTGTTTGCCACTGCACCAGTATTACCTAAATTTCCCGAACCTCCCGGACAAAATATGATGGAAAAATGTCCGGACCTGGCAAAGATTAAAGAAGATGCAACACTGAGTGATATAGCCAAAACTATTAATGCTAATTATGCTGAATACTATGTATGTGCAGTAAAACTAGATACATGGGTCGAATGGTATCAGATTCAACGTAAAATTTTCGAGGATATGAAAAAATGAAATATTTAATAATTCCATTGGTATTTTTAATTAGTGGTTGTAGCACAATTGACACCATTAAAGAGTATTGGCCCAAGCCTCACGATCCTGTAATGTTTAACAATCTAGTCAGAGTGGATATTGCCATAGATAATGTTGACTGTGACAAACCCGAGTGGACTATTGCACAAGCAGAATCTCAGCAATTAGCTAGATATACAGAATGGCGCAAAGATCCTCAGAGAGAAAATATTAAAGGTCTTGCGGCTCACACCGAACGTATGAGCAAAGGTGGTAGCAAAACATTCTGTGAATTAGGCAAGAAAACAGCAAAACAACGAATTCAAGCAGCAAAATCTGCATGGGAGGGAAGATAATGCATCCGTTAGAACAAGAAATACAAACCATAGTGGAACAGTGTCGTATGGGTAATATCAGTGAACAAGAACAAAATTATTTGCTGCAAGAAATCAGAGATATTAGGGCAGCAAATGAATGTGCAGGCAATGAACAACTTTTTCGATATGTGGTTCAAGCCTGCAATATAGCAATGAAGTTAGTTTAATATGATCGGTGATTTTGATTGGACTACAGTATTTAAAATGCACGTCAGCATGAGTGTAGTGTTGGGAATTATAATTCTGTTTTTACTGACATTACTTTATGTTTGGCACAAGGACAGTAAAAGCAAAGTAAACTTGACTGATCTAATTTGCAAAAACGGTGTGCTAGATGAAAAAAAATTTACCCGACTGGGCGCATGGATTGTCAGCACTTGGGGATTTGTTTACCTAATGCTGGATAATAAATTCACAGAATGGTATTTTACTGGTTATATGGCCATATGGGTTGGCAACGCAATTGTAGACAAATACTTAAATAATAAAAACGTCGAACATCAAGGATTAGTTGGAGAGAAGAATGCATGATCATAAATTAGTTAAATACTTATTGGTATTATTGGCATTGCCTATTGGTATGGCAATGTGCAGCGGCGACAGATATCGATATCCCTGCCAGGATCCATCAAATTGGGATAAAGATTTTTGTAAACTACCAATTTGTGATGTAAATCGCACCTGCCCAGAACACATTTTTAAAGGGCAGCGCGATCCAAGACTAGGACCCCAAAAAGATGAACCGAATAAAACAGTTAATATATCGCCTGCGCCGGCGTGTACACCCGCAATATCACAAGGAGCAAATTGTGGAAAATAATAATACCCCCATTTTTTATACAGAAGAGCAGTTAATGGCTCGACTAAAATTCTTTATAGGCGTTTGTCTTGCACTTACGCTGACAGGAATTGTTTTTGTTGTGTTATATTCATTGATATTTGTAACTCAACCGCTTAATGCAATCAGTCCAATCGATCAAAAGTTTTTTGAATTAATTGTGCCTATTGCTACATTTTTAACAGGTACACTGTCTGGTATTATGTTAGCAGGAGGAGATAAAGATGCACAAAAGCAAGCATTAACAGCAGCAAATAAAGGGTGGGATAAACCCCCTACACCTACTGCCCCATCAAGCGGAGGATTTGGAAATGGATCTACAACAAACTTTTCATCAGGCGGCGCTTCAACATTTGGCGCATCTACGGCAGGAGGATTCGGCACAACCAGTCCAGGTTTTGGTGCAGTTCCCCCAGTTACTAATTCATGGGGATCACAATCCCTGGGAGGCGGAAGCGGCTTTGGAAGCCCATCTGCGGGCCCAACAAATTTTGGCAGCGGATTCGACAATCAACCAGCATCAATAACTACAACAGCAAGTGGTAAGAAAATAGTACCACAACAAGATTTTCCAGAAATTTAAGGAGTTAACATGAAAAAATTATTAGCACTATTGACCATTGCATTTGCCGGTACAGCATTTGCAGGTGGAGAAATGAAAGAAGTTTGCACAGATAAAAAAGACAGTAAAGGTAACGTAATCAAGAAAGCAGATGGAACACCTGCTCGAGACTGTAAAAAAATCAAAGTACACAAAAAAGTAGAAGGCGAGAAAGTTCCAGACGGTAAGAAATAATTTATTTTATTTCAACTTAAAAAAGGCAGTTGACTACTGCCTTTTTTCACTATATAATTAGATCAATGAGCCATTATGAAACTCTGGGCATATCGAAAACTGCGGCGGCCGAAGAAATAAAACGTGCATATCGAAAGTTAGCCAGTCAGCATCATCCCGACAAAGGCGGAGACACGGCTAAATTTCAACAAGTTGAAGAAGCATATCGTATATTAAGCGATCCTCAAAAAAGAGCTGAATACGATAATTCCCCTCAACAAATGGGGCCAAATCATTTCCATTTTGATTTCGGAGGAGGAAATTTACATGATATATTTTCTCAGTTTGGGTTTGGGCCCGGTAGTCCGTTTGGGAGACAGCCGCAACCTAGAAGAAATTCTGACCTTAGAACTTCTATTAATCTAGGACTTCAAGAAACATTGGTCGATACTCTTAAAGTGTTGAGTATTAAAAATGCCAATAATGATAGACAAAATGTGGACATTCGTATCCCACGAGGCATTACTTCGGGCACAACAATAAAATATCCAGGCTTGGGCGATTCCATGTTTCCAAATTTGCCCAGTGGGGATTTATTGGTAACAGTTAATGTGTTGCAACATCCTAGTTATCAAGTCAATGGTCTTGATCTTACAACAAACTTGACTATAGATTGTTTTCAAGCTATACTAGGCAGTGAACAAACTGTGGTGGGACTAGATGGAAAAACATTTTTAATTAAAACTCCTGCAGGATGTCAACCAAATTTAAAATTAAAAATTTCTGGTGAAGGGCTCTGGGGATTTCAAAATGATATTAAAGGACATTTGTTTGTAAAAGTCAATATAACGATTCCCACTAACTTAACAGAAGATCAAAAAAACTTAATTCAAGCTATTGCAAATCAACGGTAAATATTTTTATGTTACAACCAAATCCTGAAATTGATGTTATTATCCAATCAGCAACTAATACAGCAGCACAAAAAAATCACGAGTACGTGACTTTAGAACATTTGCTGTTTGCCATGGTAACACACGAACCATTTGCTAATATTATTGGCAATTTTGGTTGTGATGTTGACAATATGTCTAAAGAAATCGAACAATATTTAGATAAGCAAACATATCTTGTTAACAAAGGATATGACATAGTTCCCAAGAAAACACACAGCCTAGAACGTGTTTTTAATCGTGCATTTACGCAGGTGTTGTTTAGTGGTCGACAACATTTACAAGTAATCGATTTATTCTTGAGTATTAACACTGAAGAAAAAAGTCATGCACGATACTTTATGATTAAATTCGGCCTGGACCGAAGTCGTGTTGTGGACTACTGGAATAAAAATTATGTAGATCCTAAAGGTAAAAAGAAAGTAAGGAATGCTGTTGACAACATCCTTGAAGAATACTGCGATAATCTAAACGAATTGGCAGAAGCAGGAAAGATTGACCCAGTTATCGGCAGGGAAGCAGAGATTGATGAAATATCACATGTGCTGGCTAAAAGAAATAAAAGTAATGTGTTAATGGTGGGAGATCCTGGCGTTGGTAAAACTGCTATTGCTGAAGGTCTTGCACTTAACATTGTCACCGGAGACGTTCCAAAATACCTAGCAGATTATACAGTATATAATTTAGATATTGGTAGCTTGTTGGCTGGTAGTAAGTATCGTGGAGAATTTGAAGAGAAACTCAAAGACGTTATTAAAGCCTTAAATGCTAAAGGTAAATGTATTCTGTTTATCGATGAAGCTCATCAAATGCGAGGCGCAGGTGGCGGATCGCAGAGTAGCGTAGATTTTGCCAACATGATTAAACCTGCACTGACTAGAGGTCGGATTAAAGTCATTGCTTCAACAACTTGGGAAGAATATACTCAAAGTTTTGAAAAAGATCGCGCATTGATGCGCCGCTTTTATAGGCTTACTGTAGAAGAGCCCACCCCAGATGTTGCAAAACAAATTCTTCGAGGTCTTAAAGATCATTTTGAAGAATTTCATAATGGCACTATCAGTGAAGAAGCCATTGATGCCGCAGTTGATTTGAGTGTACGATATCAAACAGACAAGAGACTGCCAGACAAGGCCATTGATTTAGTGGACACCGCGGCAGCTAAACTAAAAATTAGCACTCTTGATTTTGTGGTTCGCAAAAGTCACATCATCGATGCTATCAGCAAATTTACAAAAATTCCAGTTGAACAATTAGACAACGAAACAGTTAAGAACTTAGAAAGTCTTGAAGATAATATCAGATCTAATTTGTACGGCCAAGATCAGGCTGTAATAGATGTACTAGATAAAATTTATGTGAGTAGGGCTGGACTTAAAGCCTTGAATAAACCAGTGGGATCTTTCTTATTTTTAGGTCCCACTGGTACAGGTAAAACAGAGTTAGCAAAGTTGCTGGCTGAAAATCTCGGGATGAAATTATTAAGATATGATATGAGTGAATACCAAGAGCGCCATTCAGTTGCGAAATTGATCGGCGCTCCTCCCGGGTACATAGGCTATGACGACGGAAATCTTGGCGGCGGCCTTTTAATCAGTGACGTTGAAAAGAATCCAAACTGCATCATATTGTTTGATGAAATAGAAAAAGCTCATCCAGACGTCAGTAACCTTTTGCTCAGTCTCATGGATGAAGGGATGATTACTAGTAGTAATGGAAAAAAGGCAGATTGTCGCAATGCTGTGGTCATTCTGACCAGTAATTTGGGTGCAGCAGACAATGAACGAAACAACATTGGGTTTGGGCGTAGTTTAGAACGCACAGGTGAAGATGATAAAGCTGTAAAAGATTTCTTTAAACCTGAGTTTAGAAATAGATTAGACGCTATTATTAAGTTTAACAAACTAGAACAAATCAGTATTCGTAAAATTGTAGGTAAGTTTGTACAAGAAATGAATGACTTGCTCAGTGACAAACATATTAAAGTGATCCTGTCAGAAAAAACAACTGACTATATTATCAGTCAGGGATATGATAGCAAAATGGGAGCCAGACCATTGGCTCGAAAGATCAATGAATTAATTAAAGTACCTTTGAGTAAAAAAATTCTATTTGATAATATTAATAATTGCACAGTACACGTAGACTTCAATGATAAAATTGAATTTGATATTAAAGAAAAACAATTTGTAGTTTATCCTACAAATAATGTAATTGACGAAAATGGCTATGTTATCTTGGACCAAATTAAATCCAACTGTTAAGCAAATATCAACAAAGAAAAAATTCTTTGGAAAATATTTGTTTAAAGTTAATGTGTGGTGTCCTGCTGCAAGAATTATAGTAGATCAAAGCGGTAACAATGTAGACGAACTATTAGAGCAAAGAATAAATGCAATGGATTGGCGTTATCGAAATTATGGGGGTAGTTGGGATGCTGCAAGAAATGCTCAAATCAAGCAACATGCCGACGTTAAACAATTACAAAATTTTATAGATATTAAACATCAATTCAAAGATCAAATAAAAATTCGAGTCGAAGAACCTCATATTTCTGTGTACAGCAACGACGAAGCGTTTCTTTATAGTTTAGTATCTAAGGTGTTGCCTGACAGAATACTAGAAGTTCATGCACCTTCTTCCAAAGCAGCAGAAGATGCCCTAAATGACGGCAACGTTATCACTAAACGAATTTCTGATTATAATTATAAGGTGGTGCTTAAAGAAAGAATGTTGGCTGATTCTTCATTGAAAGAAAACGTCAAAGATTATCTATATAATTTGAATGAAGAAGTAAAGATGACTAAATCGTTAACGAAAAATCTAAGCAGCAAATACAGTTATTTTTTAGGCGGATACTTTTATTGTAAAGATATTAACATTACCACTTTTTTAACGTTAATGTGCCCAGATTTAATTTCCGGAATTTTTAAACTCACTACAGTGGATTAATAAATATTTGTGTATTTCAAGGAGCCATGCATGGCCAAGATTATCGAAGATATTATTGTAATTAAATTTTCAAAAATTGTTCCAGAAAAGGAACAGGATCCCACACCAGCAGTAACCAACGATCATGTTACTGCTTTAATACAAGTTGCACAAGAATTAGTCGGCGAAGGCGTGGTTGTCGAAGTCGAAAGAGCTTAATCTAACCTAATAGAAAGAAATCAATGAGCGATAGCAAAAAACCAATTGACGCAAAGTTAATTCAACCCAAATCAACATCTACTCCTGTTCCCAAATTAACAAAACCAATTATGCCTGTGCCCGGAGCACCACAGACCGCAGTGGCGGCACCACAAGGTCAACAATTTGATTTTACAAAAGTTCACGTGCATTTTGCTGTACCCTGCTACGGTGGAATGGTCAGCGAACCCACTATGACCAGCTTCTTGCGATTTACCCTAATGGCTAGCAAAGTTGGTCTGAACTGGAGTTTAGACACCATGGTTAACGAATCTTTGGTCACAAGGGCTCGTAACAATTTATGTGCTAAAATGATGACTAATGCCGCTGCAACTCATTTTATGTTCATTGATGCAGATATTCGTTTCGAACCCGAATCCATTTTTGGTATGATCGCTGCTGACAAAGATGTTATTGGAGGTCTGTATCCTAAGAAAAGTTTGCCCATTGACTATGTTATTAATTTGAAGAACGGTGGACGTATCGAAGGACCGATCTTCCAAGTAGACACACAGGGTACAGGATTCTTGTTGTTTAAAAAACATGTATACGAAAAATTAATTGTTGCTCATCCAGAGTGCAAATATGTGGACGATATCGGATTAGGCAAACAGTTTGAACCGTTCATGTACAGTATCTTTGATACAGTGATCGACGAACGAGGTCATTACCTCAGCGAAGACTGGACGTTCTGCCGTCGTTGGCAAGCAATGGGCGGAGATATTTGGGCCGATAGCCGAGTATTATTGAATCACATTGGACACTACGAATTCAAAGGAGATCTTGCAGCCTTGGAACGAAAAGGACTTAAGCGAGTAGATGTTAACAGCCCCGAAGGCAAAGCAGCAGTAGAAGCTCAGATGAAAGCTGCACAAGAAGCTCAGGGAAAACAACATGAATCAAATCCAGCCTGATTTAGAAAGTTTAAAATTTAAAATAGGCTTAAGCGGAACATACTGGGGGAAAAAGCCCCAGTATTCCGTTTTATTAAACAAAATTAAATTACATTCTAGTGAAATAACTGAACCCAGTGATCAAGTTTTCTACATAGAATTTCAGGCTGATTGCACTGAAAACTCTGATAATATCTTAGAAATCAGACTAGAAAATAAAGAAGATTCAGACACTGTCCAAAATTCAGAAAGAACTGAAATTCTTAAAGACATGCTATTGAATATACATAGCATAGAAATAGACGAAATTAGTATGGATCAATTAATATGGTCAAAAAGTCAATTTTTGCCCGATGATTCTAGTAGACCTATCTTAGATAACTGTGTTAATTTAGGTTGGAATGGTGCTTATACATTTAAATTTACCAGCCCTTTTTATCTATGGTTATTAGAATCTGAATGGTGCCCTTTAGAAGGCACCATTGACGGTGTGTAATTTCAAAAAACAATCAATACATCCAAATCAATAAATACTACATTAACTAATAATGTAAGTATGTACGCTCACGAATTATACGAACAAAATAAACCCAGAGTTGTTGTAACATATCCTGGAAGATTTCAGCCTTTTCACCAAGGACACGCCGGTGTTTTTGCACAATTACAAAAGAAATTTGGAAGGGACAGTGTTTATATTCTAACTAGCAACGACACTAGTTCAGCAAAAAGTCCGTTTAATTTCTCAGACAAATATCAGCTAATGACCGCAGCTGGAGTGCCGGGAGATAAAATAATCGAAACTAATCAGATGTACAAGTTACCTGATTCCATTGATGCTGCTAACACTATATTCATAACTGCGGTGGGCGCACCAGATGCTGATAGATTAAATCCCGACACATATACTAAAAGAGATCAAAAAGACAAAGAAGGCAATATTACTAAGCCTGCAGGCAGTCCCAGTTACTATAAAACTTGGGGAGGGGCCGAAACACCAGTGACCGCAGATCAGCACGGTTATGTTATTATTATTCCAGAAATACACAAAGAAGTAACTATTAAAGGTCAAAAATATGATGTAAGTCACGGTACAGAATGTCGTAACTTATGGAATTCTATTAGAAATGATGCTAAGGCTAGAACAGAGTTTCTGACTCAGATGTATGCTAGACCCAGTCAAGAACTAGCTGCTATCTTTGATAAGATACCTCAGACTACCTCAGAAGACGTCAGTGCTGACAATCAAACCAGTACCAGTCCTATTCATGGAGGACAAGTAACGCAAGGCGTGGCGGAAAGTGACCATCAATCTAGTTCTAAAACTGGCATTTATCAGACTGATGTTCTCGGAGCAAAAGCTTATCATAGTAAATGTTTAGAAAAAGGCTGCGACTGGGAATCTCGCAGATATGATCGTATCAAACAGGCACAAGACGCTGCTAAAAAACACGCTCAAACACACATCAAGTCAGGTGTGGCGGAAGGTGATCTACAAGAAATACAACGAACCAAAGGTGACAAAGAAGGACTAAGCACCAAAGGTCAGAACTGGGGCAAAGAAACTTTAGCAAAGATCAAGATGCTGCCAGGTAGTCAAAGGTTTGGTTATACTGCAAGTGATGCCGGACGTGCCGCCTCTTTCTTGACAGGTGCTGATACTATCATTGAACTATTTGATGTAAAACATCCACAAGACGGTTTGAGAAAAGCAGGCTTTTTGTCATTGCGTTCAGCTCCGTGGTTCCCTATCAAAAACAGCTATCAAGTCGCCAACGTTGGATTAGACAGTGAATATCGCGGCACAGGCTTAGGACAAAGTCTCTACGGTATAGCAATGAAATTGTTGGGCATGACCATTGTGGCAGATGATACACAAACCCCACAGGCTCGTAGTTCATGGCTTAGACTGTCACAGGTGCCAGGGGTAGCAATCAATGGCTACACATCTGTGTTTTCCGAAGACTGGGCATTGAGAAACAATCGTAATGAAATCTATGACGACAGTGCCAAACGACTTATCAGTGCGCTATTGAAGGCAAGTGGACAAGAGATTGGCAAAAACTCAACATTTGTATATGTAAGTTTCCCAGTGGGTGCCAACGCTGACCAAAATGAATTACAGGCTCTACAAAAAGGCATTACTATTTACAGTGCTCGACATCCCGAAGATGGTGGTACTCAAAATGGGTTGTACGCTAGATGGAGTGGCCAAGTTAAGGAGCAAGGTCTGGCAGAAGATGCTGCCGGAGTTGGTGTTGTAGCTAAAAACAAAAAGATGGCACGTGACCCAAGATACAGTATGAGTATTACTAAGGACGTAAAACCGTCGACTCCTAAAAATATGTTGCGAGCTTTTAGATTGTCTGAAGATTCGGCAGTCAGTGAAGAGCAGATTATGAATATGGTAAAAAGTTTCTTACCATTGGCCATGAAAGAACTTAATCTAGAAAAGCTGCCAAAAATTGTTATAAAGAAACATATCGAAACACACGATGGACAGGCTACCTTTGGCCGTTTTGTCAATGAAGAAGAAAAAATATATCTTGGCATTGCCGATAGGCACCCTGTGGATATACTGAGAACACTGGCGCACGAACTGGTACACTTCAAACAACACGAGCAAGGCAGAATGGAGCCTGACTCAGGCGACACTGGTAGCCCCATTGAAAATGAAGCCAATGCTGTTGCTGGTGTGCTGATGCGGTATTTTAATAAAAAATATCCCAACGCAGTCAAGTCTTCAGCAGTATCCTTAGATGAAAGTCTTTTTGAGCGATATCAGCAGTTCAAAGAAAACGGCGATGAAGCAGACGAAATTAAAAAACAAAAAAATCTAATACCTTTTCCCAAAGGCACAGTCAAAGTAGATGTCAGTGATGTCTACGATTGGTATAAAATAGGGCAGGAAATCAGCGACCTAGACGATGCTGATCCCGCAGACTTTGGCAAAGGTCCCCCACAAACAGTTATGGCATTTGGCAGCGAACCCGAAGAACATCGATATCTAAAAGATCTAAAAAGATTGGGCTTAAAAACGCATGACATAGATGAAAACTTTGCTGATGGTCGCAATCCCCAGGACAAAGGCGACAGTAAAAGATACAATGTACCAACTAAAGGTAAAATATCTACTCTGAGAAAGATTGCTAAACAAGGCGGCCGTCGAGGACAATTAGCCCATTGGATGGCCAATATGCGTAGTGGTAAAAACAAAAAATGAGACAAATTGAACTGACCTGCGAAGTACGCTGCTTGGATGAAGCAGAAAATCAATCATATCGACTATACATCGACGATAATTTAATAACCGAAAGAACGTGGATTTGGCCGTGGCATTTTCGTATAAAAGAACATGTATATCTAGATATAGAGCCCGGCGAACATACAATAAGAGTAGAACCAGTAGACAAAAAGTTTACTAAATTTTATGTAAATGCCCTGCATTTAGATGGTTACCCCACTGGCAAAGTCAGCGGAGTATTTAAAGCTATCTAATAAATATAGTAATATTACGGATTAAAACTATGAAAAGTGAACATTTTTTAAAAGAAGGCTTTGTGGAAGACGCATCAGAGGTACATGCTGATCACGAAGTACAAATGGCTAGGTCAGATTTATTTCATGCTGCGGAAGATGCGCTGGTATTACATAAATTATTAAGAAATATCAGTGAACAGCAGGGACTAGAAGGGTGGGTAGCTGCTAAGATTACCCTAGCCAGTGACTATTTAAAAACTGTTCGTGAATACATAGAGTATGAATTAATGACTGCGGCCAGCGAACAACCCATGCTGCCAATAGCAGAAGATCGGCAAGGTGTGGCGGAAGGCTCGGATGAAAAACAATCATTTAAAGTATCTTACCATAATCCTAAAACAAGACAAGACAAAGTAGTAACAATTAAAGCCCCTAATAAAGACGAAGTATTGGATTATTGTGCCAATAAAGGTTATAAAAATGTACACGTTGAGCAGGGTGTCTCAGAAGATGATTCAGCGGTACAATCGTTTTTAAGTAAAGGCGGAAAGATTCAACAACTGCCATATAAAAAGCCTCGCAAAGCAGATAAAACCGATTACGGCAGTAAACACATTGGCGGTAGCGGTGATAAGATGAAAGCCAGTCGTACAGGTACTGCTGCTAAAACACAGGGTAACAAGGTAGCAGGAATGTCAGAAGGGTCGGCCTGTAACCACACCATGGAAGGTAAAAGTTGTCCAATGCATGGATTAAAGGAATGCCCTGGTTATAAATCTAGTATAGAAGAAACCACCGCTGGTAGTGTTGCTGGTGTAGTCAACCCCACACCAAAAAACAAAGCCAAAGTTGGTACATTGTTTGGTGGAACATACAAGCAGAAAAAAACAAAGGCATAATATGTCAGACATGCGCCGCCTAATAGAAACTGTTGATTCTGGTACTGCTAAAACAAAAGTCGACGAAGCTTTACCATTGATAGGTGCAGGCATTGCAGCAGGTGCAAGATTAGCTGCACCTTATGTGGCAAGAGCAGGTAGTGCTATAATGAAAGGTCTAAGAGGAACTCCAAAGCCCCCAACTACGCCTCCAACAGTTACCCCCTCTGGAGTAACTCCAACTATTCCTACTAATGTAAATGTTCCGGCTGTAGTAAGAAATAGGCCTGGACAGCCTGTACCGGGATCTACTCCCCCTGCAAGTACTCCTGCACCCACAACAACTACCCCACCCGCGGCACAATCCACAGTGGCTAAACCAAGAATAGAAAGACGTCCTGGCGAATCTGTAGAGGATGCTATCAAAAGAGCGCAAGGTGAAAAATCAGCTCCTACAGCAAGACCAGCCGAACCTGCACCTGCTACTACATCTGCACCCACACCCGCGTCACAAACAGGACAAGGCCCAGCAGTATGGCGTGATCCCAGAACTGGTGAAGTTAGCAGTACACCCCCCGGAGGCGGGAGTCCGCCAACTGTCAGGGATCCTTTTGCAAATCCAACATTTCCTTTTAGAGATACGACGAGAGCTGAAAGAGCTGCCGTGGGCAGGGCTCGAAGTCAAGAAAGACAAGCAGGGGAAATAATTCCAAAGCCAATTGGAGGGAAACCAGGCGATGTTCTTAAACAAAGAAGAAAATTAATATCTCCTGTGGCACTTGATACACAAACTCAACCTATTAGGGGAGGTGGTGGCGGAGGAGGTGGTGGCAGCGATCAATCTGGTGACGATGCAAGCCCTTCGGCTCCTAGTCCACAAACTAACACTGATACATCTCAGGCTATAGATTGGGATAAAGTGGTATGGGTCGATCAATCAGCAGCCCAATCAGTATCACCAACGATTAGCAACGTGGCGCCCCAATCATCGGCACCAATTAGAACAGAACCACCAGCCCAATCAGCACCAGCCAGAGAACCAGCCAAAGTAGAACCAGCCAGAGAACCAGCCAGAGAACCAGCCAGAGAACCAGCCAGAGAACCAGCCAAAGTAGAACCAACTAAAGTAGAACCAGTCAAAACACCGTCTGTCGGTACAGGTGGTGGTCAAGGATCAGGCAGCGGAACTGGAACAGGAAGCGGACAAGGATCAGGCAGTGGTTCTGGATCGGGCACTGGATCAGGCTCTGGCAGTGGTTCAGGATCAGGCTCTGGCAGTGGTGCGGGAGAAGGACCTATAGATAGATATCAATGGCTTAAACAACAAGGAGTGACCGGGGTGCGAGAATATCGCAGTACAAAAAAATTAATGCGAGAATTTAGCAGACATTTAAACAGGATCCAACGATGAGCGACATTAAAAAGTTATTAGAAACCATGGATCGCATGTCTGCAGCGGAACGTAAACCCGCAGGTCCAAAGTTTCCTGGTTATTGGAAAGGCACAGATCCTGCCAGCAAAGCCAAAGATAAAATGGTGGGCGGTGCAGAAGAAAGTATTATAAAAGATCTTCATAGTACTGCCAAAGAACGAGTCACTGAGTGGCAACTTCAAGAAAAATATGCAAGGTTCAAAGAACAAGACAGCAAAGCATACACAGGCATAGATCCAATTGTTCGACAAAGAATGGGCATGCCACCAGCTACAGCAGATGAAATTCAATCTTATTTTAACAAAAATCCACCAGCAATAAAAGCAGGGGATGGGTATCTTCATAGTAATACTGCTGTAAGTCTTGATCCGAAAAAAGATTTTGGACCCGATGCCGTTAGGTCTGGCGGACAAATGGATGTAATAAGTGCGGCAGCAGGTGCGGCAAAAAAAGCAGCAGGAATAAATGAACCTTCCGTGAATGTAACTGACCGTCCAGTACAACCAGTTTCATCACAAGCTCAGCCACCTGCGTCAGCAGTGGCACCAGCAGCTAGACCTCAGCCACCTGTGTCAGCATCATCTGCAACTTCCAGTTCCAATAATTCAACCACTGACAATTTCGTTAAACCCCCACCGGGGTTAATTTTGACCCCTGAACCTAATAAAAATAATGGAGCATCTGCAACTTCATCAGGACCCAATACTCAGGGGCAAGGAATGTTGAGTGGTGGTGGTAGCGCAACTTGGGCAACTAGTCCGTTAAATCCTGCCAATCGTCGAGATAGTTCATCGGCACCAGCAGTGGCGCCGTTTGGATCTGGCCCCCCTGACACTAGATTATTAATAAATCCACCTCAAGGAAATGCAGCATTAAATCCTGCCAAAAACACAGATAGTGCAACTAACATCCCTGGTGGTCAATCAGCTGGCGGGCCTGGAGTAGTACCTCCAGCCGCAAGACCCTCGTCAACAGCCACTCCTTATCGAGGCAATCAAGGCGCAAGAGAAATTCAAGCAGTAAATCCATCTATTAAAGATGTAAATAAAATTCAAGCAGGACAACGATTAAAATTGCCCGACAGCGACAAAGATTATGTTGTACAAAAAGGCGACACTTTAGATAAAATTGGAAAAATGTATCGCAGTGGGGAAATAGGCGGGCGAGTAGTGGGAGGAGAAGGTCCAACATCATCCTCAGATTCCAGACCTCAACCTGCTGCTCCTGCTGCCGCAGCTCAACCTGCTGCTCCTGCGGCTAGACCTCAACCTGCTGCATCGGGGCCACAACCTGCTGCTCCTACAGCCAGACCAGCACCTGCTGCATCGGGGCCACAACCTGCTGCTCCTGCGGCTGCGACTCAACCCAATGCTGGAACATCGCAGACAAATTTAACTCATCCACCGGGCACTCAAGTCCAATTAAAAATCCATAATGTAAAAGATCGAGGCAAATTAGTAAATGGTGGAAAACCAATGGATATAACTGTAATGAAAGGCGCCGACGGTAAATGGTATAATCCAAAAGGTCAACCAGTTACTTTTAATAAACCAAGCGACTTAGACCATCTAGAACGAATGCCAGCACTACAACTTCCGCGAATAACATACGATAATCCAAGGCCCCCCGGTGTGCCTGCAGGTTCAATGTCTACGCCAAATTTTTTAAAAGCTCCATTGGGCAGTTTCCAAAATTACAGAAAAGGCAGTGACGGCGAATGGTACAGAGAAGATGGTACTAGGGTAGACAGATTAGACCTGATACAGAATTTAGAAAAAAATGCAAAGACTCCGCAAGCTCCATCAGCCAGACCACAACCTGCTGCCCCAAGAGAGCCTGCTGGTCAAACCAGTAAAGTTCCTGAGGCATCTAAATCTTCCGACGCAATGGCATCTTATGCTGCAAGGGGAGGTAGAGTTTATGCAGCAGACTTTAACAATCCCAGTGGCTTAGGCTGGGACGGTAAAGGAAAATACACTAGTTATAAGACTCCCGAGGAAGGAGTTAATGCTACCAAAGATTTAGTTGCACGATACTTAACCGATCAAACTCCATATATTAAAGGTTCTCCTACTCCGGATCAAGTGGTCAGTACATGGGTGTCGGGGGGTAAAACACCGGCTGACAAAATTCAAGGTGGAAGATATCTTCAATCAGTTAAAGATGAGCTGGCCGCGGCTGGTGTTAAATTAGATGCCAAGGGAAGAATACCTTATTCACAGGCCGCAAGAGATGCTATTACACGAGCCATTGTTCGTCACGAGACTGCCCCTAAGCATATGGAAAAATTTGCACCTTTTCTAACTGCGCCAAAAGATGCAAAAGGGTCGATTGAAGAATCGAACAAAGAAGATGAAAAAATTGCAGGACGATACGATCCCGACGACTTTGACCTTATGGTTAAACGTTTAGGTCAACGAGCTCGAGAACAAGATCGTAAGCACGGGCCTGTTGATATTGCCGCATTAGCAAAAAGATTACGTGAATTAGAAAAAAGACATCAAACTAATGAAGTAGAAGATCCTGCGGTGAACATGCAAGATCCCGATGTACAACAGACTAGTCAAACCAGTCCGCAACAAGATCCTGCGGCTGTTAGACAGCAACAATTAGATCAAACAGTGGACATGGCCACTGCCAAAGGCACTATGACTGGTTTAAAAAATGTACTAGGACCCAAAGTAGACACAAACGCATTGGCCAGTGCTGTTACAAAAATCAGTGACGGTAAACCTTTATCTGGCCCTGAGTCGATGTCAATGAGTGCTCTTACACCTTTGATAAGTAAAGCAGCAGAGACTCCACAAACTGCAATGGCATTAAAAACAGCATTAAGTAATGCTGGTATGTTAGCCAAGCAAGGAAAATAATATGAATTTGTTTGATATATTTGAATCCGGCGATCAAGAATTAGATGAAAATTTGCGTAAATGGTTCAAAGACAAATGGGTGAGATTCGGACCGGATGGCGAGATTCGAGGTGACTGTGCCAGAGGTGATGACAGCGAAGGCAAGCCAAAGTGCTTACCACAAAGTAAAGCACATGCGTTAGGCAAAAAAGGTCGTGCTAGTGCTGCTGCTCGTAAACGTAGAGAAGATCCCGATCCAGAACGCAGAGGTCCTGCTAAGAATGTTGCTACTAAGAAAAAGAGTAATGAAGGTGTGGCGGAAGGCTCCGGGGGGCAAAAGTTTATTGTTACCTATAACAATAGCCTATCGAATGATTCGTATACTGTTATGGTGTCAGCTGATGACGAATATGATGCTAAAGACAAAGTTAGTCATGCACTAGGCATGGGTGACAGAATTACTGATGTCAAATCTGCTCGTGGCACTGAGCCCACAGACCGTGAATATAAAGTGTTTGTTGATCCCAGAACTAGTCAAAAAAGATCAGGTATCTATGACAGGCAACAAGGGTTGGCGGAGGATGAATTAGACGAAGCATGTTGGAAAGGTTATCATAAGGAAGGTATGAAAACCATGTTTGGCAAACGTTATCCAAACTGTGTTAAAAATACAAATGAAGAACAAACAGTAAAAGAAGACACTAACATACCTTTTAATACTTGTCCTGGTTGTGGTGGTGATATAGTACACGAATCAGAACTACAAGAAAAACAAGATGCTTGTTATCACAAAGTAAAAAGTCGTTACAAAGTTTGGCCCAGTGCATATGCTAGCGGTGCATTAGTTCAGTGCCGTAAAAAAGGTGCTAGTAACTGGGGTAATAAATCCGAAGGTGTGGCGGAAGGTTCCGATATCCCTCAATGGAGAGTTGAGCAGTCAGATGCTACTGGTCGTTATTATGTAGTGAGTGGTTATAGTGACAAATCTCGCAAAGTATGGAAAAGTAAACTAGGTGCTATAGACTTTGTGAAAAAAGCAGACGCGGAAGCAAAGGCACAAGAATTAAATCAAGGTGTGGCGGAAGGCAAAATCAAACTAAGCACAGACCCTAACTGGTACGGAGCCGAAGTAGGTAATTATAAATCTAACAGTCCTGTCGTCAACATTCCAGCAAATCAATTAGTAGGATTCGAACCTGATGACAAAATGAATCAACCTGCTAGTAAAGCCAATGTTGAAAAGATTGTTGTCGGCCTAAAACAAGGTGCTAAACTTCCTCCTTTGCTGGTTCGCAAATACAAAAACGGATATCAAGTATTAGATGGGCACCATAGATTTTGGGCATACAAATTATTAGGAGTCAAATCAATACCAGCACAGGTTGTTCCTGATAGTGATATTGAAGAAAAAGGTCAGCAAGGTGTGGCGGAGGCAGAGTTAGACGAAGCATGTTGGAAAGGTTACCACAAAGAAGGTATGAAAACTATGTTTGGTAAAAAATATCCAAACTGTGTAAAGAATACTAACGAAGAACAAGAACAACATAGCGAAAAATGTCCACATTGCGGCGGCGAAATGGTTAGTGAAGAACTAATGAATGAAAAGAAAGATGCTTGCTACTATAAAGTAAAGAGTCGTTATAAAGTATGGCCTAGTGCTTATGCAAGTGGTGCATTAGTTCAATGTCGTAAGAAGGGTGCTAGTAACTGGGGTACCAAGAGTGAAGGTGTGG